TATCGATCTCGCCGGCGAGGGTATAGTACCAGTGCAGGTATCCGTATCCGGGCATCGTCCAGCCTCGGTGCACCACCCGCAGATTGTACTCATCAGCCTCGGCCCAGCAAACCACTCGCGACTGCCTACCCGAGTTGTCCCCGCCATCACCATAGGTGATCTCCGAGGTATAGCGGCTGTCGGTCCAGGCGTGGCCAACGTTGTCCCAGCTAGCGAATGGAGAAACCTCCAACTTGGGGTACCGGCTGTTAGTGGTACTGTCCACCTCTATTTTGAGGTGATAATCGTAGGTAATCTGCCAGTCAAAGGCAGAGGTCTCGTTCACGCCAGAGGCGTTGTTGTAGGTGATCTGAGTAGCACTGATCCGAGAGGCGATGGCAAAGGTGCCGTTGTTCCCCGGGTTGGAGGCGTTGCTGATCGTGATGTCCTTGCCCACGTCAGAGGTCTGGAAGTTGGCACCCGCGTCGGTGAGGGTCGCTACCGAGCCTACCATTGAGATGTCGTCACCAGTACCGTCGCCCGTCGTGGTGCCGGCGCCAGTCTTCCCCTTGCCGATCACCACCGCTATGTCTCCCTGGTCTGGTGTGTAAGCGTCGTCAGAACTCCAGAGTGCCCAGTCCACGGTCTCGGCCGCGGTGAAGCCATCGGAGTGGGGCCCCATCCGTTTATCCACCTTGATCGTATATACGTCCCCCAGAACCGATACGTACTCTAGGATGCGGTAGATACCATCTTCCTCGGGTGTGGAGAAGCCCACCAAGGTGAGGTAGCGTCCGACATCCGAGAGGGCGAAGGCATAGCCTGGTGAGGTGATGTCGATCGTCTCGGTGTCCGAGGTCGTTGCAGTGCTCGAGCCCGAGGCGATGTAGTTGTCCCACTTCGTCCCTACCGCCTTGTCGTGCACCGCCCACCCAACAACCTGCGTCAGAAACTCGAACAGCCAACGAGCAAAGGCTGCGCCTACGTTGCTCTCTGACTTCTCGAGGAATAGACCGTTCTGGTACCTGGCCATGATCGCTCCTATAGACTAGTAACTCTACCCCGTGCGCTAGACACCGACAGCGCAGAGGCTCCGTAACATTCGTCGTTCGTGAAGTGGATCACCTGCGGGGCCTCGGTACCCTGCACCACAGTAACATCGATACCGCCCTCCTCCTCGTCGCCGGTCACCTTATATTGGTGAATCCGCCAGGTGGTACCTCCGTAGGTCCACCGGAGGGGAAACCAGTACCACAGTTTTTTGACCAGCTTGTTCTTCCGATCTACTTCAGTCATTGGATCACCTCACGTAGTAGCAACGGCTCCCGCTCCAGGGGATCACGATGCCTCCGATTATATGCAGGTACTCGTTGTCCACCCCAAAGGGCTCTGCTCTGGGGTTGTTCCTACCTGTCGACCACACCCGCCTGAGTGATCCTCTAACTTCATTGTACCCGGCGTCCCGACACTCACAGAGGAGGTCCGCTAGCAACCACTCTCCTGAGACCGCGCTGTACCTCCTGTGAATGCCGCTCATCCAGTTCTGGTTCTCGTTGGTAGGCACGTGAGGGAACATGATATAGCCACTCACGGTAGTAAGATCATCGTAGGTGAGCCACTTCCCCCGGCCGTTGATGTTACTGTCAGGCGAGTACCCGATCAGGTCCTCCCCATCTTCTCCCACATTGTACGAGCCGCGGTTGCTCCCTTCCCATACAATGCAGGGGCGGGCGTCCTGCGAGGCGTGGAAAGTGTCGATCTCTCCGAGGTAGACGAAGTGCCAACAGTAACACCCCTCGGTGTACTCCTCGGAGTGCCGCTCAAACCTCAGCATTAGGATCAGGCGATCGGTGTCACCCGCCGCGAATACTCGCATACTTGGCTGGTCATACACGGAGTAGTTCCAATCCTCCCACACAACCTCCGAGATATAGCGGCTATCGTCCCAGGTGTGGGAGCCGGCGTTCCAGCTTCCGAAGGGGGACAGGATGAACTTCGGCATCCCCATAGTAGTGGTGCCCTCGGTGTTCACCTCCATCCTGAGATGGTAGGTGTAGCCTCCTCCCGTAGTCCCCGTCCCGCCAAGCACGCACCAGTCAGCAGGGTCCGGCGCATAGGCATCCTCAGCCCTCCACAGGTACCAGGACAGCCCCGTCAAGTTGCAAGGGATACCCGACGAGTGGATGCTGAACTGGTACTCGATCTCCACCACCTTATCAGAGACGATGCTGGCGATTCGATAGATACCCGCAAAGGCCGCCGGCGTAATTCCAGGGATCGTCAGGTACGCGCCGATATCGTCTACGGTGAAGACGTGAGAGTCAGCGCCTATCGAGAACCTCTTGGTGTAACTCGCCACCGACTGGCCGTCTGATCCTGATGCGACGTAGGTAGTCCACTTCGAGCCGCTCTTGTCGACATCGGTCATCCCCACCACTTTCGTCGCCCACTCAAATAACCAACGACAAAAGACGCGGCCCAGTCTACCGCCAGACCCGCTGAAGGTGGTGAGTTTTAGCCCGTTCTGAAACTTATCAGCCATTAAAGCCCTCTCTGGTTACGCGGCGGTCTCCTGGATATTGATCACGATACTACTCGCTGTTGTGTACGGTAGCTCGTTCGGCCCCAGGCTAAGGCTCGCGGTTGAGCTACCGTTGATCAGCAAGGTAGGAACGTCCTCGACTCCGGGGTCTACCGAGTGGATTTCTGCGTGCACACGCGATCGACTTACGTACCCGTTGTATTCGAACACGTAAGTAGTACCATCCTCTTCGAGTGCCAGCGGTGTGATCAGGGCGAGGAGTGCCGCTCGCACCGATTCCGCGTTACCCCCCTTCCACACCACAGTAGCCTGGATCTGCACTAGGCGGGGCTCGAAGTTGACTACGGTCAGGTGGTGGCCGAGGGTGATCTTCCCCTTGACCTGCGGGCGGGACTCCCGGTTGCCGTTGAAGTACTCTTCTAGCTCCTCTCGCTGAGAAGTAGACAGCGTGGTGCCGCCTGCTCCTACGACCAAGAGCTTGACCGTCTTAGGGCCGAAGCCCTCCTCCTGGGCCACTGCGCGGGCCACTGGCTTGACACCATCAGAGTCGGTGAATTCCTTGACGGCCAGGCGCTCCGTGTCCCCCTCGTTGCTCGCAGTCTCCCTAGTGCGCAGAGCGGCGGGGGCATCTCTCTTGACACGCGCCAGGTCGTCGTCCGACCCACCCTCCTTCATCCTCCAACCCGAGGCCGACCGCGGGTTCCACACCTCCGCAATACCGCTCACACCATCCGCATTGGTGTTGACCTCCATGACTCCGACGTTGCCGTCGATGTCCCCTCCAATGCGCCAAGTAGCGCGGAGGTTGTCCGTCCCACTTGGGGGTATCTTCCCGTTCTCCCCGTCACCGAAGCGGATGGTGGCCACGTCTTCCGCGCTACTTTCCCTCACGTAGTGACGGCTAGTCTCGGAGCTATTCAGGAAGTTGGCTACCCTGGACCACTCCGTCCAGGATCCGCTACCGCCCTCGTCTACCTCGATCATCTCGGTGTCGTCGATGAAGGGCGATTCGGGCAACGAGAACTCCTGAAAGGAAGAACCGTCGCTGCTCCCAAGGACAAGCGGGCCGATGGTCTCCCCCTGAGTAGCTTGCACTACCATATACTGATCACCCTGATCGATCTTGATGCGATCGATGGACGGCTCGGTCGGAGTAGACACCTCCACGATGCGGTAGCGCCACCACCACGCCTCCACCAGGTTGACCTCCGTCTCCTTCCAGTTGCGGTACTCGTCTTGCGGGAAGTTGAAGGTGACAGCCTCGTCAACTGTGAGGTCGAGGGTCTTGTCGTCCTGATTCTCGAACGGCACCCAGTCCGCGGTGATGAGGTAGTCCTCTATGTCCGTGCTCACCGAAGTCTGACCGAGGGTTGACTGCGTGGTTGCCTTGTTCGCGCTCAGGGAGAACGTAGACGCCACACGCTCTTTCGTCCCTGTTGGGATGTACTCGATCTCTATCTCCGCACCGTGGCGATCGGGTGCACCCAAGAGAGAGGTAAGGTCAAAGGTGATCGTACCGTCACCGTTGTCCGTCACACCTGATGGGAAGAACTGGGACAAGCTGTTATCGAAATACTCGAACACGCCGGCGATGTTCGCCGCGGCGGTGTCTAACTCCACGTCGATCTGACCTGGTAGGACCTGCTTGTGGCCTACGTAGAGGCAGTCACCATCCTCGGCATCTACCCATGGATCGAAGGGAGAGCCACCTGTGTTGGCCTCCGTCGCCTTGTCGGTCGTGAACGCCTTCAACGTCCAGTCCAGCCCCGTCTCAGTTTGGAACCCCGGCGAGCCGCTGCCTGGCACTTCGACGACCCTCACGTTATCTGCGTCGATGTACTCCGTAATGCGTAGCTCCCGCGGGTTCCCATTCAGACTTTCGAGGATGAAGATATGCTTGCCCAGGTCCCCCGCGGCAAAGACGTCACCCGATGTCCTGGTGAACACGTCGGGCGCCGTGGCACTCACCTGGCCGGCCGAGCCCTCTTTCTCCTTCTCGAGCCCGTAGACGTAGCTCACCTGATCCGTCCGGTCCAGGTCGACACCACCATCCTCGAGTACCTCGTAGGGGATAGGGGGGACGCTGTCGGTAGCGAACTCGGCTAGCTCAGGGATGAACCCCACGATGTCCGAACTCGTCACCTCCGACAGCTTGATCACCACATCCGCAACCGCCGGCGAGGCGCTGGATAGCTCCACACCGATCAGCCGCAGGAGCACCTTCGCACTCTCCAGGAGCTTGCAAGTGCTGTAGATCAACTCCGTGGCTACTGTATCTAGCCTGGTGTTGTTGAGGTGGCCCACGAGCGAAAAGGCCCGCACCATCTGAACGTGCACCTCGTACTCGTTCTCATCGGTGAGGCCAATTCGATCCCTGAACCTGCGGAGGTAGGTCAGTAGCTCGCGGAGGATCTCAGGGTAGTAGAACCCTGCGAACTCGACGTCGGGAATGCTGATAAGGCTGGGCATCGTTTAGTCTCCTGCAGGTGGAATCGGTACTTCTAGTTCTATCCGCTCCTGGGTTTCCATGTTGGTGTAGGTGAGGTCAAGCTGTAGCTCACCACTCTCCTCCGTTCTGGTAAACACCAGGTCCTTCTGAGGATCGTCCAACTTGGCTAGCTGGTCAACTTCTAGCGACCGAAAGCCTGCGATTACCTGCTCCCTGATCTCCCCTTCGGTCATCTGGTCGTTCAACTCGTAAATCATCCAGTCGCCCAGGCCGATGTCCTGAAAGGGGTTGTCGCTATCGTTTGCACCCAACATCGTCATGACCAGTTGGGTGACGTACTCATCCCCGCCAAGGAGTTTGAGTCTCCCTCTTATCGCCTTGGCTGGTACTGCGATCCCTTTTGCCATATCGACCTCACGTTATTGGCGCCGGCCCACACCCCGTCCCAGGCGGGTTGGGGAGGACCGTATCGTTAGCGTTGACTGTCTTGGTGAAGGTATCCATCAGGTCACCATGTTGCTGGGCTGCAATAGCAAAGGTGGTGGCTGGGTTCCCGGTCAACGTAGACCACATCGACTCAAGGCCGGCCTGGAAAGCTGCCTTGCCTGTAATCGTGGTGACCGCCCCCGTCACGCCGAATAGCGCGCCGGTCCAATACGCCTCGAAGGCATCGGCCCACTCCTGCGCGATCGTCGCGTAGCTTCCCTGATTCTCCATCGAGGCTTGCAGCCCATCACGCAAGTCGGAGAGGTTCACCAACGTGGGGTTGAGCAGCCCACAGTGCTGCGCCGCACTCGCGTAGCTATCATAAGCGTTTGCGATCTGCGTGGCAGCGATCACTGCGGATGCGGGGTACCCAGCAAAGATGTTGGTGAGGTCCGATATCAGCCCCGACTTGTTCAACGCCATCTACGGCCTCACCTTCTGACCCTTGATGAAGTTGCTCAGTTGGTCGCCAGCGTTCACCCCCGACTGTAGAGTCCCGATCGTGGTGCTCTGCGGGACGTTCATCGGACCACTGGGGCCTGTGCCAGTAGGATGCGTGTGATCAATGAGGGCTTGCATCAAGGTATCCATGAGGGTCTTCCACAACTCACCCAGCACCATCGGCTCGGCCGCAGCCTCTGTCCCGAAGTAGATACCGTCGTTCGTCAAGCTGACGACCATCGTATCCTTATGGTAAACCGCGGCTTTCCCGTTCTTGTCGTCCAAGGTGAGCCTCATCCCCTCCTTTGTATAGAGGGTAATGAACTTCTCCTTGTCGTCGAAGATCAACAGGTGGCCGTACTTCGTCTTGTACCCCCTCGCTTTGGGGTAGCTGTCCTTGAACTCGTCAGGTACGGGATGGTTCTCACTGAGTACCTTGCCCCGGTACTTCACTTCGTCAGCGAATTCGATCAGGTCCTCCCCCTCTGGGAGAACTATCTCTACCTCATCGCCGGGCTCAGGCCACGTCACCCACCCAGGTGGGAAGATAGGCTCGATCCACTCCGGGTACTCCTGCCCATCCATCGCGGTGATCGACACCCGGATACGGCCCGCCCTCGCCGGATCGTCCACGCTCTGTACAATGCCCGTTAGCTGTTCCTGTTTCATCAACCTGCCGCCTGTGGTGTCGAAGTTGTCTGAACGGTAGTAGTAGCCTTCCGTCTCGCGATCTCCTGCGAGAGAATCTTGTGCGCCATGAACTCCACCTGGTAGAGGTTCCCTGGTTGCATCACATGCCTGGTCTTGGTGAATCGGTAGAAGCCATCAAGCCGAGCCCCCAGTCCTGCTAGCTGGTGCACCTGGCGTGGCCGTAGGGTCTCAATTCCCACCACCTTGCCGGTCATCACCAGGAAGTCCCGCTCCCGCTCCTTCAGGAAGTGCTGGGCGAAAGTCTCGGCCTCTGCCTTGCTGCGGAACGGCTTGTTCGAGAATGCCTCGATCACCTGCCCAAAGGCGCTGAACCTAACCCGAGCACCGAGCCCGATCGTCTTCTTCGCCTGGAAGTTACCGGGGCTAGCACTAGTCAGCTTCACATCCTCGGCCGGCGTGATGTCAGAAATGATTGACCGCTCGATCGTCCTCTTCCTACGATCAAAGTGGAGCACCTCCACGTCAGTAGGCTGATCAGTAATAGAGAAGTCAGGCTGCGCGGAGATTAGGCTGCCATCGTTACCGTTATACGTGAAGAGGTACTCAGCCTGACCCGCGTCCTGGCGCTTCTTGAAGTTGATGATCCACTGGTTCTTGCCTGTGCTCCAGGATACCCAGAGATCGAAGCGGTTGATCTCCGCTAGCCGCTGCAGGAACACCCAGTCGCTAGTGTCCGAGTTTTGCACCCTGGTAGGGAACGCGGCCTTCTTACTGCCACCGGCGCCAGTCTTCGAGTGCTTCTTGGACTCGGTTGCATCGTAGTCGACCCCGTAGCCGTACTTCTCCGCGATCTTCTTCACGATGAGTTCATCAGGGAGGTTTTTGTAGAAGCTCTTCCGCTTCCTATCCTTGCCGCTCTGCCGCACCTTGTGCTGGTTGCCCTCCATCATCCTGTGGCGGCCATCATAAGCCTTGATGGTGAAGATGGTGGGCCCGTCCTCCTCGAATACCGGCAGCCACTTCACGATCTCAGTGCGTCCCATGTACTGCTGGACGCCACCGTATCCCATGTAGAGATCGATCGCATTGCCTTCCTGGAAGGCCTTGCTGTCTACCACCGCGCGCCAGTTGTCAGGCGAGCCGTAGGTGATTTCCGGTTGGTTGATCACCTGGAGGGTAAACATCCCCGCCATCTCCTCGTCCTCTTCATAGGTCACACTAGCGATGAGGGGGCGGACTGCCTCGAATAGCTGGGTCGATTTGCCGGCGTCCCTGCCCGAGATCGTCAGGTCGAAATTAGGCACAAGATCGTCACCGGCTTCGGTGTACCTGGTGAGCGGGAGGCGTGACACTAGAACACCGCCTTCCTCGCGTTACGGTTGGCCAGGATCTCCTCGAAGCTTGCGACTGCCTCCTCATTGGTCAGGCTGAGGGCGTGGAACTCGGGCTCCACCGTCTCCCTAGTCACAACGGCGCGGGCCGGTATCCTAATCGTCGAGCCGACATCAGGTTGCATCGGCATGTCGGGGTTTCTCTTCCGCAGCCTGTCACCCAGGAGGGGCCGGCCGTAGTATCTCTTAGCGATCCCCTCATAGGTCTGCAGGGCAGCAGAGACTACAAGGTAGTAGCTCTCCTTCGCTGGCTTGGTGGGGTCGATCTGCTGTTGTGAAAAGGGCACGTACCGCGACACGGTGAAGTTCAGCGTGACGTGCTTTGGGTGCCCAGCACTCGCTCCCGTAGTGATCAGCGATTCGATTTCCGGGTCCACGGAGTCGAACATACATACTTCGGAGATCGTCTTGCCCCAACTGAACACGCAGATAGGGGGGCGCCCCAATGTCTCGTCCTTGATGGACAGTTTCACCACGTCGCTCAGTTGGCCGAGAATGTTCTCATCCGAGTCCTCAGCGAACAAGACGGAAACGAACGTGAGGCTACGCAGCCTGCCTTGAACCCACTGCGTGATGGGGTCCTGGAAGCCGAACCTCGCCTGCTGGGCAACCTCACCACCTACGCTCATCCTTACGCCGCTGTCGGTGATAGGATAGGGCGGCTCGAAAGTGGCCCCGCTGTCGAGGTTCTTGATCTTCCAGTCAACCGGGATCTTCTGCGACTGTGCCACGACTACCTCCTATTGCCTGTGCGGGGTGCTGAGGAGTGGCTCCTGGCACCCCTACTGCTCTTCTCCTCGCCTGCCTTGGCTGTTGCCTTGCCAACGACCTGGCCGTCAACCTTCAGCGTCACCTCCAACGGCTTGCCCTGCGCCTGCAACTCGGCCGCGGTGCTCAACTTCTGTAGCTCAGGCTGCAGTACCTTGAGTAGCCGCTTCTGCTCCTCTTGGGTGACCTTCATCGAGGACCACTGTGACTGCAGCCTTTCGAGTGCAAGCTCCCTCGTAACTGTTACGCGCTTGCCCTCCTTAACACCACCTAACGTCACGCCCCGTTGCTGGAACTTGGCCAGTTGCTGAACCTGCTCCCGCGCGGATGCTACGCCTACTTCCTTCCTGTGAGCCTCCACCCTGCGATCTGCGGCCCGCTTATTGAAGCCGACAGCGAAGTCACTGATACGATCGGATAGTTTGAAGGTACGATCGATCAACATACCTAACCCGACCCCTGCGGCACCCGCGGCTGCGACAAGTCCAGCGGGGCCTGCTAGCCTACTTACGAGGGAACCACTACCCCTTGCCACAGACCCCAGGTTCCTGGTGAGTAAATTACCAACCTTTGGGATGCGGCCCGCTAACCCATTGACGGCACCGCGCATCCTAGCAAACGCCCCAACCGTTTGCGCTGACTGTTGACCCAGCGGCGCCGCAGCCGTGCTGGTGCCCATACCAAGGCCACCCATCTCATCAAAGTTGACTACCCTAACCGGATTAGCAGTAATCTTTTCTGCCGCGCCGGCAACCTTTGCCACCTTACCAAGACCACCAGGCAATTTTGACATCAACTTGCCGAAGGTCTTGGTGCGCCCCAGGATGTTGGCTGCGCCCCCTAGCACCCCCTTCATGATCTGGAAGGTGCCCTTGGTGACGGAGGCCATCCTACCGATCAGCTTGGTGGTCCCCTTGATTGCGATGCCAAGTGCAGCAAACTTGATCGCGAACCCAGCTATCCCCTGTACACCAGAACCTCCTGGTGCGAAGAAGGAGAACGGGCCCAGCAACATGTCCGCGGTGTACAGCACCCCCTTCAGCACCGTACCAAAGGCACTGAAGATCGCCTTCGCTCCAGAGATCCCCTCCTTGATACCCAACGCCAAGGCGACTGCAGTCTGGTTGAGCCCCTGCAGCTTGTCCTTATTCTTATCCGCCCCTTCTCCGATCAAGCCGAAGGTGGCGGACATGTCACCCAGGAAGGCGGTAGCTTTCTCAATAATTGGCGAGGCTAACGGAGCAAGAAACTTTCCCAACGAGTTGAAAGCACCATCGATCGCAGAACTCATCCGCACCATGGTGCCGTGCAGCCCACCTAGCCTGGTGTTCTGCATTTCGATCGCCTTGCCCCTCGCCTTGTCCGCCATATTATCGAACAGGAGCTTGATCTTCCCTTCGTTCTCACCCAGTGCCTCAAAAGCACCAGCCGCACCCATTCCACGCATCCCCAAGAGTTCCATTGAGGCGTTAGCTCGCTTGAGTGGGTCCTTGATGTTTTGCAGTTGCTCCACCACATTCAGCATCGTGCCAGCTAGGTTGACACTGCCGTCTGCAGTATTCTCAACTTTGGCGCTGAATTGGCCTACGGCAACTTTCCCACCTTTGGCCGACTTGGCGATCTTTAGGAGAGCATTCTTCATCCCCGTGCCTGCGAGGGTACCCTTCAGGCCAACATCTGCCAACACGCCTAGTGCTGCGGCCGTGTCCTCGAGTTCGATACCCATCGACCTCGCCACCGGGCCTACGAACTTCAGACCCTCCTGCAGGCCTACCATGTCGGTATTCGTCTTGGCGGACACGAACGCCAGGGTGTCAGCGATGCGCGTGGCGTCACTCGCTTGCATCCCAAACGCCTTCATGTTGCTGGCCACGATATCGGCCGCGGTGCCTAGGTCCATCCCATCGGCCGCGGCGGCTGCTAAGGTAGGCCCAATCGCAGACATAATCTCCTCCGCAGACATACCAGAGCGGGCGAGGTTCTCCATTGCCTCGGCTGCCTGCTTGCCTGTGAAGGAGGTGGTGGACCCCAACTTCATCGCCTGCTTTTCCAGGGTGCCGAACATCGGCGCCGCCTCTTCACCCAGGACAGCCTTGACCGCGGCCATCTGCCCCTCGAAGTCAGCGTACTTCTTAACGGCAGAGGTCGCGATCCCGCCTGCTGCGGCGGTCGCGATTCCCATACCGGCAAATCCCTTCTGTAGGTTCTGAACGCCCTGCTGGGCGGTGTGGGCGCTCTTACCGAGCCCCATGAAGGATCGGGAGGCTTTGTTGACACCCGCTACTGCGGCGTCGCCTTGGAACTGGAGTTTGGCTGATAGTGTTTCCGTGGCCATTGTGCCTCCCTATTTAGTATACCTCTTCCGTACCTTTGCCTCCTCGCGGTACTGCTTCAGGAGCCTGTTGATCAACCTGTCCCGCTCCCTGGGAGTCATCTCCAGCACGTCTAGGAAGCTGTATCTCCCATAGTAGTTGAGGATGTGAACATCCTCGATCAGGTCATCAACTCTCCCAAAGGTACGGAACTGTCGAAAAAAGAGTCGAACGACCAATCTAATGCGTTGATGATCCTACCGCCACACTTGTCCTTGGGGCACTCCAGGGTAGTCCTCAACTTGGGCCCTGCGCTCACCTTCCCGGCTTGGCGATCAACCATCAGGGTATCGATCCGTTCGATCTCATCGATCTCCTCATCGGTGATCACGTAGTTCCTGTCCACACCTTTCAACTCTGCGATCGAGTCCCGGAACTGATTGTACCCCAACGACTCCACGCCCTCCATTACCGCACCGGGGGCGAGGAGGGTCTTGAACTTCACCGGCTGCAGTTTCAACTCCTGCACGTGGTGCTTGTTTTGGTTGACCTTGAAGCCTCGCCGCATCTTCACCCAGTGGAATAGCTCCTCTGGTGACTCCATCACTACCACTTCGGTGGTGAGGAGGTTTGGCTTGAGCATTCCCTTGAACCCACACTTGCTCATCGGGCAGGCGAACGGCACCTCGATGAACTCGGACAGCGTGGTGATCCTGGAATAGAGATAGACGTACATCGCGTCCGCCCAGTACCAGTCCAGTACCTTCAGCATGACCTCTGGGGTGGAGTTCCCCTTCTCCTTCCCTTCCGCGATGAGCGGCAGAGCCTCTCCTGCAAAGCTCTCAACCACCAGGCTGAGGAACTTTGCGGAGAGGAGTGCCTGGTGCTGGCCCTCGTTCTGCTCCCGCCAGATATTCATGAACCGATCGATGCGGGACTTGTAAGGCCGGAGGGAGAAGTCCTTCAGCAGGGTGTTGCCTTGGATTCTCCCGATTGGAAGCTTGGGACCAAGCTCCTTGATGGTAGTGGTGTACATCCGTTTATCCCTCCAATTACATCCATAAATGGATGCTTGTTAGGGACAGGTCGTCCTAGCTATGGGGTGACGATTACCTGGTCCGTCTGACACGTCCAGGTAATTACGTGCATCTCGCCTTCGTTCTCCATCTCTAGGTCGGACTCCGCCCGTTTCTTCAACCAGATGTTCGGCAGCGTGCGCCTACGCCTGGGGAGCAGGCCCGCTTCGTCGAAGAGGGTGAGCATGCCCAGCCGCAGATAGCCCGGGAGGGCCAGCTTGCACTGCGTGTACCAGGTTTCCATCGCCGCCACCTCGAGATCGTGGTGGGTGGGCTGCATAATATCGAACTCTACCGGCTTGCTTCTCCCGCCGCTCCTCACGGTGCGATCGGGTAGCTCAGGGGCGTCCAGTTCCTCCTCCAGGCCACTGATAGACACCAACGTAACTTCGGGCACGTTGAATGGCTGGATGATCAACTGGTACCTGTTGACCGGGATGCGGTTCTCCTGAAGCACCTGTTTGATTCCCATGTTTCATCTCCTTGGGTGTCGAGTCACTTTAGCTTATCGGATTACGATAAGCTATTGCCTAGGCAGCGGTGGAGTCGAACACACCCTGCTTTCCGATTGTGATGATGAACCGCTCTACCGTGTCCGCGAGTTGGAGGCTGATGTCGCAGTTCAGATCCCCCGCCGCGCGGGTGGCGTCGGTGTTGTTCTCCTCGTCGATCTTAATCTCGCAGGCGTCGGTGAAGGTGTCGCCGCGGATCGCCCGCTTCGTCCACTCCGGGTAGAAGAAGGACTCGAGCGCCGCGAACAACTTCGGCTGCTCCAGCGGGTCGTTGATCGCGAAGATCACCCAGTCGAAGTTCTCGCTCAGGACGTGCTCGTAGTACGACATGAGTTCCCGATGTTGGCAGAACTTCCACGCGGAGTCCACGTAGGGGACCCTCGCGCCCCAGACGATGAACCGCCCCTTCCGCTTCTCCACCCGCTGGATACCGGCCGGGTTGAGCACCTCGCCGTTGAGGCGCCGATCCAGAGTCGGTATCTCGCGGATGCGCGGCAGCGTAACATCCCCGCCTGCCGCGACCTTGTGGTACCCGTTGTAGTCGCGGGCCGTCTTGGCCTCCCTGCCGTGGACCATACCCGTAATGGGGACAGTCTTGAGCAGGCTGGTCTTCACCGGGTCGGACACGCTGGCATATGACGGGAAGATGATCTTCTCGTGGTCGTTCTTGCCCAGAGTGTTCTGCACCCAGGTACGCGCCGCCACCTCGTCCGTGTAGCTGGAGGGGAATTCGGGGCGGTACTGGTGGTTCTTCGACTCGGCGTAGTTGATGCCTGCCTGCTGGACCACCAGGGCGTTGGGACCGGATAGTTCGTTGATCCCTGGGGTCGCGTGCTTGATGAGGCCGTACCCCTGCTGTTCCGTCTCGTTGAACGGCGAGGAGTTGACGTCATACGCCGGCAGAAAGTCATTCTCGTCGATGGTGGCGATACCGTCGTACCCCTGGGTCAACTGTTGCTTGTACTGCAGCCTGACCTTGATGGTGCCACTGATCGCCCCGCCGTCGGTCATGTCCCCGCTGGTGATGTCAACGGCGTTCTCGTCGTTGTCGGTGATCATCCAACCTGTACCCGGCGCGAACGACTCGTCGGGGAAGAAGATGCGGCCATCAATCGCCTCGTCCTCCTCCAACGGCCAGACATGCACGGTGAACTTGTCCCCCACGGCCGGGGTGGTCTCCGTGAGCGTGAAGCCGAACGAGTAGGGGTTGTCCGCCGCGTAGGGCGTCCCGCTCGTCGCATCCGGGAAGGTGTGCTGCGCCTGCTGGTTCAGCGACGTCACGGTCCAGGCCGATATCCCATCGTACTCGATCTCGTACACGTCCGGGATGACCTTGGCTCCAAAGGTGAAGGTGCCGAGCGTGCTCGCCCCACCCGTCGCGGCTAGCGACCACTGAACACCCACCGTGGTGAGGTCCAGTTGCTTCTCCGCGATCTCCGAGTCGGCCACCTCCACGTAGTGGTTCGCCGGCCTGGTGGTCGCCGTCACGGCACCCGTCCAAAGGTCGGTGACCGTGATGTACCAGTTGGACGTGTCCTCGTTGATGACCTTGGCGAAGTAGTTCTCCGCGTTCGGGTCCGAGGAGAGGTCCGGGTAGGTCTTGACCAGCCCGTCGTTCACGTAGATGTTGAGGCCCCACTCGGTCGAGGGGTTCACCTGCCCATCCGTGATCTCCACGCTCATCATGCGGTCCCGGCCCCACGCATCCGCCGACTCGAGTTCTACCGCGAACTCGAAGTCCGTCCCCGAGCCGAAGTCGGTCTCGAGGGTGGAATCCAAGGCGATGCGCAACTCCGTGACTGCCACGCCCGTACTGGCGTCGTTCCCGATGATCTCGTAGGAAGTCCCGGTCTCGGTGCAGAGTAGCGTCCCACCCTTGAACTGGTCCTTCTGGATCGGGTGGAGCCCCGCCGGCATATCCAGCGTGGTCTCGTTGATGTCGCCCGACCCGGAGACGTCGAAGACGTAGGTATCCCGCTTGCCTGCCCAGGACCCTCCGTTGTGCGCGTCGACTCGGATCACCTGGTTGCGCGGCCAGGCCCTGTCCCAAAGGGTCAGCGTAGCCTTCTTCTCCGTCCCGTCCGTCACGCGGTACAGGAAGAGGACGCCCGCACCCCCCGAGTGGTCCCAGAAGTCCTGGCAGCAGTCGGGGAGGAGGCTATCCGGGATCAGCCCGCCCGTCTTGGCGAGCAGGTCCTTCTTGCCGGTTGTGGTGATGAGTTCGCCGACCGGACCTCGCTCCAGGATACCCGTGTAAGCCGTTGAGCCTAGCTGGGACGGGTCGATCGACTTCTCGCTGTCCCTCTCGATAATGACCGTCCCGGCGTCCAGAGTCGGCCCGTAACGTTTTTGTGCCATCTGCGTTCCTCCTTAGTTTGTGTCGGGCTGACCAGTTTTAACGCCAGTCCAAAGTTGACCGCCCTGGAGCCCTGGACTCGACAGGTTGAGGTTGAACCGCTGCACCAAGTAGGTGGTGTCCTCCGGGCACAACCAAAGATAGATATTGTGAAGCGTGAGAGTATACCTCGCCTCGTGCTTATCACTCAGGTTCGGCTTGGGACGGAAAAGCCCCAGAGACGGGCAGCTACACGACAGGTATTCGTCCACGGCGGGCCAGTGGAACCTGGTGTTTGCGGCTTGGTGCTCTAGGGCTTTGTCCATCATAGCTAACAAAGTCTGGTTGTTCTCTGCCAGCAATAATACCTCAAACTCTAATCGAAGTCTAAAAGGGAACCTGCGCACGGTAGCCTGATTCGTGGCGATATTCCTCACAATTTGAGTAGCGAATACCTGGTTCCCCGTCAGGTCGAAGTTGTCCACCACGACGGCCGGGAGGCTCTCTACCTCTACGTAGTCCTGGCTCGACCAGTTGAGGTGCACCTCGGGCTCGACCTTGAAGTCCACCCAGATTGATTCTCCGCGCGGCACCTCTGCTGTAAGCCTAATCGCCTTCCCATCCGCGTCATAGCTCGATAACAAGTCGGTGGTGTGATCAGGGTCCTGCGTGTGGTTGTAGACCGCCTCGATCGCGGCGATGTTATACCGCGTCTGCATATCGAGGAGGCTCACCACCGATCCGCCCACCGAGAGGAGGGCAAAGTCAAGCGACGGTTGGATACCGTCCCGCAACGAGGTGAGGATTGCATCCGACACTAGCGACCTGATGTAGTCGAGGTCGCATTGCATCAGGATGTTGATCTTCTCGACGGTGGGGGTGACCGAGTCGTCGGTTGTCAACAGGTTGATCACAAGGGCGAGTGACTTAGAAGTAACGGGAAACGTTGAGATATTCGTCGATACCTCAGCCTGCGTATTCCAGTGTGTGGACAAACTAGCTACCGACCAGGCACCCCCGTCCCAGTAGCGGTCATCGGTGCCGTCGTTCAGCCGATAGCGCACGCTGGCGCCAGCGGGTTGCTCGGCCGGGAGGGGCTCGACGTCAAAGCCTAGCCACTGCTTGAGGGCGAGAGGGTTCGTCAACCAGGTGGTGACTGTGAGGTCGTCGTCAGTCGGGTACTCGGCTGCCCCCGTCGCCTTGTTGTAACTCTGCACCTTCAACTTCAGCTTGCCATCCTTTGGGTCAAGGCGGATCTTGCCGCTGTCACTGAACGTGAGGCGTGACCTATTCTGCTCCTCGAAGGAGAATTCCTTGACCAACTTTTGCAGCATCAGTCAACTCCGGCTAGGGCCTTGCGGACAGCGGCCATCCAGTTAGCTTTGTACTTCGCTATCTCCGTTTTGTCCAATACACCCTTCAGGAACGGTCGCGCCGGCAGCACGATCACCTTCGTCCTGATAGACAGCGGGGTGACCTGCCCAGGGTACTTCTTCGCTAAGGCATAGAACAGCCGCCGCATCGGTGGTGTAACTGGGATGACCGCGCCGTCGTGCAGTATCTTGGCGATCATCATGATGTCCTCAACGTCCCCTGTCTCTGGGTTCTTCACCTGCCTATTCTTCAACACGCCGATGAGGGCGACGTTCCAGGCTACAGCGTCACCTGTGATCGACTTGAACAACTCTTCTGTGTCAACCAGGGGCTTTGAGCTACCTTTGAGGGCGCGGGTTAGCGGTGCATTTGCAGCAAACTTCCCCCGCTGTATATCCCACTTGACCCGGCCGGCGCCGATCATGGCGTTCTTGAGGGTGGCCTTCTTAACGTGCTTCTCCATCCGCCGAGGGAACTTCTTGGGGTCCAGCTTGTCCTTCAGTTCGTCGAACCCTTCCAGCGTGAGAGAAGCCTTGACGGTCACAGGTCACCCCGCTGGTGCGACGGGTGGCGGTCCTCGAAGTAGGCGCGGACCATGGTTGGCCCGCCGGCATGCGGGTAGTGCCCCATCCACTTCAGCTTGGTGATGTAGTAATCAACCTCCCTCTCGTTGTCCCCCTCTCCGATCTTGATCACCCGGTCCCCGCGATCCACCTCCACTTTCGCCCGCTTGAGGTCCCTAGTAAGGAAGAGGAGGTAGCCGTCGGAGTCTTCCACCACCCCGCCCTGCGAGGCTTTAGGGTCGTCGGCGTTCCCTACCGAGATCTGGGCAACGAGCTTGATGGGCTTCTGCTCTCGCCGCACCTGGCCCACTGGCTCCCGCAGGTTGTGATCATACGCGGCCGTGAACTCCCTGTCAGCCTTCCGCAACCAGACAGGGATAGGATGAAGGAGGCGCGGTAGGATAGCCATCTAGAACCCCATCACCCAGGAGTCGATACCTGGGTCGGAGATAAAGCGGATGGGCTCAGGCGAGCCCAGCTTCCACGGGGCTCGGTACATAGACAGGATGTCCGCGATGTCAGTAGGGAGCAAGGTCCACAACGTCTTGATGTTTTCCATTTGCATATACTCAACTTCGTGCCCGTCGGTCTTCTCACGCCTCATCGGAGTGATCGCCCTACCCCCTCCCGATGCCGACTCAAAGTACCCCTCGATGTCCAGGACCACGAGCTTGACGATCGCATCCTTGACGGGCTGCGGGCAGGTGTCATCCGCCTCCAGGAAGCCCCACTTCGCCGTGATGGTCTGGTCGAGCCCTTTGACGAACATCCCTGGCTGGGTCCGCCAGAGGCTAGACCTCACCGGGGTGAGTTCGATCTTCGGGTTCCACCTGTCGTCCTGCACGGGCCCGCGGCCGACAAAGGCGCGGTAGTCATCCGTGTCCAGGGCAACGTCATCACCGTTGATCCTCAACTCCGTGACCTCGATCAGTGGGAGGTTGAAGTGGAGGATGCGGCTGTTGTTCCCATCGAAGATGAGAGCACCGGGATCGACCTGGCGGAAGATGTTCCTGGTGATACGCTCCACCAGGGCCTCCCACTTGGTGATGCGGCGGTCGATCAGGCTGTTGTCGGTACCGCTGGGGATACCCTCTGCCTTCACGTCCGCCCGATCAACGTAGTTGCCCATCAGCTACCTCTTTCGTCTGAAGCCCGGCTCCTGCGACATCTGAGCACCGCCGGCGACCAGAATCTCCACTACGGTCGGGTTGCCATTGGTGTCGTGCAGTCGGAAGAACACGTTGCCGCCGTTCACCGTCACCTCTTGCAACTGACTAGCCTCATTAATAGGCCCGATGTTGGCAGCAAGCACACGGAACTCCCAAGAGCCGTCGGGCTTGGTGACCGCCTCCAATGGTTGGAGCGTCACGTCGGCCGCACCGCCGGCTGTGATGTCAACCGCCACGAACACGGTATCGAAACCTCCACAGTCCAATGGGCCTTTAGGGTTCGCCGCCTTCACTACCGCAAGGTCGGCGCTATCGTCGTCCACCGCGAGGGGGGCACCTGTCGCCCCGTCATACTTCCTGATCTCTCGGTGCGTGTTGTAGTTGGGCTTTGCGTATAGGACGTTGTTCATCACCTTCTCCTTTTATGGCGTGACCGCTCGCGTGAGGCTCGGCAGGAACTCGATCGTGCCCCAGGCGACGGTCACGGTTTTTCCGCTTGCCAGGACTACCTGCATGTCGTAGCTCCACTCACCTCCAAGGTCTTTCGTTCGCTTGATCTCAGTCGCCGCCTCACCTCGGAACTTCACCGTCAACTGGCTGGCACCGGCGTCGGTGATCTCGATCTCGTCAGTGTTGTCGGACTTCAGTTGGAGCTTGGCGTCCGTGTCACTCTCGACCGCCGACTTCTTGACCGTGAACCACACGGTAGCCCCAGTCAGGTCCTCCGTGCCGGGCCAGGTGATCGTCCACTGGAAGTCGTAGTCGTCACCGGCGTGGAGGGGTCGGAAGTCATTTGAGCGGAGGTTCTCCGCTGTTATGTCGTATTGCTGGCTCACTCTTCACATGCCTCCACTTCGATGGTTATGCCGGCGTCCTCTCTGACCTCTATCGTCACAGAAGCATCGTTCATCACTCCTATAATAGCACCAGCTTCACTACCAATGCCAAGTGCGACCTGTGCTTCTGCCCCTAGTTCGAGGGTAACGCTAGCTGGATCCAACATCTCCGTTGTCCTCGTTACCTCTTGCGGTACCTCAATTCCTACATCAGGCGCAGCCTCTACGTCAATACTGGCCGCTGCATCCGCTTTCACCTCGAGTTCAGTCTGCGCGTCCTGCGGGACGTAGAGGCGCACCTCGGCGTCCTGCGCGATCAGGAGCATGACCTGCCCGTCTGGCCGCACGCAGATACAAGCGCAAGCATCCGGGCTGTAAATCGCCACCACCCAGAGGGGCTGAGTCTTCCTGTCCCCTGGAGTGAATAGCTCCGGATGCCCCAAGCTGGTTGACAGGTGGAGTGCCTGCGACTCCCTGTCGTCGTAGCTGAACAGCCGCATTAGCCCACCGTGAAGGCACCCTTGCCTCCCTCAACCGTACCGATGCCAGGCACCGCCACGAACGCCTTCGAGTAGTACGGCGTGTTCGAGTCAAGGCCCGGGCTAGATTTCTCAAAGTAGAAGAACCCATGGGCATCAGGGCCCGTGAGCACCTCACTGAACAGGAGCGTACCGTCTTTACGTCGCCAGTCGATGGTACCCCCCGTTGGGGTTATCAGCACCAGGCCGTCCCGCTCCACCCACACCAATCCCGTAAGCACCTGTGTCGAAGGCTCGTAGCTGAAACTCTGTAGTACCGTCAGCCCCTTCTCCGTCACGATTTCGTCCACCCATCCGCCTACCTTGATCTCCCCCGTCTGCGGCATATTGCCAGCACTCTGGGGGGGCCCCTCCTGCGTGGCTGTGAAAAAGTAGGAGTCGGCGTCTACTGGGTTGACGATCGAGGAGGTATCGAAGCCCCCGTCGTGCCCCTTAGCGGCATCGTGCAGCTTGTACCACCCCGGCGCGAAGGTCGCGTCTACCTCCACCAAAGCGATGTACTGCTGAACGACACTAGCTGCAGTCTTAAAGATGTTGTCGGACCAGTCGAAGAGGAAGTCGTTGCTCGCCCGGCGGATGCGGACCATGATGTTGGCGAGGCCAACAATAGGCTGAGGCGGTACCGAGCGATCCACCACCAGAACCCCGATGGGCTCTAGATCGCCTGCCTTGATCCTCACTACTGTCACTTTCGTACACCACTGTCCTTTTGCTAGTTGTCTGCCGGGTACACAAGCTCCCAGTCACTACTTGAGGAGATCGCCTCCAACAACTCCTGCGTGTCGTTTTCGTGGGACTTCAGGTGGTCCACACAAGGATCCCCTACATGCTGGAGCAGTTCGAGGTAGGCACTGCAACATACCTCCTTGTCATTACCGAACAGCTTGAGGGACAGGTACGACAAGACGCCGTGCAGCTTGTCCCTCACCCATCGCCCCGGGCTGCCTAGCTTCCCCAAGACCTTGAACAGGAAGAGCACCGCCAGCACCTTGAAGGCGTAAGCCTTGTTGGCATACTCCTTCGCGAACCAGTTGAGATGCTCCTCAAGCATCTCCCAGCTAGCTAGTTCCCCCCTCACAGGTTTGTATGCATACACCAAGGTATTTGTCTTGCGGAACTTCCTGAGTGGCCTCCAGTCAAGGCCGTTGGACTCCATCCCAACAACCAGCCTGATGTCCTTATGCACCTTCCAAGAGCCGTAGACGTGGCTAATCCTCGAGCCCATCAACCAACGAAGCATCCGACTGGTAAACGAGTTCGAGGTAGAAAACCCTATCGTGAAGTCCCTGTCCATACCGGCCGTCCTTCTTACGTAGCCCCTGGACGAAACACCATAATGTAACCGCCGATCTCGCCGGCTCCTGCTGACACTCTGGTACAGCGGAATACGATCTTCCAGCGACTGCTGATCCACTCCGCCTTGTAGGCATCCAGGTCCCACACCCCGCGTGGATCGCCACAGTCAAGCCGCTTGATGAAGAACATGTCATTGGAGAAATCGTACATGTTCCAAGAGCCTTTCACAGGCTCCGTATTAGGTGTGATTTCCTCTTCCCACCTATCCGCGAGAGTCCAGTACCCGTCCTCCTCTTTACCACAAGGCGTAACGATCGCAGTCTCCAGATCAATATCGTGCGTGCCGTCCCCATCCGCTGGAACGATGATGTGCATGGTTCCCCCGGTGCCGGGGATCTCCACCAAGTTACAGTTACCCTCACTGGTGCCGTTCACCACCGGGGTGTTTGCTGGTATCCTGACCAGAAAGCTCCACTCGTCTGCGAACCCCCAGTTACTAGGATCATAATTCACGTGGCCGTCATGAAGCTCGATCGGCTCGCCATACTGCACCTCGACCTCCTGCTCACCAGGTTCATCAAAGCTCAGATAATACTTCGCGCCATCGCCTCGACCACTCGCTGGTGGAGTAGGATTCAGGTCATCACCTCTAGTAGAAAGCCAGGTATAGAGACCCTCCGTCGAGGGCGACATTACGTAAACTGGCTTTCCGTCCTCTTCAGATGGCGGAAGAAGCTGCCCAAGTTTCTCGTTCATACCTGCATCTCTTTCTTCATCACCAACTCATTGGTTGTCACGTTGCGGTAATACTTCCAAACGATGGGATCGCCACGAGGACTACCATCAGCCCAATATAGCTGGATGGTCTTATGAGAAAGAAGACCATGCACATAAGTATAAGTTGTTTGCTCCACGATCCCAGAATACTGACCATCCCCTAAATCAGTTTCATACCACGTTTCCTTCTCCAAACGCCTTTGGAGGTTATATGTAGCGACGAGGAAGTTCCGCTCCCGCACGTCCCCGAGTGAAACATCAATCCCCTCTTCGGCCTCAACTGCATCGACAGCAGAATCGAGAGCCTCACTCAACATCTTGGAACCGTCAAAATCATCCAACTCCAAAAGCTTTGAGTAGACTTTGTCCCCATCGGTTACGTCGTAAGACACGCCATGATGCAAAGGGATGAGCGGGTCGCCGCCACACTCAACCAGGTAAGTACACCGAGTTATTTCCTTTGCCATGGCATCTCCGATCAACTAACAATGACTCGATCAGTAACCCTACGCCAGTCTCGTCCGTCAGAAAACGCTGGTACCGCTCCACCAGTCTCGTCCGAGACGTAAATCATTTGCCCAGCAGGTGATGCAGAAGGCGTTGTTGCTACAGTATAGGACGGAAGTTGCAACGGCTTCTCCGCGACGATCCGCTGTCCGGCAGGTGCCTTCAGGCGAAGATCTCCTGAACCTGACTCTAATGCCCCATCAGTGCCGTCGTGCGTTGTGTCTATCCACGTTGACCCACTACCAGTCCCATAAAACACTCGCACCCTGCCCTTACGGGTCGAGGCGTTGCCGACAAACTTGAAAATCGAATCCCCAAATATTTGGAGGATACGAAACATCATACCAAACCCGCCATTAAGAGTGAGATTAGTGTTTTGGCAATTGATTCGACCACCCGTTAATTCCGTGTAGTTGATGCCCCCGTTAATTCGCACGTAATCGGCAAAAAACCCTCTGTCCCACCCAAGGGAACTAGACCCTATGTTCCTAGAGGCATTCACATCAGGCAAGACGTGACCCTCATGCGTCACGTCTCCGTAAAACCGTGCCGTTAAATCTGCAAACACTTTGAAAGCGTCACCAAGATCACTCAGTACTTTGAGCATTTCGGATGATGAACTTCCAGATAACCGCGCTTCTAGTACCTTTTGCGTGAGTTGTAGGATCTCACCCCCGCCATAAACTCTGATGTAGCCATTCGTCGCGTCCCTACCTACGTCCATGTACTCGGAGGTTACATTGGCGTTTTGGTGACGCTGGCGCCCGTAGAGTTTGGTCGTGCGATCACCGTAGATGGTGTGACACGCGGCATCGCCACCGTTCTGAACCTGCGCGTATTGTGAAGTGGTCGAACCGCCTAGTTGCGTTAATTCCTTCTGGCAGTTCTTGTATAGGGCGTTGGCACCTGTGCCGCCAACACTGATTGCCAGGTTGCCTATTGATCGGTCAATCGTACCCCACGCTGTGCCTGCGGAGTCGTAGAGGCGGATACTGTTGCCATCAACTTTGGGCTGCAAATACCCCGAAGTCAACAACCACCCAGTAAGGGTACAGAGAAGCCCATCAACAAACCCAAAGACATCCCCACTGTAAAGCCGCGTTTGACCCTCTTCCGTAGGTTGCCCTGCGACCTCTGGCACCTCAAAGAATAGGTCCTGTACCCTTTCATCCCGGGTTTTCATCCCTACCTCAAGTTATCAATGTAGTTCCAGTCGCGCAGGATGTCCCGCACGAGGAGGAGTTCTTCGTCAAGCTCCTCCTCTTCTGCCGCCATCAACTCTTCCACTGTGAAGTCCTTGCCCTCCAGGATGTCCTGGATCTGCCTTCTACGTTCCGCCATCCTCTGGTCAAGGGTCTTTACCATCGAACAATCCATTGGGCACCGCCTACCTCTCCTGATAACATCCTCGAGAGAGGCGGGTACTACCCTGAGAGCAGGGACTTCACCGGACATAACACACCATCACTTGCCGGTCTTCGCCGGCGCCTTCTTCTTTGTGGGCTTTCTCTTTACCGGCTTCTTCTTCGCTGTCTTCGGCCCCTCCGCCAACCGGCGGTCCTTGAGCGTTGGGCCCGGGTGCTGCCCTGAAGCCCGAGTGCCACCCCTGATCGGCACCACCTTCCCATCTTCGGCATCTTTCAAAGCGGCGGCCTTCTGCCGTTCCGCATCGTGGTACTTCTTGATGCGGTCGATCACCTTCTTCAGGCCAGCCGTCTCACCAGCCTTCACGATCTCTTGGGACTCGTGCATCTGGGCCATGTTCTCACACAACCCAGATGCACGGGAGATCCACCTGTTAATAAGGGACTGAAGCTGTAGCTCACTCTCTGGGAACTTCTCGCCCTCAAAGGCCCCCTCCTCCAGGTCACGCTTGACCGCTGCGTGTAGCTGTCGGTTGATCTCCTTCGCGGCGTGAAACAAAGCTGACTTGGCACCGGCATGCCGAAGACCGTCCTTCTCGGCCCCGGCAAGCTGGTCGTCAACCTGGCACCCTAGCTCGTGAGCTACGGACATCTTCAGTTCGGCTTTCTCTAGAGTCATCGCGTATCCCTCACTTCGGCAGTTGCTGTCGGATTGTACTGCAAGTATTAGCGTGAAGCTACTACTTTATACACCGTGCACGATCATGGTGATCTGGTCAGGCTTGCTGCTCGTACCGTGCAGCTTGTACTCGAACATCAGATCACCATTGGCCGGGGTCGTCCCCGGGTACACATCGTGGTTCGCCGAAGCGTCCGCACCGTTGCGCTGTAGCTCACCGTTGACGAACACATCCACGTCGTCCACAAAGGTGACCGCGCTGTAGTCCGGAAGCTGCGCGTCGATGTTGGGGGAGCCGCCCGCACCTGTCACGTTGGTGTTGGCCGCGATGTCAGCGGTACACGCCGCGACACCCTTGGAACGGCCGGAGGCCTTGGCGGCGTCCACGATGCCCTTGAGGAGAGAAACCTCACCACCGAACTGGCTCTCGTAGTCATCCCACTCCTGGGTAGTCTCGGACAGCTTGATGCCTACCTGCGCCCAGGTAGAGCCCGCGCGGTTCACGTCTTCCAGGAGGAGTTCCGCGGCACCCTTCACGGTGAGGTCGTTGCTGCCGGTCGACTCGATGAACCCTGCGTTGACACCGATGTCGATCTCTTCCCCTCCGGTGTCAAGCTTGACGCCCTCGCTGAAGTCGGCCGGGTTGGTGGTGTTGACGTCCAGGTCGTCCACGTTGAACTGGGCCACGTCACCCGCCGCGGCCGGGGACAGCTTAAACATATCCGTCCCACCGCTGTCCGAGGTGAAGGCCATCTCGTAGTCGTCCGCGACGTCCCAGTCGATGTCCTTGCCGGTCTGGGTGGCGATGCCCGTCTGGTTGTCGATCGCCAGGTCCAGAGTGACATCCCCCACCGCGGTCTGGTCGAGGAATGCGCCGGTCAGGAAGGCCCACTTCGGGATGTTGTCGAGGTGGCTCTGCCTGACATAACTGTAGTTGATGGTGGTGCTTTCGATGTCCGCCACCGGGCAGGCTTCCAGGTCGTCGCCTGTGCTGTTCACGCGCACAAAGGACAACTGCACTCGATGATCGGTATCGTTGAAGGTATGACCGTCAACGCTATCCTCAGACTGCAGGAGTGCCCAAACGTCACGGCCTCCAGACTGAATAGGCTGGCCATCGCTCGAAGCCACGACCAGGCAAAGGTTATTCGGCTTGATATCATTCGCCCCATCTACCTGCACGAGTGAGTGACCGGGGAACCCTGAGTAGTACGCAACCACCGCACCTTCAGTGTTTACCACGTCGACTGCGGCCGTCTCGGAGGGCTTCTCCGTCCCACTGAGGACTACGTAGTTCTGGGTCGCGGGGACCGAGATGTCGTCTAACTTCTGGTTCCGAAACAAGAGGGGTTTGGTCTCGAGGTCGTCGAGGTCCTCGTTGACCTTGGCAACGCCTCTCTTCTTGGCGTTATAGGTGGGGATGTCATCGTACCAGTTACCTGCGGCATCCGCCCAAATCGCCCGCTTCTGCTGAGAGCGGAGGCTGTTGAGATCATCCTCCAGGTCGCCTGGAGAACTCTCCATTGTCGCGCCGGCAGCCACGGTATCGTCATAGAGCACCGACTCCCGGATTTGGTCGTCTTGTCTGATGAAGGTTCTTCCCATCTTTTAGCTCCTTTGTTAGCCAGTTATAAAGTACACCATCGTCAGGTTGTCCCAAGAGTCTGGTGCAATATCGTTAAGTGTTATTGTATCAAAACCTGTACCAGGTCCTCCACTTTCGCTGGCAACGTAGTCGCTAGAACCCCCCGCCTCCTTCAACACCCCGTTGACAAAGAACCAAACCTCGTATCCAGAAGTCATCAAGAACTTCTCACCCCCTGGTGTGGTGAACACTTTGTTCGCCCCGTCCTTGGTCCCGTCCGGTATTCTCCGTACTCTTTGGCTACCGCCTCCGGTGGTTACAGGTTGCAGAATCATTGTTGCCTGCTCCTGCCTGCATCGTATCTCATGTAACCAATTTTCACCAGGTCACACCGCACTAGCTTGGTCCTGAAGGTGCTCGTGAGGGCGACTCTCACATCCTCTACTTGCACATAGATCCGCTCCCCAAGCGGCTTCTCGGTGCCGTTACGAAGCACCTCAGCGCCAAACGTTGGGCGCTTGTGGAACCGCTTGGGGAGAGGTAGGGCATGCTGCACTCCATCTTGCAGGAGTGCAAGGGCTGTGACTTTACCTGAAGTGATAAGAGATAAAAGGGCTTGGTGATCCGCCTCAGCGGTGAGGTCGAAGGTGTGAGTTGACCCTGCTGTCGTATTGGCGATCACCATCCGTCATCGTAACCCTACTTCGAGCCGCCCCGTTTCTTCGGCTGCTCCTCGGTCTCGGGGACGACTTCCCGCACGGTCTTCTTGGCGGCCGGTGCCGTCTTCTTCAGGGCGGCCTTCTTCTTCCGCTCCGGCTGGACGATCCGCACCGCGAAGCCCGCCGTCATCTGGCACCGCTTGATGACGTCCGGGTCGGTCACGACTTCGGTCTTGTGCTGCAGGAACTTCGTCGCCTTAATGCGATACGACTTCCCCGCGTTGTAAGTAATTTCGGCTACCATGTTCACTCTCCTCGTTCGTGTCGTGCAGCACTACTCCACTGCGTCCTCGTTAGCGCTCGCTTTGGCTACTCGGGCGGGGCGATGTTCGTGATCATCACGCAGGCGTCGGTTTCCTCGATCTGGCAACCGATCTTAGCGGTGATCGCGTACTCCCAGGTACCCTTGAAGATGTTCCGCTGCTTCTCGATCCGGATCTCCCGGCCGATCGCGGCGATCAGGTTCTGCGGGTTGGTCAGTAACACCTTGCCGCCTGTGCGATACGTCGCCTTGATGGTCGCGCCCGAGCCGATAGAGCCGCCACCGAGGCGGGTCCAGGTACCATTGGTCTCGTCCACGGTGTAGTCGGTGGCCAGGATGTACTTGGCCATCGGGGCGGAGCCCAACGTCTGGACGGTGAGGACCAACTCGGTGAGCGGGCCGTAACTGACGGGGGTCGCGGTGGTGCCGTCCGTGTTCGCCACACTGTCCTCGACGTACAAAGGCTGGTCGTCCAGCAGGGCAACCGGCACGAGTTCAATGCCGTAGCCGGGGAGGTTCCCGGTGGCAAACAGTGCCTTATCACCCTCTGCGGTGCCGCGGCCAGAGATCTGGTCGCGGTAAACCTGCTCGAAGTCGGAGGCGATGAGCCACTTCAGGAGGTTCTTGTTCTTGCGGAACTTCCTGGGCATGGCGTTGATCGCCCGGCTGAGCAGGGCGGGGCCGAAGGATGCGCCGGCGGCGTCCACGATGTGGCCCGACTCGGCTAGCTTCAACCAGCCGTTGAAGAGGGCTAGGTAGGAGTCCTTCATGTAGAGGTTGGCGTTGCCGCCCTCCAGCATGAACTCTTCGGTCTGAGCGGGGCCAACGGTGTTCCCGTCCCACCAGACCTCCTCCACGTTGTTGGCGAGCCGCTTGCCCATCATCCTGACCACATGGTCGTAGATATCGTCGCCCTCGATACCCTCTTCTCCTACGAGGTCACCGATCTCGAACGGCACCATGATCTCCGCATGGGTCAAGGTAACCTTGTCGGTACTCACACCCCTGCGGACACGCGGGTCGGCAGCCTCTTCCTTCGGGACCGCGACTCGGTTGGCGACGTTGATCTTCTCGATCAGTCGCTGGTTGGCGTTGAACCTGACTATCCGCACCCGATCCTTCATGGACGTCTCGTCGACCACATAGTCGATGAGCTTGTTGGACTGCTCGGCGTTTAGCAGTCCGGCGTTGGCCATGGCATCGGTCACGATAGTCGCCTTGTTGATGGCTTCCTGGTTTGTCATTTCCTTCCTCCTGTTAGTGGTCCGGCGAGCCGACGCCAGCCCTTAAATTATGCCGCTCCACATGCTTTGTTTCTTCTGAACCTCGGCAGGTGGGTCATCGTTGGTTGCGCCTGCGGGGCGGGTGTCCTCCATCTCCCCTACCCGCTTGGTGATGTCCTGGACCTGAGTGCCCAGACCATCTACCTTCTCGGTGAGGGTCGTGATGGCCCCTACCAGCTTCTCGCCCAGACTGGGGCCTTCAGACTTCTTGGCAGGCTTCTTCTTGCCCTTCTTGTCGTCCTTGCCATCATCGTCATCCAGCTTCTCGGACGGGTCGAGTTCGATCAGAACCTCGTTGAGTGCCTTGATCGCCGCCTTCAGCTTGCTGAGCCGGGCCCGGCGCATCTTCGCCCCCGCCTTGAGGATAACCTCGGGGTCGTCGCCGTCAGAGCCATGCTTGAGGAAGATCTCTAGGCCTTCACGCTTCTGGGCCTTGCCCTTGTCGGCCTGGTCGTCACCCTTGTCGTCCTGGGTGTCGCCTGCTCCGCCAAACTTTTGGGCCATGATGCCCAGAGCCTTCGCGATCTTGGCCAGGTCAGCCTTGACGTCCGCGGGAATCTCCTCCGCGTTGTCGTCCAGCGCCTTGATCTTGTTCACGCAGGCCATGAGGCGTTCGACCGTGGCCTTACAGGCGGCGAAAACCGCCGCGGCGTCTGCGGCCTTATGCGCGGCGTCCTTGTCGTCTCCGTCTCCACCCTTCTCCCCCATCTTGGCCAGCGTGGCGGTGATAGCTTCGGAAATCTGGCCGAACTGCGCGGCGACTTCCTTGGATACCTCGCCCGACTTCTCCGCGAGGCCCCTCAGGGTGTTGGTCACCTTCATCATATTCTGAAGGGCCGCGTTAGTCTCCTTGAGAGCCATTGCCTTCACACCCTTGGTGACGATCACGACCTCACCGTCATCGTCACCATCGTCCACTACGTCCGGGTTCTCGGGGTCCAAGTCGTCCCCAAACCCGAACAGATCGAGAAGGCTGTCATCGGTGTCCTCTTCCTTGGCCACCGGAGCCGGCTCGTCTTGAACAGGAACGGGAACGAAACCCATCTCTTCGGCGCGATTTGCTGGGATTGCGTTCCTGGGCATACCTTCCTCCATTCTGATGACTTCCAGACCGTCTACGCTTTTGACGATCAGGAACTTTCTCTTGTTCGCAGGACGATCTACCACTGAGACCTCCCTGACGTCCAGGTCTTCCAGTCTCGCCTCTGCGTTAGGTTGTTTGGTACTTGGCATTTTGACTGCTTCCGTTGGCTACATTGTACTCAAAGTTTGACCCTTCTAGCAAATCCGCCCATGCTGAACCCGGCGATCTTCCCACTCTTGATGTCCTTCCAGAGGGCGTCGTCAAGGACATGGTACATGAGTAACCAAGTGCCCTTTTTAACCTTTTGCCCTCCCAAGGTCAAGTTCACAGGTGCAAGGTAGGACTCGTAGATCTCGATCTTGGAGTTCACGATCCTGCGGTGCATAAGTCCGCGATCCTGAAACCTTGCAAGCCACAAGTGGGCGGCACGCTCGATTTCGTCGGCCTTGATGGTGTCTCCCTGTGTATCAACTGAGTCAGGTTCGAGCACCACGCCGAGTACAATGTGCCGTTCGTCGTCGGTGGCCTTTGCAATGAGGGTGACCTCGTTGACCTCGGTGTCGTCATCGTCAAGGTCAACCTCGATGACTGACTTCTGCAACCGCCTACGAACGTCAGGTGGTAGCAGTTTGTCGAGCGGGTCGTCCTCATCAAAGGAAGGTACAGACCCTAGAGACAGGAGGCGTTTCACGATTCGCGTGTGCACGATTCGCTTTGACTTGTCCTGCTCGTAGATGTCGTCAGCGAACTGCTTGAACCTGGCTCGGGCGTTGCGAGCCCTCCCCGCTGGGTCTAGCGGGAACATCAGGTTCACCGGGTCGCCGTAGAGGTTCAAGTCTGTGGGGTACCCCGCAGGGAACGACAGCCTTTCGCCTCTCCCTTCCAGCGCCTCGATGCCGAACCGGGCAGCCCTTGCCTTCTGGGCCTTCCGCTTGTCCTCCATCGGTGCGTCTTTCTGCGGTACCTGCTTGCTCAAGGCAGCTTTGGTGAGCCCCAGCAACTCAAGCTCGTCACCTTTCAGGCCAATAGCGCAACCCATGGCCTGAGTAGCTTCGTCTACCCCGTCAACCGTGTCGTGACTAAAGCCGCGCCTCACCATCTCCTGAACGACAAGGAGGTGGGCACTGATTCGCGACTCCTCCTGAGTGCTCATCACTTCACTAGGCATGGGAACCTCCTAGCCCGTGCAGTTGCCTGTGAAGGTGGAGTAGCTCGGCGTCGGAGACTTCTTTCAGTAGAGGCGGGTTGATGTCCTCTGGGTTGAGGTCCTGCGAAAGGTCCCCAACCAGGGCAATCATTTCATCCTCTGGTAACTCAGAGGTGAGCACCTCAATGATGTCCCCAGAAGGCACCGCCTCCGAATCCTTGATCAGGAGTTCAGACTTGGCGACCTGGGCGATCTCCTCACCGGCTTGCTTCGCCTTCTGATACCGCTCCTCCACCATCTTGAAAAAGAGTTTGAAGGCACGGATAGCAATGCGGTCACGGTCTTTCGGGCTCGATATGTCAAAGCCCTGTTGCTTGAGTTTGGCTTTCAGTTTGTCGGGTATCTCGGTGTGGTGAGGCGTGTGAAGTTTCGGCCACCCCTGGTCGTCGCGGCTTACCCACGCGACCCGACCGAACTTCTGGGCAGCGATCCTCCAAGTCGTGGAGTCAACTGAGTCCACAACATCAAAGAACCCGAGAAACGCTTTGATGCGTTGACCAACACCAAGAAGGTGGACAGAGGAAACAGGCTTCGCCCTTGCTCTGCTTCCACGCTCCTTCATCCTCTTGCCGAGGACGTTGAGGTTCATGTTCGCGGCTGCGGCGTCAGTGGTCGAGGGCTTCTGGGCAAGCGATACCAAGCCTCCCCAGCATACCTTCTTTCCCTTCTTGTACTCAGGGCCGAGGAACTTCTCGAACCAAGGGAACCACATATGGTCAACCAGCATAGGGTCAAGACCCGCCTCGCGTATCTTTGCAAGGTTCTTGACCGTGGTGCTGCGGGCTTTCAAGTCGTCAAGGGTCACGTACTCCGTGAGCAACGACTTGTGAGATTTCACGAAGTCAATGTACTCAGGAAGGGTGACGTGCCCAGGCTTGGTTGCGTTGGTGAATGCACCTGAATCCAACATCAGGTGGATCGTGCCTTTCTTGGCCGCTGCAACCAATCTGTCGGGCAACTTTTTCTTGAAGTGGGCGAAGGACACGAGGATAGACCGGACCTTTTCGTCCAACAGTACGTTCACGGAGTCGTTAGCTCCTGCTACGAAATAAAACTTCATGGTCGGCCCTCCTTGATACTTAGCACTATCGCCGCAAGCGAATCCTCGTACCGCTTACTATACCCTAGAACGGAAAAAGGATCCTCTATTGCACGTTCGATCAAGGTCATCTGACGACCTGTAGTGTCAAAGAGGCACCTTTCGTCATTCTGGAGTAGTTCAGGGTGGCTAAAGTCGTTCGGCACAACAGGGATGGTGTCAACCAAAAGGGCCTCCAGGACGCAATACCCGAAGTTCTCCTCAATGGTGTTCCCTGTCATGACGCGGCTACTTGCTAGCAGTTCGAGGTACTCGCCTTTTGAGATACCTTCGTGAATGGTGATCACACCCTGGTCCCGCAGGGCAAGGGCGGTGTTTCTAACGGCACCCGAGCCCCACTGTTTGCGGCCAGTGGTCACCAGAAAGTCCCAAGAGGGGTGTTGTTTCTTAAGTTGAGCGAAAACCTTCAGTGTGACCTCGGGACGTTTCTCAGGGTCAGGGCGATTGGTGAGGATGACCCGTGTGTGGTTCACAGGGAGGTTCAGCTTAGGCACTTCTGACGCATCGTAGGGGTTGCCGGTAACCATGAGCTTGTCAGCGGGCAGCTTCCGCTTTTCCACCAGCATACGCTTATGGTACTCGCTCCCAACGAAGATCATATCAAAGACCGATCCCCAAGCGGTCTCGTAGTGGTGAGCGAAGGGTGCGCACGGTTCCATGAAATCCTCAACCGTGTAACTCCCTGCGTGACAGAACCCGAGGATCCCCACGTCCACCTTGTTGAGGGTGGCGAGGTACCTGATACTTTCGATACCCCAAAACTCGACATCCGCCACAAAGAACTTGTCACCACTCTCGATCAACCCATGGTGAAAGAGTTTGGCGACACGCCTGAGTTGCTCTGCCTTGTAATAGAGCGTTGAGTTCACGTCCAGAAACGTCCCTACCTGAACCTCATCAACGAGGGTCTCCCCGTCGATAGTCTGGTAGCGAATCCCTTGCCGCTTGAACTCTTCCGGGAACCACCGATACCACTGCTCGGTGTACCTCTCCTCAAGCGGTTCGATAGGCAGATAGTAGAGCATCACTTCACCCCCAAGAGGAACTGAACTGGAGGCATGACCCGCACCAGCGGGTGGACCTCATCGTAGATCCCCATCATGACCTCACCTACCTCCTTGTGCCCGATGTCAGTAAACTCGGGCATCAGGAGGACTTGCCGCCCTTGCATCGCGTAGGTATTTGCCAGCCTCAAGCACTCAGGGAGGTTAGCTTCGGCCATTACTCTAACCTTTACGAACCCAGTGAAGTTGACGAGGTGCGGGAAAAAGCGATCCACGACAACGAACAGCCTCGCACCATCAAGGTCGATGGTTACGGCGGGCGTCGTGTTCAACACCTCCCCGTCTACCTCAACCGTCACTATCTTACCGCAACGGTCGATCCACCCTCCAAGGGTCTCGTCAAGGGTGTCCGTATTGACAAAGACCGCCCCTACCTTGCTCAAGTCAAACTGCTCGATTGAGGTCTCACCTGGGTAGTGACAAAAGAAGGTCTTGGTACCGATTAGATCTCCCTCGCCGTCATAACTGTAGTGGCAGCGGTCAACCTTCATTCGCTCACCTCCAAGAAGGTCAGCACTTCCTCGTCTGACCAGTCCCAGAGAGGGAAGTAGACTTCCAGCCCGAAGTAACCTTTTGCGGTGTAGGGGCCGGTCATGTTGCTGCGGTGGATCTCCTTGCCGTCGATACACACCAGCTTGTTCTCGGCGCGGCGCGTTGCATCGAACTGCGCACCAAGGTCAACCGCCTCCATGAACTTCGGCACGGTCTCTGCCTTGGGGGGCTTGACCTTCAAGATGCCGAACTCGTCTTCGACCGATTCACCCTCGTAGCCATTGTGCACGACCAGGGCGTGGGGGTTGACCGAGCGCACCAACCGCAGGAGAGCCTGGCTGTCCTTGCCGCCTGAGTACGCCACGTAGATTCGGTGATCGTGTTTCGCTATCGCGTCCGCAATCACATGCTTTGCCGCTTGCACTTTCGTATTCATGATTCGCTCCTAGAATTCCCAGCCTTCGCCGTCATAGTTTCCCCAATCGCGAGGGCTCCTGAAAACAAACCCACGGCACTTGCTACAGATGTCACTTTGTGTAGCACCACCTTCGTAGTCAACGCAACACAAAGTTACCGTTCCGTCGTAGAGCAAGCACCGCCACTCCTTGCCGTTGGGGTACCCTAAAAAGGAGCAGCGGTCAGCCCCTCCTGTTTCCTCGACACCATCCACCCAACCACCCCACGAAGTCATCCCTTTGTCCTCAACCTCCTCGGGACCGTTATCGCCCACCCGGTGCTCGGTGGCGATCAAGCCTTCGGGTACCTTGAACTGGTTGAGCCGCACACCGAACGGGCCGACGTGCAGACGGAGCCACTTCAACCCGGCCTGGGCCAACGCATCGAGTTTCTCCTGCGTGAGAAGGGAGCCGTTGGTTGAAAACCCGACCTCCTTACCCAAGCTGGTGGCAAGGTCCACCATCTCAACCACCTGCTTGTGCATCAAGGTTTCCCCGTGCCCATGCAGGTGGAAGGCGTCGTTCTCCATTGCGTGAAGCGCCGAGCGGTACACCATAGGCGAGATATACCCCGCCTTTCGTTTCATTGTCGACTGTGGGCAGTATTCACACTTGCCGTTGCATATGTTGGTTACCTCAACCTGAAACAGGTTGAGCTTGCGGCCCTCATTGGCTATATCGACGATGTTTTCGCCTACGTGTTTGTTTTCGCCTACGTGTTTCATCACTCCACCTCGCATCCGTTTTCGTTGTCCTCATAGACTGATACCTGAACCATTCGGTCGAGGTACCTCATTTCCAATGTTCGCTTTACGCTAAGGGCTAGCATTTCACAACTGGTGCGTTCTTCCCACTTGAACCCGTTGACAATCTCTCCCACCTCTTCCCTCAACAGGAAGTATTCAAGGTCGCGGTCGTCTTGGAACTGCTGAACGCGCACGTTGACGTGGAACAAGTGGCGGTGGAGGTTGCGCAAGAACGCGACCTTCTCCGGTGCAGCGGGCCAGCGGTGCCACCTTTCAATGACGATCTTCACGCTAGCCCGGATCACTTCGTCGAACGGCTTGATACTCTTGAACAGCCGATACTTATGATCAACGAGCCGTGGTACCTCCTGCGGGTAAAGCCGTTCCATCATGGCCCACTTCCCGTCAGGGTCCGCTTCCTCTTCTAACCACGGTACGTTCATTTCAACGCTATAGAACCACTTGATCCCAGGAAGCCCGAGCCCGACGTTGCGGACATATCGGTGAAAGGGATGGTGGTCGAACCTGCTTGGGAGGAATACCGTGTCGGCCTCAGCAATGCCGTGGGGCAGTGTGCCCTTGAACTTCTCGTAGCGATCATCGGGCAGGTTCTCTTCACGATAGTCGCTTGTGAAGTACACGATTCGGTCCACTTCTCCGAGGATGGAGTAGCAGCCGATCACCTCGTCATCTAGGTGCGGGGCAAGGATGATCTTTGGCATCCTAAAACCCCATCAACCGAAGGGCTTCAGCCTGCGCCCTGTGGTCCTCTCGATAGAGGCCCCACATGGCACTGGTTCGCATCGTGGCGTGTTGCTGACTCACGCCTCTTGCCATCATGCAAAGGTGCATCCCATCCACGATGACTGCCAACCCCCTCGGGTGAATCATCTCCTGGATCGCTTCCGCGACCTGTTGAGTCATCTGCTCCTGTATCTGCAACCTGCGTGCAAACACGTTCACGATTCGGGCCATCTTAGACGCCCCGATCACCTTGGCCCCCTGCTTGCCGTTGGTTGCAGGCAAGTAGGCGATATACACCTTCCCGAAGAAAGGCAGCATGTGGTGTTCGCACATTGAAAAGTAGTCGATGTCCTTGAACACCACTACTTGATCATAGGTCGCGGAGAACACCTTGCAGTACTCAGCCGCATCCGCGTTGTAGCCTGAGTACAACTCAGCCCACGACTTCACCACCCGCTTGGGTGTTTCCTTCAGACCTTCTCGGTCGGGGTCGTCACCAATCGCTAGAATCATCTCTCGTACTAGATCTTCACTCATCTCACACCTATTAGCTTGTGTAGTTGGACAGAAAGGATCCACTTGGGGTTACCCAGGCAGAGGTTGATGCAGTGCCGCAGGTTATCCTGGGGCAGAGTGTTTCCCTCAAAGGCGGGGCTCAATAGATAGTAAGCGGCCTTAATCTCTGACCGCGTAGGCAAAAGGTCACCAGCACGTAGGACATATTTCACCTCCATCGCTCTCGTTTGCTCCAGGCAGGTACCGGGCTTCGGCGAAACTGATATCCAGTCAAGCCCCTCGGGCAAGGCCTTTGTACCATTGGTTTCGATCGCCAGGCTATAGCCAGCGGCCTTCAGAACAGAAACGAGTGCCGAATCCAACTGCACGGCGGGCTCCCCGCCGGTCAGCACGATCCAGCGACAGTGCTCGTTGACGTTCTTGATTGCCTCGAGTACCCCTTCCGCGGTCAGTTTCACACCGCCCTTGAAGTCGGTGTCACAGTCGAAACCATGCGTCTCCTTCCTACAGTTAAGGTTACAACCAGCGAAGCGGACAAAAACACTAGCCTCGCCTGCACGCATCCCCTCTCCCTGTAGGGAGTAGAAGATCTCCTTGACTATGTACCTCTTCCCCAGCATCGCCTACGGTCGGTACTCGCAGGTGCTCGAGTCCGTCTCCTGGATGACGATCGCCGCGAGGTACGGCAGGCGAACCTTCAAGTGATCGTAGAGCCACTTCGCAAGTAGCTCCGAGGTGGGGTTGCGCATCCCAGTAGATTCGTTGAGGAACAGGTGATCGAGGTACTGGTCTAACACCTGGTCAATCACCTCCTTTACCTTCCCAAAGTCAGTGACCATTCCCGCCTCGGGGCCATCCTCGGTAAGATCGTTACGCTCAAGGACTACCTTCCCATGCCAAGAGTGGCCGTGTACCCGCTTACACTTACCACGGTGATAAGGCAGGGAATGTGCTGCCTCAAATTTGAACGCTTTCTCTAATCGCCACATAACTCCTCCAATATATCCAGCAAGTCATAGGGGCCTTTTACTTCAAGTACTACGCCCGTTTTCTTCACGCTAGACTTCAGCCTTCCGATAACAGCTTTCACTCCATCAGTAATATTAATCGTTCTGAACGACCCTCGCACGAAATCACTAGGCGCCCTCTGGCGCACTCTAAAGCTACCAGCGGTTTCGTCAATACCCGGCTTCGTCACTTTCTCCTTTTGGCGCATGATGTGAAATCCATGAGCCTTGATCCACTTACGTACCGAGTCCCTCGTAGGAAACTTTGCCTTGTCAAAGATGAGAGTTTGTATCGTAGTCCGCTTCTTCATGACTAGCTCGGAATCACAATATCTGTCCTGCACAAAGCGTGGAACGGCGGAAGGATCGCACCTGCAGCGGCAAGCCTATCCGTAGCCTGCTGGCTGCCTGTGCGTGCACCCGCGAGGGCCGCCTCGATGTCGTCACCTGACAACCACGGGGCGATCTTCTTCACGTCCTTCGGGTCCTTCGCTCCAAGGATGCGATTCATCTGCCGCACCCCCGTCTGTACGGAGAAAACCTGCCCGCTCATCTGTTGACAGATCTGCCCGGTACGCTCGTCATCCGGGTTGATAAGCTGGTAGCTGGTTACCCCCGCCTCGCTGAACGCGGTCAACGTGCCGAAGGTCCTCGACTGGTGCGCCGCGGTTGACGCTACCTGTCGGAAGTAGAGATCGGGGTTTCCCGCATAGCGAGCGGGGACGGTGGGCGCGAACCTAGTCTTACCGCCAGGGAGGATACCGAACTCCCTGCGAAGAGTTCTCCTTAGCACCGCCCCCGCCTCTTTATGCGAGAGGCCGCGCCGAAGGAGGACATCCTCAGACACGGCCCGTATCCTGCGGGACAACTTGTCGTTGTAGAAGTCACCTACCCAGAACACCTGGTGCCTGTTGATCGCGGCGACTGCTCGCTGATCAACGTGAGAGAAGGAGAAGGAGATCTTGGCCTCCTTCGCCGCCCACTTCTTAGCGATCCTCCAGATAGACTGGAGCCGTTTCTCTATCACCTTGATCTGGGTCTTGGTGAGGGGGGTCTTCAGCTTCACACCCAAGGACTTCAGGAAGGAGGTGATCCGCCGGTCAGTGAAAGGGCCCTTGAGGAGTTTGGCTATGCCGGAGTTGGTCGCGGCATTCGCCGTGGACTTCCAAGCTCTACCGATGGTCGAGGCAATTCGACCTTCGATGATCTCAGACTCCCTCCGAGGCGCGACCTTGAGCACGACACACAACGTGGAGTCAATTGCACTCCCCAGGTCACACAACTCCTCGGTGGTGAGGTTTGTGGGATTCAGACCTACCACGGGCTTCCATTGATGGCAGTTAGCTTATCGAAATCCGATAAGCTAAATAACCCCCGCCCACATACTGTCGGACTTCTCGACCTTGACCTCGACCATCTCGCCCTGCTCGTCGGAGGCCGACTTCAGGAGGGTGAGGATCTCAGGCGGGCTAAGTGGGGTCTCAACGACATCACCATCAACTGCAACAAGTGTGACAGCAGGGGTATCGGACTTTTCCGTTTTACCCTTCTTGTCTTTGTCCTCATCTTTATCCCCACTCTTAGCTGGCGCCTTTGTCATCTTAGCGCCGCACTTCGGGCACGTTTTTGCCCGACACTCCTCACCTATTTTCGCCTGCTCCGTATAACCACAACTTGCACAAACACAAGTATGATCACCGGCGCCATCAGCCTTTTGCTTAACCGGGACAAATACCTGCTTGACTTCCTCCATCCCCTCCAGGGCGACCTGGCCCTTGTCGTCGCGGGTCATCTTCATCCGGAACATCTTGCCGGACTCCGCGTCCCGCACCACGACGTGGTCCTTGAAGATGCCGCGCAGGGATAGCGACTTCTTCAGTTTGCCTTTGGACTGGGTGACCGCGGCAATCACCTTGTCCACCATCTGCATGAGTTCCTCGCCATCGACGAGTTCCACCTTGTGTACTTCGATCTTGCTACTCATTAGAAACCTCCTTGCCCTTCGGCAGAGATACTGGGATTACTCCTCGTGGTACAACCTTTCTTCAAGCTCCTCCTCTATCTTCTCACGCAAGTTGAGCAGGCCGTCAATAACTCGGTCTGCGTTCGCGTTGCCTTGCGCAAGTGTACCGCCCTGCTGAGCCTCGGCGAACGTGATAGTAAAGGGCTTGTCCAGGTCAATGCCGGTGGGCATCGGCCCTATATCATCACCGAACACATCACGGATGATTCGGTCGGCACGCCGCGGGGTCATACCGCCAGACTTCTCGGCGATGCCCATCAGGCGGATCAACTCGATGTCGTCAGTGATGTTCGGATGGTTCGATCGGAACACGTGGAACCGAGAACCCAGGGGCAAGAGGATGAAGCGGTTGGTCTTGAAGTCATCACCGTTCCGCTCCGGGGCAAACACCTGCTCGTCTGCGATATCGCGGCTGGTGTCGGCCGTGGCCCTAGTGTAGTCGTCGGCCCGACCAACAAAGATGGGCGGCAGACGGAAAGCCTGCCGCACCTTGTCTCGGTTGTTCTTGTCGAGTTCCTGGTAGAGTTGGTCCTCTTGCTGGAGTTGCTTCAAGGGCTCGACTTTGATCTTGAAGTCGGTGGGATTAATGATCCCCTCGTCAGAAGTCTCACCCTCCAGGATGATGAACTTCGATCGGTTCGCCGACCGCTGGATTTGCTGCTCCGTCCACTCCCGCAGGCGGTCAACCGATTCCTGGGTAAGTGACCCGTTCTCCACTATGACAAACATCGATGGGATCGAGTTGTTGCGGAGAGTGGCGTAGTTTACTTCCTCCGCCTCGCGGCTCCCCACTACGGAGAGGGTGTCTCCGATCCAGACAGGGAGGCCGTAGGCATATGCCGCGAAGTAGTTCTTAAAGTGGAGGAGTGAGGTAGCGCGGCAGTTGAACGGGATGTCCTTGCCGTACTCCCCGGTGTAGCGATCCAACATCCTTGGATCGCCTGCCTCTTTAAAGAAGAGAGGCTTGGTGCCGACCATCATGACGAACTTCCTGAAGCGGTGCCACATAGCGACGTCCTCGATCATGAAGTTCTTATCCGGCCGGATGCGCGGTACGTCTACCTTCACGGCGCGTTTCTGCCGTTCACACAACCTGATGCAGTGGCCGTGTACGTGGTTCAGTCCGACCAGGCGTCCTGCCTTATTCTCGATCAACTCGAGGTAACCGTTGCCGCAGGAGTGCTGGTCATCCTTCGCCTGCTCACGCAACGCGGTAAACGACTCGGTAGGATGCACCGATTCAAGCCACGTGAGGAGGGACATTTTCTCCCGTATGATCTCGGACTCGAACTTCCGCCGGAGATCATCGGGCATGATGCGTTCCCTGAGTCGCCAGCCAAAGCCCACTGTGTTAGTCACCATGCTGTTCACGCACGACGTTAACACGTTGGACTTCTCCTTCAGGGTGAGGAGGTTCCGCTGGTTGTAGGGTGGATCAATGATGCGGTGCTTACCCAACGACTGGCTCTTGAAGGGGTCTCGCTCGTCAGCGGCGCTAGTGGGCCCCTCGTCCAGGCGCGGAGGCTCATCCTCGGGCCCGTCAATTATCGTGGCCTTCAGAGTAACCGACCGCCGCTGCCCCTTCTTGTCGATCGCCTCTAGTTGGATACGATCGGCGTCCGCCGGGGTTTTAGCCGTGCGGGCAGCACGTTTGCGTTTTGTGGTCATGCCACCCTCCTCAAGGGCGAGGTGGGTGACCGCGCCCTAGATGTAGCCCACGACTAGGAAGTGGCTGACTTCCTGATGTACTGGAAGCCCTCGAGATGGATCTTGACCGTCACGTTGGTGGTATCGTCCGTCTCGAACTTGATCTGGCCGTCGTCGTCGGTCATCAGCCAGACGCCCTGGATGAACTCCGAACCAACCGCGCCCGCCATAGCGAATGTCCTCACGGTATCGTCGTTGTCCGGCATCTCGCCGTGCCCATACTTGATGTTGTTGACGGCCGCTTCCCCGTTGATCACCTCCAGGGTGCAGAGAAGCATAACCGCCTCACCTGTCCGGATACTGTCGGACGAGAGGGCCGCGTTGAGGAGTGTCACAACGTCAACGTCCTCCCAGGTGTCGTTAGCCGCGGCCGTGAAAGCTGCCGCCTCGACATTGGAAGGGACGCGGTGGAGTTGCATGAGATCCAGCAGTTCCGCCAGGTGCAGATCTGCGGCCTCCTTCTTAGAGGCACGGGTGACGTTCGATTGCCCGTCAAAGTGCCTTTCGGGGATGTTTCCGACTTGCATTGTTCCTCCTTTGCCAGGGTTGCTTGATCGTCACCCGCTAAGCGGCGATTAGCCCCAGGCTTCCCAGTGCAGGGTCTCGGTGGTGGTGTCGTTGACGTCGGCCAACTGCGGGATCTTGATGCCGGGGTTCCCGTCGCCGTCGTCGAAGCTGTAGGGCTCGACGCCGCCCGAGGCGAGGACGGAACGGGTCCCGTCAGCCGCGTGCTTGACGTTCTTGCCGGCGGCCAGGCTCTCGAACCACTCGACCATCACGTTGTTGTCCTCGTTGTGGACTCTGATCTTCTGCGGGACGAATCCCACGGTCTGGACCAGGAGTTCCGCGTTCGTGGCGACGATGCTGCCCGCCTTGTAACGAGCACCTGTGGAACTTGACATTGTGTTTCCTCCTTAAAATGGGTCATTTCAACGATTGAACTGTAGGATAACACGCAGTCTGAAGTCAAATCAAACCAATCGACTGCTTCCTACCCCGTTTCTTCACTCCTTTGAGCCCCATCCCCACGGCGATATCGAAGGCATCAAACACGTCCTTGGGGCCATTAGGGAAAGCACACAAGCGCCTAACGAACTTGTGGTGCTGCGGCCGAACGTAGATCGGCTTGTCCGTCGCAAGGGTCGCCATTTGCTGTGCACGTGCAACCTTATCCTTCAGGGTATACCGCGGCACCACCGGGATGTCGGGGTACTGATCCCTCACCTGCTGAGTCATGACGATCTGGTAGGCGTTCGCCTCGATGCCCACCCGCACGGTGTCAGGGTGATCCCTAAACCGCTGATTCACTAGCTCGAGTTGCTTGGGGAAGGTGAGCTTCGCCTCCCTGAAGTGCACGAGATAGATATCTCGGTGGGTCTTCTCCACTCCGATCGTCACGTGAGCAAAGAAGTCGTTGCGGGCCTTCTGGCCGGCCGCGAGGTCAACGCCCTGCCACTTGAAGATGTTGGGGGGCAGGTCTTCGTATGTCCGGAAGTGGTCCTCATTGAAGATGCCGCCCAAAGCGACACCACTGCGGCATAGCCACTGTAACTCGAAGGCTGCGAGGTTACCCTTCCGCAGGCGGTGCATCCTCTCAGTAGAGAACACATCCTCCCAGATCGACTCATCGGTCGCCTCATCGATGATACCCAGGACGTAGGTGGAGTCCTTGTAGTCGTTCTTGGCCAACCAGCCGTAGAGGTCCTCGTCGTGCCACCTGGTGCCAATGATCCAGAGCCGGCCATCAGGTGTGAGGCGCGGGAGGAGGGTCTTATAGAAGTAGTTCTTGATCTTCTGCCGCTGGTTGTCGGTAGCAGAGTTCTCCTCCGTCACCAGGTCGTCCGATACGATGATCTCGAAGTGGCGCCCGATCAAGGAGGTATCCACGCCGGCACACATAATGGTAGGTTCCCTGAGCCCAACCGCAGTGCGCTTGTTCACGATGATCTCGGAGTCGGTCCACTTATCGGCACCGGTATAGAAGTCGCCGAACACCTCCTTCAACTTCTCGTTGTTCTCGAAGTGGGACTTTACACCACGCAGGAAGGTCTTCGCCTGATCAGCGGCGTCCGCTACGAGGAGGATGCGGACATCTGGGTTCTTGATGATCTCCTTGATAGCCCGCGCCACAGTACAGTGTTGGGTCTTCCGTGCGCCGGCGAAGGCTAAGATGAGAGCCTCGTCGTGCTCGTCCTGGAACTCCATCATCTCAGTGTGGAACCACATGGGCGGATCCCCACCCATAATAAACTCGCAGAAGATATCCATCCGATCGTGTTCGATCACCAACTTACGAAGCATATCGTTGGTGGCTTCGCGGCTAGCTTCGTACCTGGCGATCTGGGTGTGGCGGCTTACGCCCTTGGGGTGAGTCCCCGTGCCGTACTTACCGCCCCTTGAACCTTTTGGACGGAGGAGCCGTTTGGGCTTCTTTGACTTGGAGGTCGGCTCGGCAAACTCTGTAGAAGCGCCGGGGCTTTGCTTCACGCACCTCTTTGGCGCCTTCCTGCTGGTTCCTTTTCGCGCTATGCCCTTCCCTAAACTGGTGGGTTTCTTGGTAGAGGCCACTAATCACTCCCTCCAAAACAGAGGCGAGGTCCTCCGGTTTGGCCCCGGCCTTCTTGAGCCATCCGATGAGGACGTCAACCCGCTCACGCAGGGCGATGATTCGTTGGGTGTAGGGCTTGTCGTGCAGAGGTTGCGCCACTTCTTGTCCCACCACTTCTCTCGCGAACTCCCTGAAGCCGACAGGATCAATCCCCCACGAGAGGAGGATTTGATCAACTTGCTCAATCGACAGGTCCTCTTCATCGGTCAAGCTGCTGCCTCTAGCATAAACAATTCGCGATCGTACCACCCCTCCACTTGACCTCTGAAGATCCAGCACCAGGCGTAGTTCGGACCAGTGAACTGGTCGACCCACCATCTCTTTGCTTTGGGGTGCCGAGCCCAACTCGGATCTAGGGCGTACCAACACCTCAGTGTCTGGAGATAGCCTTCTCTTTCGAAGCGTGCCCTAAACCATGATAGCCCCACTGGGAAGAAGACCAGCAAGTACAGCAACGACATCCCGATCGTGGTGTACCTCTTGAACTGCCGGAGGTGTTCCCTTTCGTGCATGAGGGTAGACCACACTCGGTCCTCCCAGTTACTGTCAAGCCTCCTATCTATCTTCTCCCACTTCTCATCACTCCAAGCGATCGTCTGCCTGATCGTTGTTGTGAACCCGCCCAGAAACCTGCGGTTCCCACCGAAGGTAAGCACGAGAATCAGGTAACGCAATACCCTCCAGTACCAGTGCCTTCGTTTCTCCTGCATCCGCAGCTTGGGGAACTCCTGCTTCAGTTCCGCGCATAGCTGGTCTAACCGCCCACCTGCCATACAGCGCATGGTGGTGTACCCAAACTTGTGATCAACCAAGGCGCTCAAGGGTATCCTCCAAGTAGTTCCCATTCACCTTCCGACCCGTCGGCCGGACCACCTTCACCTGCTGCTCCGCTGTTACCGCGACCGTGAAAGTCAAAGACCGCGGCGACTCGTTTTTCAGACGGACCAACGTCCTGCAAAACCGCAGGACATCCCTCGCCGTCTTTAGCTCGTGTACCTGGGTTACTCTCATACCAATCTCCTACCACTTTCAGATTCGATTTACAACACAAAACGACTGCATATTGCAAAAGGCTTGAAGTGCAGTCGTTTTGTATGGTACATCCCAAGGGTCCCAAGGAGAGTAGTCATGGCACAAGAGCGAGCCCCTGACAAGTACCCGATACAATTTCGGCTAGGCACTGACCTCCTAGCTCAAGTAGATCGCGCAGTAGAACGAAGCGGGATAAGCAGGAACCAGTGGATGACCCGCGCCTTTCGGATCTACTTGAGGATGAGGAGGCCGCGGGAGGTATTGGTGTCCGCGGAGAAGATGCTAGCCCATAAAGTCACCTTAATGGCGCGGGTAGAAGGCGACCTCATAGACGAGATCAACACACGGTGTGACGAGAAGGACATCCCCCGCACCATCTGGTTGTTAGATGCGTGCCTCAACATGCTTGCCCGGAAGAGGGCCGCCCTCCACAAAAGGTCCCGGTAACTGGGGCTGCTCTACAAAATGACTCCATTTTGGTTTGATGTTCAGGAGATCCAGTTTCCTGTGAGTGAACCGGCTATATAGCCTACCTTCATCACTTCCTCCCTTTCTTCTTCGCCTTGCGCTGGGTCGATTTGGTGGGGCCCTCAAACTTGAGCTTAATGGTGTGGTTGATGGTATCGATCTCGACGAGCTTGAAGAAGTAACCCTTGATGGGGATACGCTCGCCTGTCTCAAAGGGGATGAAGTCATCGGGTACGGGGATGACCTCGCCACCCTTCTCGATGAACCTATGGCGCAGGGCATCCAACTGCCCTCGTGACTCGGCCGCCTCGTCATCGTTCAGTTCTCGGTAGAACTTACCGCTACTCGGATCCATCAACTACCTCCTCCGCTACTCCACCCATCCTCTTGAGCATCCGATCCAGGTACCACTTCGCCTTCTCCAGATCGACCTGGGGATCGGCCTTCTTCCCCGCGCGCAAGGTGTACTTCACCACGTTGCCCAGGTGGAAGTTGAGGTTGAACGCCTCGATGACTTCGATCACCTCCATCGACCCCGACTGGTAGTGGGGCGGGTGATTCACCATGTCAGGCTCCTTGGTAGGCTTGTCGAGCATGACCTCCGGTACACCGGGCGACTGTTCACCGGGCTCCCAGAACAACGCCTTGAGGACCTGCTCCGCCACCCCGTTGCGCTCCGCCTTGTTGGTGACGTCGAGTTCATCCATCAAGACACAAGCGACCTGGCTAAGGTAGGCGAGGTACGTACCCTCATCCCCAGCCAACTTCTCCTTAAATACCGCTCTAGCCTCTGCGAGTTCCATCTTTCACCTTTCCTTCGTTCACTACGATGTAGCCCTGGCCAGCACATGCCTTGCACCAACCACCGTCCACCTTGGCGGGTTGGCCGCCGCATCTTCCGCAGGGGCGTTTGACTGCGTTCTTGAGTTGCTTCTTCTTGCGTGGGTTGCGAGGAGGCGAACCGTCAGCCGGGTATCGCAAAGCCCCCCACAAGGATCTGATAGCCCGCTCACCATTCGCAGTTAACCGCACCGACACAGTGTCGGCGACAGCCGCGGTGTCGCGGGTCACAAGGCCGAGTTCATCCAGGAGGGGAAGGCACCGCTTGATGTAGGAGGGATGGGCTCCTGTCTTCTCCGACAGGTCGTAGATACTCATCCACCCCTCCGAGATGTGCCCCAGCACGGAGGCAAGCCGAGGCGTGAAGGTCTTCACATACGACATCAGGATCCCCTCTCCGGCCACACGTTGTCCCGATGCCGACACAAAGCCGTCACCAGGTCATCCACCGCGCGGCGCGACTTCAGCCGCATCACCATCAACATGTTGGGAGGGGCACCCATCAACCGCAGGGCCATGTGCACTTCAGTAGGCAGCCCTTTGCCATCGTCCTGCGGGTGGTACTCATTGATTCTGATCTCCTCTAGCTCGAAGATCTTGAGACCGGATAGGTTCTTCACCTCGTTCACTTCGTCAGCCATTGGTAGCCTCCTTCTTCTCCTCTTCGGCTTTCTTCATCTGCTCGGCCTTCATCTTCGGCGTCATGAAAGGAAACTCATGGGGCGCCAACCTCGGCAACTCCTCCGACTCCCGCCGGCGGCGCTCCTTCGCCTCCAACCGGCGGACCACCTTCGCGAGTTCGCGACGCTTACGGCGAACTTTCCCATCCTGCAGCTTCCGCATAACGCCGACGTGATGCAGTCGCACACGCCTGACGTTCTGCTCTGCCTTCGCCATATGACCACTCACCCGATCCTGCTGCTCCTCCACGCTGGCGATCTCCTTCTTGAGGGCGGCGATCTGAAGATTGCAGGTGGTGATCTGTTCCACCAGGGAAGCGATCTTGTCCTGACACTGCCCCTTCTTCTCCGCCAACCCGTCAGCCTGCGCCGCGTGCGCGGCCACCCGAGCCTGGGCAATCCCCAGGTCAACAGAGCGCGTCTTGCGCGCCTGCCTGATCGCCTCTAGCCTACCCACAAGCCAGGAGGTGATCTCCTCCTGCCGCTTCAGGAGCGGGCGCTGGTTGGTGGCCGTCCTCTTGCTCTCTTTCATGGCTGCCTCCTACTCTTGACCGAAGAACTTCATCACTAGCTCGGCTAGCTTCAGGTTATCCCCAGCCTCCACCACTCTGGTGAGGATCTTGTGGGCTTGCTCGTACATCGCCTCCGCTTCGATGAAGACGGGGGCACAATAGGTACTGACTCCCCCATCCGCATGGTCGAACTGGAAGGAGAACTGCCCCACCTCCTTGCGCCAGGGCTTGGTCGGGTGCACGGGGTTGACACCTTCGTTGACTACTCCCTCCACTTCTACCTTGACCTCTCCCTTCCTACACTCGGGGCACACGGGCGCATCCTCATACTGCACCACCCGTTTGCACTCCTCGCAGCGAGGCAAGGCAGCAAGCGCCTGCTCCGCACACCGCTTAACATGATCCCAGTAGTTCCCCGCGTCGCGGCAGGTGCGGTATTGGTCGTGGGCCTGCTGGAATATGCCGTCGGTTTGCTCCTTGGTCAATCCCGCCTTCAGCATATCAACCCGCATCTCTTCTACGATGCGGTCGACAGCACCAGTGTTGATCGACACGCTGAACTTGTTCTCCGTTTTCTTCATCACCTGCTCCTATCCTGTGCTGACCTGGATCGCGTGATCCCTGGGTGTCCAGTGGGTACACCGAGTGCACCGCGGGTGCGACTCGTCAGTCAAGTAACAAAGCGACACGCGGCGGGGCCGGTTGCCTATCATGAGTTCCACCTCTCCGTAGTTCCTGCAAGTGTCGCGCATCTCTAAGTCTGCCCTGTTAGTACTGTGCACAGCCACTCCTCCATTAGGTTATAGGTTATCAGAATCCGATAACCTATCGCACGTGCGGCAACAACACCTCATCCGCCAACGCTACAGCCGCACCCAGCGGCATAGGGAGAAAGTACCGAGTGTCCTCCCCATCAATACCAAACAGATCCATAACCGCTAACATCGACACCTGGAGCGTCAGCCCGACGATCTCCCGGTGGTCCCACACCGCTACCTCCTCGTGCGTGCCGATCTTTCGCGTGCAGGTATCGCAAGCGTAGTACGCCGCGCACATCGTCGGCCGGCGGGAGTAGATCGAGCACTGGTTGTGCCCATCCAGGAAGCCGCAGGGCTCGCTCATGTTGTACCAAGCGTGAGCCGCGTCATCGAAGAGGTCCTGGTATTGCTCTAACTCTTCCTGGGAGGTGCCCACTACTAGCTCGGCCGGGGTCTTGCCCAATCTCTGGGCAAGAAGGTACGCCTGGGTCTTCCCCTGGGCGATCACCTTCGCCATCCTATCGGGGCACTCCTCCTTAGCGTACTGGGCGATCACTACCCCCTCCATGATCGGTGTCATCACCATCTGGTAGCAGCAGTAGGGGGTGATACTGCACTGGCTACACCCCACGGTGATAGCGTCATGCGACTCGGACCACTGCTGGATCTTCTCTATCCGCGCCTTGTTGTAGTCGTTCAGGGCCTGCTGTAACTGTAGCTCGTTCATTCACTCGCTCCTCTTCTGCTCGGGTCAATAGTACAAATAAAATGCCTTAGTGCCTTTTGTACGGCTCGGATGTCGTAGCTTCCGCAACCCTCTGTTCTGCACCTGCCTAATACGCTCTACTGATCTACCAAGGTACGCCGCGATCTCCTCTAGCGTCCACGCCATACCCGACTCAACACCCAGGCCAAATCTACACTCAAGGATCCACTGCTCACGAGGATTCAACGTGCTGAGGGCCTCCCGCACTACGTGCTTTAGTTTCTCGTAGTCAGCCAGCCTATCCGTGACAGGATCTTGCAAGTACCCGTGGAACTCCAACTCCACGTCAGCCTGTAACACTTGGCGCCACTGGGGTGCGCGGGCATCAAGCTCCTCTTCTATACAACCTTCAAGCACTCTCGGGATGTACGCTACCTTCCCGTTGATCCACTTGGAGATATTAGGACTACGCCGGTTCACTTTCACTCCCCGCCAAGGAGCCCCATCTCACCACCGCACGTGGTGGATACGATGAAGTCCTCCTTCTCTTGTTTGTTCATCCGCTTGATCGCTGCCTCGATGCGGAGCGCCTCGCTTCTGGTGAACTTGATGGTAGACACCCAGACCAGCGTCACTGGCCGAGTGCCCCTCAAGCACTTCGCTCCGTTCTTGTAGTTGTTGTGTGCATGCACACGCGCCTTCGGGTGGGTGGAGATCCCCGTGTACAGGCGGTCCTTCCTATCCCGCACGACGTAGACCGAGAATCGGTGCTCACTCAACATGGGCGGCCAACGGGCACACCTGGTACAGCCCGAACGGGTCGATGATCTTCTCCGCTATGCTTTCGGCATGCTCTGCAGAACGAATAGCTTGCACGTCAGGATCAAGATAGAAGGTCGGAAGCTGGGCTTCCTCGGTCCACCCGTTAGGCTTGCGGTAAGACACCCTCGCCTGTATCTGCCAAAACCCAGGCTTCACCATCACACCCCTCCGATCCAAAGGCCTCGCAGCACCCACCCGATCACAAAACCACTAATGCTCAAGAGCAAGCCCCACCAAGCGTCGATCTCTTGTCTCGTCATCACTCGTTACCTCTCTTTATGGTTATCCGCTTCGTCACACAGGCCATACACAGCGGGGTGATCTCCACAGGTCAGCCGACCGCCTCACTCCGCTTATCCTCCAACCAGTTCGCAACGTCCACCAGGTCGTGCTTCACTGCCATCACCTTGGGCTCAGACCGGATAGGACCAGACCACGCGGCATGTGGAAGTCGGATTGGCTTCTCAGTGATGAAGAAGGCCTGATTCACCGGCGACCAGACCACCTCGTAGCCCAGCTTCTTTGCCAGCCTGTCTACCCACTGCTTGGTTGGGTTATCCATCTCTACCTCCTTATAAACACCGTGCGCCATCATGCGTTTCATAACACGCCCTACCTACCAACGAACAATCCGTATACCAAGACCACTCTTTACCATCAAAGACAAAGATCACATTCTCGACACACTTAGTATTTGATACAACCTCCCTAAACTCACCATGAGCACAGCAGTTCACCAATAGGGCCACCAATAAAATCAACCTAAGCATTACCATTTTCATACCCGCCCCCTTCCACGTTTCTAATGATTGGGTATAGCTTCTCTTTGGGCTTCACCTCGTAGTGGGTGCCGGCGAAGGTCACCCCGCCTGGTTGGAAGGCCAGCCCGGCCAGCATCTCCGCCACCAGGTTGAACACCTTCGCCGTCTCTCCCTTCTTCTTTGATCGGTACAGCAGGTCATCACCGTGGGCCCCCAGGTAGTGAGCATACGCCAGGTGCCTGGGCATCTTCCCGTGGTCTCCACAGGTGGCGCAGCCGTTGCACAAACCTCGGCACTCCAAGCAGGTGATCTCCTCGTACATGTCCGGTGGGTCCCTGTTCTCCATCTCCAGCAGGCGGAGGCTGACTGCCAGGTCCATCATGGTGCGGAGCAGGTGGTGGCTGTCATCAACCGCGGCCATCGGCTGGGCTTCTTTCTTCTTCATTGGGTCTTCCTCACAATCCTGGTGTGGGAGGGTGGCGTCCCTCTTCCGAACCTGGCCTCCATCCATACCTCCCGGCGCAGGCTATCGCCGTGCATCACCACCACCTCCGCCACCGGGTACGGCAACCACAACATCTGCAGGAGGGCTATCTTGCAACAGAGGATGTCCTTGTCCACCAGGGTGAAGCTGGTCCTGTTCAGCCCCCACTGACCGAACTCCTCGTTGATCAGCCTTGCAGCGTGAATGCACATAACTCCCGTCCCACAGGAGGGCTCGTGAATCTTCAACCCACCAGCCTTGGTGAACTGCTCCTCGTGGATGTCGGCGAGAGTCATCGCGGCCATCGCTGCCGCTACCCCATCCGGGGTGAAGTACTGGGCCAGCCGCTTCTTGTCGTTGACCGACGCTTCCTGGTAGATGCTCCCCAGGTGGTCGCTGGGGTTGGCGTGCATCTCCATCATGAGCTTTGCCATCCACTCCGGCGCGTCCCTGGTAGCCTGCTTCCCCGCCTCCTCCACCGCCTGCATGTACTGCTGCTCCTCCCTGAGCACTGCGAAGTAGAACAGGTCGATGACCACCCTGAACCTCGAGTACCACGGTAAGTGAGAGAGGGAGTGGGCGGTGTCTATCCACCTCAGAAACTGGGAGCCCGTGTCAGTCAGCATGAATCTCCCCCGTCCCCAGATCCACCCAACCAACGAACCTGTACTTCCAGCCCACGCCTTGCGCCGTGTCCGGGAACTGCGGCGGCTTCTCCTTGTACGTGTTCCTGGGGCCCACCGCTAGGAACTGTAGGTGCCCCAGCCCCGCGCTATCCAGCGCCCGGTTCTGATACGCGGCCCACCTCGTATCATCAAAGTTGTAAGGCGACTGCCTCATCTGCTCTATTGCTTCCTGCTCCGCTTTCTCTTTCACTGTTCACCTCCTACCAGTACAGGGCAACCTCTCCAACTCAGCGTTCCATAAATCAATCACGTCCTGGTCCGCGTGACTAAAGGGGGAGTTGCAGCACCTCAGCACTGCTCGTTGTACCCTCGCCAGCTTCTTGCAGTTGCTGCACTTCCCACACCGCTCCAGTATCCGGATTGCCAAGTCGGTATCTCCGACTCGCTCTGCCTCTAACGCCGCCGGTGGGATCACCCTGCACTCGTGGTCAATCGGTTTCCCTGTGGCCTTCTCGTGGTACTGGTTGCAGTAACTGGATAGGTAGTTGTCGCCCGTGCTCTTCTTCATCTTGTATTTACCTCCCTCTTTCCCTCCTTGCCGTACTTACCTTGTCCCTCCGCTTTTGCTTCCACTTGAAGTACATCCCCAACGCCTCCACCACCACGTTGGTCCTCGTTGTCTTCCCCAGTCGTGCCTCCCTCCCCAGATTCCTGATGGTGATGAGTGGCAGCCTGAAATTAACTGCCTTCCTGTTTTCCTCCCTTGTCTTTACGTCGCTCATGTATTTACCTCCCTGATATCCTACGTCTGTATTTACATCAGGAAGGGATGGATGTCAACACGTAAATACATCTGAGATTCCCCTGGCTTGTATATACAGGAGGGAGCGTGTAACTAGGAGATAGGGGTGGGAGATATGGACTGTATATACACCATGGAGGCAAGAGCAGTGAGATGCGGGGCTCCCCCTGTTACCTGTTTGTATGTATGTGGTGTATATACATGGATTACTCAGAAGTTGGCGGCATTTGTGTATTGTAGGAACCCCGGCCCACCTCTACCCACATAGCAGTAATCTAACCTCCCCCCGGTATGTTAGGAGGGAGGCTGTTACTGGTAATGGTGGTGTATGTACACTCCTGGTGGTTGTGGGGATTCCTGGGGACTGGGCTAGCTACGGGCGTGCTTGTGACATACAAGGGGGGTTATTCAACAGATACTGGTAGGATTTACTTCCTGGGGAAGGTAGTGTGTATATACTACCCTCTCATAGGCTTTACCAACCATCCTGCCTGTGTATCTTGCTGGTGATTGGGTTGCTTGCTCTTATCCTTAGAAGCGGGGTTAGGTTTGTTATTACCTGGGGGCGGGGAATTGGTTATTGTATTTACATCCTGGGGATCGATATCAATGATGTTGGTGTCTTTACGGTGGGAGGTAGCTTCTTCCTGCAGGTAAGAGATACGGTCAAGCTCTGCCTGTAAATACGTTGCCTGGGCAGCTAACTTCTCCTCTTCTGAGGTAGGTACAGGGGGTGGGGATTTGTCTTTACGCGAGGGGGAAAGTTTGCGCAATCTCCAATCTGGGATGTCGCGGATTACACCTAGGGGACCCATGAGGGGGTTGACGATTATCGGGTAAAGGGTGCTAGCGGATTGTAGATCATCAGTACCAGTGGATGGGGGGAGGGTAAGCTGTTTAGGGGGCGGGCCAGGTGGGTTGTCTACCTCTTCTAGGAGGCGGGAGAGGACACGTACTTCTTTCTGTAGTCTGATACGTATCTCTCCTGAAGATTGGCGGATGTGGTCCTTTGCTTTCGTTTGTTCGATGACACCAAAGGTAATACCCTTGTCTAATACCTTGTCGTAGATATCAGATTGGGCACGGAGGGCAGAGATAGCCGCGTTGTACTGCTTGTTGTGCTTGTCCTTCAGGAAGCGGTCGTGGGCGGCTTGGAGCTTACGCACGATGTTCAGTTGGAAGGAAGCGTACCGGACGAACGTGTGCTCTGGTCCTTGCTCTGCCCAAGAGCGGAGAAACTCCTCGGTAGCCAGGTCTATCTCCCTTTGTACCAAAGCTGGGTTAATGGCTACCGCTTCCGCTATCTGTATGTTGGTTTTGCCTTCGGTGTGTAACTTTAGGATGATCTGCCGGCGGGCTTTGATCAGGGTACGCTTACTGTACTTGGTTGGCTTCCGCTTCTCCGCGGGGAGGCGTTTGTTGGGCATCTTCTTGTCCTATCTGCAGGTAAATACGTGGTACAGGCGGGCGAGGAGAGAGTTGCGTGTGTATGCACCACACTTGGGACATCGCCTGGCCTTCTGAGCCGCTGCAGGAGGCGTCGGAAGCTGGACCAGGGTAAATCCACTACCCAGGCAGCTAGAGCACGCCTGGGGGCCGAGGATTGAGCCGACATCTACCTTCCCGCTGTCACAGTGACTGCACTTTGCTTCTACGAGGGAGGGGATGTTCATCTTTCGCTCACGTACCGCCTGTCTACTCCTTCTTTGTCTTTACATTCATTGTCCTCCTGTAAAGACACGGTGTCAACAGTCAGGGGTATGATGTTCCTGGGGGTGAGTACCTCGGCTCCCTTGGTGTCTTTACGTTTGATGAAACCGATGGGTACTTCCACGCCGTGGCTCATGCCTTCCATGATTGCTCTCCTCTCTTGTTGTAGGTTTCCCTCAACAGGTTGATGTCGCCTTCGGTGAACGCCTGCGCCCTGTGTTGGATGCTGGGATGCATGATACTGTCCCTGCGCTCATCGTGGGCCAGGCCGAATACATGGCCAACCTCGTGCATGATTACCTTCATCAGGAGATCACGATTGCCCAGGGGTTCAAGGGGCGGCAGGGTGATCTTGGTGGAGAGTATCTCTCCTGTCCGCTTGTCGTAGCGGTGGTAGGTCTGGCCGTGCTTCTCGTCTTCTCCCATGACTACGCCCAGGTGGCCCTTGGGGAGCTTGTCCAGGTCCAAGCCCTGGACCAGTATCACGTCAGCCTTGCCCATCATGACAAAGCCGACCTTGTTGTTGAGTTCTTCCCTCACCTGGTTGAAGAGGACGGCGATCCAGTTGGGGACGTTGGAGTGCATGAACACCAGGATGGGTAGCTCGGCCGGGTTGATGTGGAGCTTGTAACCATTGCGCACCATGAGCCCGTAGTCCTTCCACCGGCCCTTGGTGATCACTCCGTAGATCACGCCGGCGATGGCCACTAGGGAGATGAGCATGCTGACTGCAAACGTCCACGGGTGTGACTTGATGATATCAATCACTCGCTGTTCCTCCACTCAGGGCACTTGTTGATATGTTCCTCCCAGGCTTTGCGTTTGTACTCGTGAAGCTTACCCAAGATCACACCGCGTGTCTTGTACTTCCAGTCAGCGGGGTCCGGGCTTTCGTCCCAAAGAGAAGCAAGCATCTCCTGGTAGGCGTTGCCATCGAACAACCGGAAGTCAGCGTATCGGCATCTCCTCGGGCATCCTTCACATACTACGTTGCGCCAGTAGTAACCCTTACTACTTGAACGCTTTCCCTGAGATGAGGTCCGCCCTGAATTTTTCGAGGTTGGCTTTAGCCTGGGCTTCCGCTTCTTCGTTTCGTTTTGCTTCTTCTTCCTCATCAACTTCCGCTCTCGCACTCTGCTCTACTGCGCCCTTCTCCATCATCAGTTGCTGGCCCTCATCCATCTCCTGCCTTAGCTTTCGCACCGCCTCCTTCTCTGCCTCTTCCTTCTCCAACCCGTTCGCCTGCTCTGCCTTGATGCGCTCCTTCATCGTGGTTCCCCACACCAGCTTCACCAACTGCGTGGGCAGGATAAACTGGTACTCGAAGGTTTGCGCGTTGACCTGAAGCTGAGAGCCCCGATCGATCAAGTCGTGAAGGTGCTTCTTCCATCTCTTGAACTCGGCCAACATCTGGCGTTTGACCTTTGGTGGGATGGGCGGCTCCTTCCTTCTCCCGCCCACGAGGGGCACGCGCATAGGGACCACGTTGCCGGCCCCGTTTCCGCCTACTGCTTTTTGTACGTCCTTTGGGTTTGGGTTCTTCGTGCTGTTGCTCATCTTTCACTCTCCTGATTATCCGTGGCGCATCGTCGGCGAATAGCATATACACCGGGCACGCCCTGCAGGTGAAGCTGCACCAGTCCGCCATCGCGGCTATATCTAAGCAGTCGTCATAGTTAGGGCACCAGAGCAAACGATATGCACTAGCGTTCTCGGGGCAGTAAAAGGCTGCCTCGAGTTCACACGGCCAAGGCTGCAACCCTGCTACAGGAACAAGTCTGGTTCTAAGTCTGTCAGCCTTAGCACGTGCATCCACCTTCCTAATCCGGTGAGTCTGTCTACTCGAACGACTGTCCACCCTTTTGACCTCATTAACTTATGCACTGCTGGTGTAGCATCTATTATTCCTCGATAGAATCCATCCTTCTTCTCCCACTTTCGCACCGTAGCCTTACCGCCAGCGGCCACGACATACTGATATCCTCGCGGGCACTGCGGCGAGTACTTCACCCCGCTTCCCTGCTTTCGTAAGCAGTAGCCGAAAGGCCCGCGATCGAGCACCACGCAAACAGCCGGTGGTGATCCCTTGCTTGTCGTCAGTCTAAGAATCGTACCGAAGGGTAGAGTTCGGTGAGCGCACACCAGATCTTGAGGCGTGGGCTTGACGCCCCAGTTACCTGGGTAGCGCGCATATGGCACCCACCGACTCTTCTTCCACGGCCGGTAGAGTGACGCGATACCTTTATCTACGTGGACGGCGTTAAGTCCCGCTGGGTCGCCAAGCGCCAACGTCAACAGCAGGCGAACGATCACGATACTCATAATCCCCTCTGTAGGTTTCGCAGTAACTTATCCCAGTCACTTCCAGTTCTCGCTTGATCAAATCATGCACGTCCTTCGGCTCAAAGGGCCGGCAGCTAACGGCATCAAACATGAAACACCGCCGGGCTGGCCAAACGTGAAGTGCGATGTGAGAGGTAGAGATGAGACAAAGGATTGAATACCCTCCCTCATCCGCGAAGGGCGTGATCCGTAACTTAGCGAGGTCTTCCTCAATACAAGAGGTAGTCATGTTGAGGACACGCATGTTAGCCGCTTTCGCCGCCTTCCTCACCAGCCGTTCCAAAAAGCCGAGGTCTGATAGCCTATCGGCTGACCTCACAACTCCGTCCATGTGGTGAGAAACTCTAAGTGGCTGAACATTAGTATCCTGCATAACACACCTCCTCACCCCACTAATTAGGTGGGTAGTTCTTTAACAGCACGAGTTCTGAAAAGGGGTCCTGCAATGCGGTTTGCCGCAACTTCATCGCGCACTGGAATCGTCGCAGGGCAGCCTTGCTTTCATTGCCCCACCAGCCGTCCGCACCAAACTGCGGCAGGCAATCAGCATCCCACCGCAACAGGGACTCCTGCCAGTCCTTATCCGTCTTGAGGTCAGGTGCTTCGGCTCGCTTGCCCTCAATCTTGTCCATCACGTAATAACCAGGGCATGCCGACTTGCCGAAGTGGTAGTGCCCGAACAGACCTTCATCACCGTAACCGAATACGTGTTGCAGCCACGCAGTGGCTTTCCAAAAGTTTGACATCTGGTGTGGTGATGGCCTGTCTTTGTAGCCCTTGTACCCAGGGCCTTTGTACCCACCCATGATCAGCATTGCGATCAAGTGGGTGTTCTCATCTCCGGGGTAGCCACCTCTGTCACTGGCTCCCTGGCCATAGGTACGGGCAAGCAGGTCAGTGACCAACCACCCTGGACCTGGCAGGTCAGGAAACATCATGTGATAGACGGTCGTGGGCAACCCCGTGCCAGGGGTAATGTGGTTGTCCTCACCGGTATGGTATCCAGCGGTGTCTTTGGGGCGGTTGAAGTTAGCCGACCCGTTTTGGTGCGCACACTGGCCGAGAATATCCTCGCACTCCCGCTCGGGCCATGCGCCCTTACCCCTAGGCATCTCGTCTCGCTTGTCGACGAAGATACCGCTACGAACCGCGCACTGAATTGCGCCCTCTAGAGCCTTTCGATCCATTGTTTCTCCTTCTGCGGGGATTGTCTGAGTCAGCGATCTCGAGCACCACACGTTGCTTGTACTTGGCGGCAATCGCCTCGAACAGGATACGGAGAGCCTGCGCGTTGCGACCGCCGCGGCCGATCACCTTCCCGACCTCGCCATCGGCCGTGCGAACGGTGAGCACTACTGTGTTGCCACCGTCGGACACGGTCTGCGTGACCTCCACTTTGTCGGGCCTGTCTACCAACTCCTTCACTACATCAAGGAGTAAGCCCCTCAGTCTCGACGCTCCTTCTGCCTGAGTCATCTCGTGTACTCCGCTCCGCACCATCTCTTGGTGCATGTTTGTACGGTCACCTGCTATCACTTGCATGGCCTTGTTACCTCCTGCCAGGTATCGTACCAAAGCTTGGCCCTAGCAGTCGACTTTCGGCCGGCCCGCCCAAGATCGGCGCGGGGGGTTCCACTTCATCAGGATGGATAAACGGCCGCGTGATCAACGCCTCGGGCTCACTCTTGGTAACCCGGAGTAGCACCCGTCTGAGGCTCGGCCGCAGTTCTTCTAGTTGAATCCTCCCTGCCCTCACTTCTAGCTCCACGTGCAGTAAGTTGGCTATCAACACCGCGTCGGCCAGGTCCGCGCCGGCGGAGCCCTGCCGCTCGAAGTCCCAACCGAACAGCTTGAGGCATGCCTCCTTCATCTCTTCCTTGTCTGCGTGGCCGTTGTTGGTCCAGGCCAACTTGACCGACAAGGGGTCGTAGATTCGGAGAGGGATGCCCATGTGCCATAGCCCCAGCTTGATCGCACCACACAACTCGTGGATGCCGGTGTTCCCTCGGTCGTTCTTAGAGAAGGCGTAACCCTCCATCGCAACGTGCACCACACAGTCGCCGACTAGCTCGGCGATGTTAGCGATCGTCCAACGGGACAGGAGGGCGCACCTGTGTTGCTGATCCCTGTCCGTGTTCACCCTCATCTTGAACCAACAGAGCGTGTCGGGGTTCCTCCTCTGTAACGTCTTCTTGTCAGTCCACCCCATAACCGCCTTCACTCGGTCGTTGAGGACAAGCGCCATGGCGTGGCCGCGGAGAGACGGGTCAATCCCAACTATCGCTGTTGGTCTCCTTAGTGTAACGACGTTGCGTATAATCCTAGTATGCACCTGTCACCTTGCTCCTTCTCACGATGCCGGCGAGTATCCGGCGGAGGAGACGTTCGCCTACAGGTGACGCGGCAAGCTCGTTCACCCAATCAGGTGAAGGCCCACCGACATTGATCATCAAGTAATTCTCAATGATCAAGACACCTGCAGGCATATCGTCTACCGTGATGATCCCAGCCCTCATTTGGGCCAAGATCTCGTCGATACTATCCACCCTACATCACCTCGAGTCGCGCCCGCAGGAGCCGGGCGTACTTGCGGGACTTCTCGATCCCGATGCACTGCAACTTCATCTCCCTGCAAGCAACCAAGGTCGTCCCCGTGCCAGCAAAGAGATCAAGCACCACATCGCCCTTCTGAGAGTGGCGCTTGAGGAGCTTGCGAATCAACCACAGCGGCTTCTGGGCAGGGTGTTTCAGCCTCTCGTTACCGCCGCAGATCGGCCCCTCGATGAAGTTGTGGGCGTCCTTCACTCCCGCGTTGCTGAAGGGAACAAAGGTACCTCCCTTGCCCTTGGTGGCCCACACGATAGCCTCGCAAGAGGACAAGTAGGTGTTACGGTGCGCGGTGCCGGGGTTTGTCTTGTGCCAGATGAGTGCACCGCGATACTTCAGCCCCGCCTTCCCCATCACCCACTTGTAGTCTCCGATTGCCTCCAGGGGACAGTGAGCAACGATAGTCGAGTTCTTTGCAAGCACGCCAGAATCGGCAATGGCCGACACCCACCCAACGTCCAACTTGTCCCAGTCTACATCCTCGTTGATGCTTGACCGCTCCGCGTGAGCAATCAAACTCCGTTCGAGGTTGTACTGAGGATCAGTGAGCACAAGGTCAACCGACTCCGGTTCGAGGTCTTTGATCTTGCCCTCCCACGCACCCAGGAAGAAGGACACGGGAGGGGCCTTCGGCGCGGGCTTACCCTTCGCCTTGGCCTTCTTTGCTCGCGCCTTGGCCTTCTTCTCACCCTCATCCTCCAGCTTTTGCACCTTGCGGGTGTACCTGACCTTGCTGAGGGCCTTGGTAGCGGCGACGTTGCGCTCCCTGGTAGTGCTGGCCTTCTCTACCTCCTTCTTCTCGTCCGCTGGCAGATTGGCGATCCCCATGAGGTCCATCACCACCGTTTCGGACACGCCGAGTTGCCTCGCCGCCACCAGGGTGAAGCGCGGCGCCGCATCCTTGGACTTCGCCCGGCCGCGGCCGGTGGCCCCAGACGCCGTCTCTGGGTGCATCTTCGCGTACACCCGCTGGTACCTCTTGAGACCCTCGGCCACCTCGAGCTTATCGAAGCCCTTCCGCTTGACGTTCTCGGCCAACTGCATGACCAGGTTGTGCTCCTCGCTCTCGGGAGCCATCACCGTCACGCGGACCTTGATGCCCAACATCCGGCAAGCCCTGACCCGCCGCAGGCCGGCGATAATCACATACTCACCTTTTGCGTTCTGCCTGACCACCGCGGGCTGTAGCTGGCCTATTTCGCTGATAGAGTCGGCAAGCTCCTTCAGATCGCCGTAGTCTTTCCTGACCCGCCAGCCTACCTTGATCGACTTGGGATCGAGCAGTACTACCTTCACGTTCGCTTCCATTGGATTCCTCCTTGGGCTTTCATGCCCACGTTGCTACGGAGCCACCTCGCTCCCTGCGCACCACCAGGAGGTGCTCCACTGTGCTGATGACATCTTCCTGGTGGCTCACAATTAACTGTTGCTTCAACCCAAACTCAGACTTCAACTTATCTATCACCAGACTCATTAGCTTCTGCCTGTTGCTCGCGTCCAGCATTGCAAACACCTCGTCGAGCATCACCAAGCTGACCTTCACTCCCATCATGGATGCTACGAAGAGGCTACCCGCAAGACGAACAGCGAACGACTGTAATACCTGGGCGCCCCCACTTTCAAGGGCAAAAGGGCGCGTCACGCCTCCATCGATGACGGTGACGGTGGGCTCCTCCCTTCGAGCGCGGGGCCGGGCGTTACCGCATCCCTTGCATAACCCGCCACGCCAGACCTCCCCACCACAAGACGGGCACACCGCCTCATACTTTGCAAGCTCCTTAAAGGCGCTGAACTTGATCTGCTTTGGGTAGTCAAGCCGGTCTAGAACCCAGTTACACTTGTCCTCAACTCTCTCTAGTTCCTCCTCGATAAGTTGGGCAGGTACACCAGACTTACCGCACATGAATCGGAGAAAGTTCAACCGGCGGAGTTTTATAGCCCACGCCGCGTCTTCCTTCTTCGCCCGGTTCAACAGGGCCTTAGCCTTGCCTACCTCTTCGTATCTAACCTTGGCCGTCGCCTGATACTGCAGGGCGCGGTTGAGCGCTTCCTGCACTGTCCTAAGTTGGCTGCGGGCTTCTGCTAAGGCGGTCTGTATGCCGCGGAGAGGTCGCCCTTGCCGCTCCACCCTCTCCTCGAGTGCGTCCACACGTTCTCGTATAGCCGCGACCTTCTCCTTCATAGATCGCCGCCGGCGAACCAATTGCTTGACCTCCTTGTCGGTCTCTTCCCTAGCCTTCACACCTTTCGCCTCAAGCGGCTTACAGTAACAGCCGAGCAGGGGGCACTTACCGGTACTGATCTCCTTTGCTTCCTGTCTCCTCCTAGTGATACGGTGAGAGAGGTCACGCTCCTGGTCGTGGTAGTCACCTAGGTCACTCTGCAGTCGGGCCAACTCTTCGTCCAGGTCCGAGGTGCCCTTCTCCTCCTTCATCTGCACCTGGAGCGTGGCTACCTGCTCCGTCCTGATACGCACCTGCTCCTCATACTTGGCCACCGCGTCGGCCGCCAGTTCAACCTTCCGCCGCAGGTCCTTCGCTGAGTTTATCGTATCTCGGGCGTTATCGATCTTCACCTGCAGCAGGTGGCGCTTTGCCTCCACGTCCCCGGCCCAGGCCTTCGCCTCTTCTGCTAGAGCATCCCAATACCGCAAGCTTGAGGTCCACCGTTGAAAGTAGGCCCGCTTGTTCCCCGTCATGAATTGGTGGATGTCCCCTTGCATGAAATACGAAAGGGCGATGAAGTCGTCGTAGCACACGCCTACCTTCTCAGCGATGGCCTCTTGCGCCTCGTCACCCTTCAACTGCCCCACCCTGAGTATACGCTCGTTCTTCTTGCTGCGGCCCCTGGTGATATCGAGGGTAGTGGCGTCAGCAAAGCGCAAGCATATCTCCACCAGAAGATCGCTGCGGGCGTTGTCGTTGATCAGTTGTAGCTCACGCTCCGCACGAGTGCGGCCGTAGATACCGTAGGACACCGCCTGCAAGATGCTCGATTTTCCGGATTCGTTGCCACCAACAATCCCAATTGCTGACTTGTCGCCTAGCTGCAGGGAAAGTTGACGCCGGTACCCGAGGAAGTTCTTCAGTGCCAGTGACTCGACGATCATCTACCCCTCCCACAACTCGCGGTAGTCGAAGTGGTGTGCAAGTGCATCGACAACCGAGATAAACTCTCCCTGGTACTCAAGCACGCGATCGTTGTAGACCAATGCTTTCTTCCTCAGCCTGATCCTGCTCCCAGCGAACCTGCGGCCACGCGGAGTAGGGCGCCATAGCCCACTACACTTCTTGGCAGGGTCGTTGTTGGGCTTCCGCTGCACCAAGCCCCAATACTTCAAGGTAGGAAGCTGGTTGGACCTAACTAGCCACCGCGGCGCGGTCTTCGGCACGTCGACCCATTCACCCGTGCGCCGGTACTCCCTGCACAACCAGATTAGAGCCCGCGCCATCGTGTGGTTGATTGCCCTGGCGTAGGCCCGTGCGTACCGATCACAGCAGGGGCAGTAGCACCCCTCATCCAAGATCTCGTCGTAGAGTTGGTCACGGGCCGCGGTGACATCCCTATGCTTGATTCTCACTGCAGGCATGATCGCACCTTCGCCGTAACTTTTTCGTCCAACCAACTAGTGATTGCTTTAACAGGCCGGTAACCAACACCGACAAGATGATCGTCACCCGCCTCCTTATCGATAGTAGCGATTGCTTGCCACCGGGTAACCTGACCGGCCAGCCTAATTGGGGATACCTCGATCTCCTCGCTCACGTCGATGAGCTTGGTTCGATCATCCCACACCTGGAATACTACTTTCACTTTTGCCATCATCCTCTATCCGCTTCCGCAAGTTCTCGAACAACCGCGTGACACGCACACGCTCGTTCTTGTCGGCTATCCGCGCCCTGATGAACCGCTGAGCGGTTACCTTCGACGAGGTAGCCTTGGTCTCGTGCTTCTGCTTTCGCTCCCGCTTTGTCCTAATGGGTGGAGCGACGAACACCATGAGGGCCTGCTTCCGATAGAACTCAGCCTCGATAACAGACCAGTCCACAGTGCTGTACTCATCAACGAAGGGCCGCACCTTCACGATCGCCTGCCGAACATCGGTGGGGCCTATCGTGGTGATCATCTCCTGGGTGGTCGGCGGTGTGCCGCCATGAGCCCAGCCTGATGCGTCAAGCTCTATCTGGCGCAGCGTGAGGGCCTTCGAGCCGTATGGCACCCTGGCCACAGTGAGCCGGCGCTGCAAGTTGATCAGGATGAACGCACGGCGATCTCCTCGCTCATCGAACCGCAACCGCTCGGCCGCACCAGAGATGACCACCTTGCCCACATCCTGGGGCTTGTGCACGTGCCCGCACACGATCTTCTCGATATGGTCGTCGGTCAACATCACCTCTGGGATGTTGTAGTCGCTGCCTCGGTATGGGAACTCCTGCTCTCCCACCTTCGCGCCCTCCACGCCCAGGTGAGTGAAAGCTACAGCGCCGGGCTTGAGGACCTCCTGCACATCTGCTACTTCCCCAAACCACTCGTCTATCGTCTCGTACAGGCCAGGAGAAGGGAACGGTACGAAGAACAGCCGGCGCAGGAACTGGATGGGGCGATCCACCACCTGCACATAGTCCCAGTCCACCACCCGCAACGACTCGAGGGCAGACGGTGACTCTGGGTTGCTCATCACATCGTGGTTCCCAACCAGCACGAACAGGTTGATACGGGCCCTCTCGAACTCGTTGAACCACTGCACCACCATCTTGCGGAGGTGCTCGGGAGGCGTCGGGCGATCGAATACGTCACCCAGCACGACAGCGGTCCTCACATCCTTGTTGACGCACAGGTCAAAGAACCGATACATCTTGTCCCTGACATGAGGGGTCAGGTCGTACCCGTACAGAGCACGACCGAGGTGGAGGTCTCCGATCGCCGCGATCCTCATGAGTGCCCCCACTTCTTCTTGGTGCTGCTATCGCTGTATAGCTGGGAGGTCTCCCTCATCACTGTACCGCAGCGCCGGCACGTGGGGCACACCGTCATGGGGTCCTCGCCTTCAGGGAGGTGGATCAAGCCCTTGCAGTTTGAGCAGGCCCATACCTGCACTCGTATCCAACGGGCTCTCATCCCAGCCCCTCTTGGTCTGCCCACCACTGTACGACGGCAAGCGTGCCACGGTCGTCTTCTCGGTATACCTCGCTGTCATCATGCACGCAGGACTTGGGGATCCAGATCTCATCACCCAGGTCGGGTATCTCCACCAGGAGAGCCTTGTCGGTTTCTTTGAGGCACTCACACTCATCCAGGTACACAGGGTCTCTACTGCTCATCTTCTTCTCCGCTCGTCCAAGTGATCTTCCGGGTTGGCCCTATTCCGGCGCAGCACCATACCATTAGGGCAAATGCAGTAGTTGAGCCTGCCGACAGCCACCCCAACCGCGGTCATCGCGCGCCCTCGACTATCGATCACACCGGAGTTACCGCAAAGTGTGCAGGCTGCACCAGCGTAGAACCTGCGCCAGTACGAGGTCACGATGTTTTCTGTCATACGGACAGAGGATATGATCACCTCCTCGAAACCTGGGCCAGGTCGATCCGGCATCACCATCCTCCCTTCTTGTGGCCCATGTTCCGCATCTCAACAGGTACCACGTACTCTTTCTCGGGCTCGGGCACGCCCCACCTCCCCTTACCCTTGGGGACCAACTTCTTGCGGTATGGGACCTTGCCAGACATCACCTGGTTGAGTTCCTCAGCTTCTAGCTCCTTCGCCTCCTCCTTCGTTGGTGGGCGGACCTCAGCAGCCTCGGCCACCAACCCATCAACAGTGCAGATCAAGTAGCTGTCGATGAACTCCTTGGTATCCACCTCCGTTGACGATATACCGCCATCGAACATGTTCTCGTGGAACATCAGGGCGTGTTCCTGCCGCGCATAGATCGTCAGGATGCGGCCAGCCTTCACCTCCGCTTTCCTGCCCGACATGATGACCTGGAACCCCTTCGTCTTAGTTAGGCGTGCAGCAAGGTTGACGTCACCAATCTGCACCGTGACGCCCCGCTGAAAGGTCTTGCCCTCTGCACCAAAGGATCGGCCTGGGCCTTTGTACGTCACCTCGAACCCGCCAGGGAGTGTGGGCTGCCCGAGCGATGCGCGTAGCTGGTCCTCTAACTCCGCCCCGGGCTTTTGCTCTGCACCTTTCAGCTTGACTATGACTGCTTGATCTCCTACTTCCACGGCTTCCTCTTCTCTCCTCGCCCCGCGGCCTCACTGGCTTCAATCAACGCCTGCTTTAGCCAAGCTTGCGGGCTGTGAACAGTAGTCCGCCCGAGATGCCTCACCTCTTCTAGGATGGCGTCGATCTCTTCCTGGGTGTACCCCAGGAGCCTGAACTTGATGATCATCTCCTCGAAGTACATCCGCGCGGCCATAGCTCTCCTGATAGCGGGGTTTCTCGTCGCCCCAGCTATCGATGCAAGACCGCGCACCCTCCGCAGGGCGCCTGATTTGTCGTCCTCTTCTTTCACTTTCGCTTCCTGCTCCTCTTGGAGGCCTCCTCGAGTGAGAGTAACCCACGCTCGAAGTCCAAGACGATCTCCGCCTGCTGGTACGGCCGCGCCAACCTGTTCTTCACCGCGGTGATCCTGATCTTGAACCCTGCGACGTACTGCTTTCCCTGGCGCGTGCGCTTGATCTTGCCGAGGGACTCCAGTTTGAGGCGTATGCTCGCATAGAACTTGAGGGCCCGGCCGCCTGGCGGCTTGGTCTTCTCGCCGAAGGTAACGTCGGTGTTCTCCCGCACCTGGTTCACGCAGAATAGGATTGCGTTGGTTCTCGGTACTAGTGCACCCATCTTCCGGAGAGCAGCGCTCAACATCAACGCCCGAATCTGTGCCGCGCGGTCCCGTTTGATCTCCCCCTTCTCCTCTATCTCCTTCAACTCGTCGCGGGTAGCCATGCCTGCAACAGAATCGATCATCCCAACCAGGAGCCCCCTGCGGCCGATCACACGCAGGCTCCGGTGGAAGGAGCCGAAGATACCCTCTACCGTCTCGTCATCACCCAGCACCAGCTTGTCCAGGTCGATACCGTACTGGTCGGCCAGCCACTCATCCCAGTTGCCCTCAGCCGGGTAGAGGATGCCGTCACCACCCATCTTCTGCACCTGGGCGATCAGGGCGTAGCCAAGCCCGGTCTTACAGGTAGCCTCTCCGCCGAACACCTCCACGATACGCCCCCCGGGCCACCCTCGCCCCTCCCGGTCTAACACCAGGTCGAGGTCGGGGACGCCTGAAGGAACAAACATGCGGGGCTCTCCCAGGTCAGAGTCCCGAGCCTTGTGGACAGCGTCGGAGCCCAACACCTTCGAGAGGGCCCCGACTATCTGATCGATCTGGCTCGAAGGCTCCACCTCTCGCACGATACGGCCTTTGTACTTACGAACCATCAGTCACCTCACCCTGGCAGTAGGTGACGTAAGCTTGACCCGGCACGTCCACCGCGTACTTCTCCGGGTCAAACACCGCGGGGCACTCCTGCGAGAGGATGGACCCGATCACCTCCGCGCCGTTGGGGGTGATCTGCAGTAGCTCCACTTTCGGTTTGATTGCTCTCATCTTTCGCTCCTACTGGGATAGCTTATCGGAGTCCGATAAGCTATCGGCTATCTACGTGCCGCTCCTCGATCTCCTCGTCGGTTAGCATCCAATCAGGCATCTCAGAAGCGTAGTCGTTCTTCAACTTCTCCAGGAAGGCAAGCGCCTTCTTGTCGGGGGCGTACTCCGGATCGCTATCGAGCGCCGAGATCATCGAACTCACGAACTCGAGTCGCCTTCTTGATTGTCGTCGGAGCCATCCCCATCCTTCGTCGTTTTGGTGAAAAGCTTGCAGAAGGAACAGGGCTTGCCGGCGCCGTAGCTCCCCTCGCTGTAGTACTTCCGGCGAAGAAGATAGTCGCTTAGCAAATGCCTTAGTTCTGCAACGCCATTTTTCCACCGTAGCTCGCTTGTCGCTGCCGTCTGATCCTTCCCCGCTATCTGATCGAGTAGCTCTCTTATCACCTCGTCGCTTGCCTGATGGAGCCATGCCCACAGGTGCTTTCTTTCGTATACGGCGAGCGTAGCGCGGGCCCTGGGCGGGTCTTCGCTTAGACCCTTGATCCTCTCGGCAGCTTCTTTTGCTTTCGACCACCTTAACGATGATCCTGGTGTACCCTCCACCTTCCTGACGATGGGATACCGCTTTTCGCTTTCGCTCACCACGTTCCTCACTATTGTGGTGGTCCGCTTTCGCTTCATTAGGCGCCGTCCTGGGTGTGCGTTCCATGCACTTGAAGGTTGTGATCAGTCGCGACAGTCGCGACACGAACGAGGAGAAACCCACCTCTAACAGCCTCTCCCTCAGTAACTTTTTGTTGGTCCCCCTGAGTAGGCGGGCCCGAGCATAACTCTTCACGACTGAGGACCGATCGTCGCCTGTCAAGATGTCACCAAGCCGCACAAGCTTGAGGTTCCGCCGCACTCTCGTAAGGGCCTGTTTGTAAGGCATCGCCCCTAGCTTCCCCTCTTCCTTCGCATGAGCCATGATGCCCTTGAGGGTCTTGAACCGCTTGATCAGCTTCCCTGCGTTGACAGGGCCGATCTGATCCACGCCCTTGATGTTGTCGGACGTGTCACCCACCAAGACCTTGTAGGTGATGTATTGCTTGGGGCGCAGGGCCAACTTCTCCTCGCCCCCCTCTTTGTTGAATATGACGCACCTCGGTGGTTCTGCTAGCTGGTAGAGGTCCTGGTCCTTTGTCACGATGCCCACGTGCTCCAGGTGCAGGAACGAGGCTATCGCCTCTACTAGGTCGTCAGCCTCGTATCCGTCCTTCTGCACCTGGAGCACGGGGAGCGCGTCGAGGATGCCCCGCAGTACGGGTAGCTGCCGGGCGACCTCTCGACGCATCTCTTCATGCTTGGGATTCTTCTTCCTGTTCTCTTTGTACTCGGGATAGATCTCCTTCCGCAGTTCACTCCCACCATCAAAGCACAGGATCATCTCCTCGGGTTCCAGGCTCTCGGCTAGCTTCTCCAGGGTGCGCAGGACGCCGTACACGACGTTGACCTTCTTCCCCTTGTAGGAGAGGTCCACCTTGTAAGCCGCCGCGTAGGCTAGCCCCGACACGTCGACGAGAAGCCTGCGTCTCATTTGAAAGCCCTCCTTCCATTAGCGTGGCACCACGCGGTGAAACAGTTGTAGGAGCAAAACCCCATCCGCTGCCGCTGGCCGTCAAACTCAGCGGTCCTAGCGATACAGAAGTTGGTGATCTTCTCGTCACACCACGTACAGTAGTTAAGCTCTCCTACGCTTGACCTTCCGCCGCTTGGTGGCAGGGCGTTCACGACTATTTTTGCGTACCCGCCCTCGTCCAGCAGGCTTGGCCTTGCGCCGCCTCGGGGGCTCTTCTTCTTCCGGCTCGAACTCATCTTCCTCTTCCTCAATCTCTTCCTCCTCTGCCTCTTCCTCGGGCTCCTCCCCATCGTCTTCTAACTCATATTCTTCTTCCTCTTCCTCGATCTCTTCCTCCTCGGGCTCTTCCTCTTCCGGCTCCGAGAGCAGGTCATCCTCTTCCGCGAGGTCCTCGCCGTCAAACTCCTCGTCGCTATCGATCTCCTCCTCGCCGTCGAGATCGTCATCCTCGAAGTCGTCGTCATCGTCGGCCGCGCCGCGGATTGCCTTGCGCATGTCCTTCACGCTGGCCGGCTGCGCCGCTTTCATGTCGTCCAGGTTGTGCAGGGCGTCCATGATCTTGTCAGTCAGGTAGGCCGAGATGTTGACCGCCTCACCGAACTTGATCTTGTAGCGCGTGCGCAGGCCCTTGCCACGGCGGTGGATGCCGATGGGGATCGCGGCCTCGGGGTCCGAGATGTCCTTATCCTCATCGTTGATGTAGTCGATCACCTCGCGGAAGATCGCGCTACTCAGCGCCAGGATGCCAACGGTGTCGGGGTCCTTCTTCTTGATATCAGCCTTCCGGATGGCATTGAAGAAGCCGCGGGACTTCAGGGCGTACTGCTCCGAGAACTCGGACGATTTGGTCTTCCGTAGCTCGGTGCAGATCATACAGTCCTTCTTGCCTTCCGTTGCGTGCCTGGGGCACACCAAGAAGCGGTGTTGCTGCACCTCCTTCCAGATCACATCAACGTCGTCATCCCACGGGGGCATGACGAAGAAGTAGTTCCACCCCTCCTTGATCTCGTGGAAGGAACTACTCGACCTGGAGTCAATCTCCTCCTGCTTCTTTCGCGCCTTATCCATATTCAGGCGTCGGCGGCTCGACTTTGGCTTACTGCTCGATCTCCGTGCGGCCTCCCTCTTGACCGGCCTTCTCCGTGTTGCCATAGCTACTACTCTCCTTTCCGCCTTCTGCGGGGTGTCCGTGCGGTCTTCCTGACCACCCTCGTGGCCTTCTTGACCTTCGATTGAAGTGAACGTGTTTTCAGGTCTGTCCCATCCAACTCCATGCGGAACATCGCCCCGAGTTGGATCAGCATGTCGCGCCTCATCTCAAAGGCACGCACACCAGCCTTCAGGATATCCCTGTTGTACTTCGCCTTGTGCAGGGCGTTCACCGCTTCCTGGTACTCGCGGGTCCTGCGGATATACGACTTACAGTCGTTCTCCTTGCTGTCCTTGGGGTTCTTCTGCCTGTAGATCCGGTAGTGCTTGGCAAACAGTAGCTCGGCCTTCTCCTCCAGTTGTCTCACTAAGTCCTCGGCACGCGCCAGCAAGAACGCATAGTGCGCAAAGGAGCCAGCCTGCTTGCTGAACTCGTGGTTGAGGTCGGCACTGATCGCCAGTTCGTCTGCTATCGCGGTTTTATGGTCAACCACTTTCGCTCTCCTTTTATGCGGAGTATTCCTCTCCCCAGTAGTTCTGAACCAGCGCCTCTACCTTCAGGGGCATCTCAAACTTGTGCCTGCGATCTTTCGGCAAGGACGTCTCCATCCACTCCGTAATGTGGTGCACGGCCTCGTCGGTGTATGCGCGGTTACAGTTGAACATCAAAGCATCGTGAAGGCTCTGGTTGATACGCAGGCCAGGTATCCGCACCTTTTGGATACCATCATAGACCACCTTCGTTTTCATGTTCAGTATCTGCGTGGCCAATGCCTGAATCTCGAAGTTGAGGGCCTCCCTCTTCAGGTGCCCGAAGTCAGCATCCCTGCGGTCGGTGTCCATCCCCCACTTCGAGTTGTACCAATCGACAGCCGGTAACCGGCGCAGCCGATGGAACATGTACTCTCGGAGTTGCCCGTTGTCCTCAAGCCGTTGGACAACCCGCTCCCGGTATTCCGTGATGCCCCAGTACTTCTCAAAGAAGGCGTTGATCACCTTCTGTACCGTCTCGGTTCGCTCGTTCTTTGGCATCGTGCCTGGGAAGGCGTCAGGGTTCGCCTCGGCGATAGCATAAGCACCGCGGCCATATGGAATACCGAAGTTCACGCCCTTTGCAACGGCCCGCTCGTCCTTACTTATCATCGGAGCGATCCGCTTGAACTCCTCGTCCGTGGGGTTCCGCATCAACCGCGCCGTGACGCCCATCTTGGTGTGCAGGTCAACCCTATCGAGTAGCTCCTGCACCATTACCTCATCGTTGGCCAACCACGACATGACGCACAACTCGATCTTCTCGTAATCCACCGCGATGAGCATGCACTCCTCGTTGTCAGGGATAACCATCGACCGCAGCACCATTAGACGCGGGACGGTCTGGATCGCCGGGTCATCAGCGGACAGCCTGGGCGTCCTAGCGTTGGTGATATTGTAGGTCGGGTGCCAACGGTCACCTTCTCCCATGTACTGCAGGAACCCCTCGTCACCGTCCTTGCCATCCAGGTAGGTAGAGATGTACTTCCCCAAGCGGCGTAGCTCCTGCACGTTCTTGGCGATAGTGCCTGCCTTGTTCTTCTTCAGTGCAAGTGCAGCTAGGACGTACTTGTCAACGGCGAGGCTCCCCCCTTTGGTGGTCTTCCTGAGATCGGCGCCGGCGGTCTTGAGTAGCTCGGTGAGTTGCTTGGGGCTGTTGGGGTTGAAGGGCTCTATCTTGCCCTTCACCTTACGCACCCCCAGAAGCTTCACCGCGCTCGTCTGGAGCTTCTTGACGATCGCCGCTGACTGCTTGCGGTACACCGCGGACAACTGCAGGAGCCTTGCCCTGTCACCCTGCAGCCCGCGGAACTCCACGTCGGCCAGCGGGACGGTGAGGTCAAGCTCCACCCTAAAGGGCTTGGCTACCTTCTCCTCGTTGATGAGGGGGATCAGCTTGCGCCTGAGTCTCCAGGTGCCATCGACGTCATACCCGCAGTAGTTCCACAACATCTGGTCGGGGACCAGGTCGACTCGGAACATGGTCTTCTTGCCCTTGCTGAACTTGAACTGGTCGAGGGCCGAGTCGTACTTCCACCAACGAAGGTACCACTGGCAGAGGAAGGTTAGGTTATGCGGCTTGTTCTCATCCACCACGTGATGAGCGATCATCGTGTCAAAGCCGATCTTGTAGTCGACCAAGCCGGTGAGCTTTCGGAGGTGTTTGATGTCGAACTTGATGTTCTGCCCGTAGAGCTTGGCGTGCTCCAGTAGCCCAGTGAACTCCTCGATGATCTCGTTCCGCTCCCGCGGCGTCCAGTAGGGTTTCAGGTTCTGCCGGTAGAAGGGGAGGATAGTCGCGTGCCCATCCCGATAGCAAAAACCCGCACACATGATCTTTGCACGGTGCGGGTCGAGGGCTTCCTGCGGCCGAGCAGGGGAGCCTGCAGTCTCTAAGTCAACTACGAATGCACCAACCTTCCGCAGGTGGCGCAGGAAGCGGATAGCCTCCTCCTTGGTCTTGATGACGGTTACCTTGGTGTCTGGATACTTCAGCGGTTGCTTTCCCTCGGAGAGGTCCTTGGCGATCTTCAGGTCGTGGACGAGGAGGTCGTCCTTCTCCCAGTTGCGAAGGCAGGCCGATGGATGGAAGGTGGGGACGATCCAGAACGTGTGCTCGTAGTGCTTCCCGTTCGGGGCGTCCCACATGATGGTTCGTTGCTCGTAGAACCCGCGCCAGTCAGTGACCCCGCGCGTGTCCATCTTGAGCTTACCCTTCACATCTACCGAGGCACCCAGGGCGCGGTAAGCAACGCTTCCCAAGGCAACGATCACCTTCGGCTTGGAAACCAGGATGTCGTGCCAAAGGTACGGGTAACACGCTTCGATGATCGTCTTTGAGGGGGCAGCGTTGCCTGGGGGTCGGCAACTAACCGTGTTGCGTATGCGGAGGCGTTTGCGTCTAAGCTTCGCCTTCGACAACAGGTAGTTCAGCTTGCGGCCGGCGTCACCAACAAAAGGCCTGCAATGAATCTCCTCGTTCGCTCCAAGGGCCTCTCCGACCAACATGATATCTGGGCGCTTGGGGCCTACTGACCTGCAGCAAACAGTTTGACTCGTCTCTCCGAGCTTGCATCGCGTGCAGTCGGGGTTTCTCTTCAGGGGCCGTTGGATTGTCGGCTCTGGCTGAGCCTTCGCTTTCACTTTCACATTTGCCACACAGTCGCTCCGCTATGATCTCCAGCATTCGAGCGAACCAACCAAGGCTGGTGATGCGATGAACACAGCTACGGGGATGTGTAACGCTCCCTGATTGGTTCGCTCGAATGCTGGAATTATGTATTGATGATCGCTGTTTCATAACATCACCAGCGCCTTGGATATCATGGCCTTAAAGCAAATGCAAGCTTTATTTTCTCAAGGGAAAGGAGAGCCCCGCTGGTGCGTCGGAGAGTACCGACAACGAGGGACAGGGCTGGAGGGCTCTCCCAAAGTGCCAGACCTTCGCACCAACCACCGTGATCTAATCTTACCACTCCAAACGCAAAAAAGCCCCCGACCCTCCACGAAGGAAGGCCGGGGGCAATCTGGTGCACACGATGTCACCACCTGGGCGATCAGTTAGGGCGGTCTTCCGGGTCCGCCTCTGGTGAGGCCATGTGTTGCTTCACCACCTTGAACTTCTCCACCGCCCGGTAGAGGTCTTGAGCCTGGGCGTCACACTCCTGCAGCGAGTCCATGAGGAAGACGAACATCGGCATCAGGATCTCAAGGGCCACCATCATGGACAGCCCGGCCTCACTGAGATCGAGTTCCACACCTTCGACCTGGCCCTGCTCGTTCTTGTGTGCGTACTTCATCTTCAAGTCAAGCAGGTCGGGGTGAGCCCCACCGAGTTCCTCCTTGTGCTCCACCCCGCGGATGAAGTCCATGATGGCAAGCGTCTGCCTTGCCAACTTGTGCACACCTGAAGCGAGAGCGGACGACCTCTCCAACTCGTCCCGGAGACTGTCTAGCCACTCACGCATCTCGCACGATGATCGGGACTTGCATCCCGCTTTCCTATCCAGCATTCGCCACCTCCTTCTTGTACTCGTTAGGGCTAACCGAATACGGCTTCGGTTTGCCGTTGATGATCCAGTAGTGCCCGCACTCGATTGCCTGCTCGTAGACCTCCCTCGGGCCCCAGCCTTTCTTCTCGTAGTAGTCGTCACGATCTCTGTGACTGCTCACCAGGGAACCATCGGGCATCGTGTAGAAGAAGACCTGCTCACGGTAGACCTCTGCCGAGATCGCCCTCTCCCATCCTGAGATGTACGAGAGCACCCATCCTGGGCAGTGGTTGATCGATTTTAGGATCTCGACCCGCCTCTCGTTCATCGCCTGCGCGGTCATGCCGAACATCCTAGCGTGCTGATACATCTCCGCCAGGCTTTGCAGTGCACGCTCCCTGTGGTTGTATGCTGTGCTCACTTTCATTCGTCACCTCCTGGGTTTGGTGTATATACACGTAACCGTATATATTCTATTGCTATGTATCTTTATATTTTCTTCCTTATATTTTCTTTTCTTCTTTACAAATAAAAAGAAGGAAAGATCAAAGATCTAAGATCAATGTTCTATGTGCTATATACCAGATAATAGATTGTCAGCAGTTTTTGTTTATACTTTTCGATAACTTAGGTCGTGTGCTTGGTTTGCAGGATTTCACCTCTGTATATACAGGCAAAATACAGCAACCCCAGGGCGTACACCATTACCGTTTCCTGGGGTTGCTGGGAGTCTGCCGGGGAGGTGACGGGCCCAGCACTCCAGCGATCCCCCGAGCCTACTCACTCAGGAGATCAAGCAGTGCTGGCTACCCTCGCCTCTCGGAGTACCCGCAGTTCCTGCACCTCGCCACCTCGCCGATCGCTTTCATGTGTATGGTGTTGTCTATCTCAAACTGTTTGATCGACTTGTGCGTGGTACCAGGTTTGAAGGTGAAGTACACCTCCATCACAGCCTCACAGGAGGGGCAGACCCCTCCGCCTTCAGGGGCCCTGTAGATCACTTCGCCCTTCATGAGAGCACCTCATACTTCCACAACGGCCGGCCCTCCGTTGCTGCCTTGTCAACCCAGGCGCCCAAGAGGCCCTCTACCTCACCCGAGGTGATCGGGAGGTCCTGCTCTGACGCCGCGACGTTGAACGCCAGCCTTAGCACACCGCGGAACAGGTTCAGGGTGACCCCATCTTCATCCAGCTTGCTGACCAAGAGAACCACCTGCCTGTTGTTCAGGAACGTGATGAACTCCAGGATGTGATCGCCGTTGCACTCCTTTAGGTTGCCCTGCACTCTGATCGTTACCATATGCCACCTCTTTCGTTGTTGGGAGCGTAAGTGCTCCAGGGAGACCGTTAGCTTATCAGAGTACGATAAGCTAACGACCTCGAGCAACACTCACCTACTCCAAAGCTTGGGCAGGAACCCACCCTTTGAGATCCACTCGTCGAGGGCCAGGACAAGCTCGGCCAAGCGGCAGGCATCTGAGATGGCCGCCTCCTTCGAGTTCTCGTCCAGTTGATCGTAGTCCACGTCCTCAAGCGCGGCAGCAAGTTGTAACTGCTCCTTCAGGTTCGCATCCGGATCCATTAGTATACCTCCATCCGCATCCGCGATAAGTCGCAGTTACTACCTGATTGTAACTCACCGGGCTTCCCGTCGATAGCTGGGTCAAACTCCTCCAGTACTCCGTCCTTGGTGTGAACTATCAACCCAATGTCGTAGTCGGGATTGTCTTGATCCCTCAACCACACCGCCGAGATCTCCCTCACCTGCGGGTCAAGCTGGTTCCCATAGACCTCCGGGCTGGAATATCCGAGGTCGTTCTTGGCGTACTCAATCGCAAGGTGTTCGTGCAGTGGAACATATCGTCGGCTAGGCATTGCACACCTCCCCTTGAGCGAGGCGAGCAAACAGGCCCTTGATATGCGGGAGCGTGTCGGCAACATACCTCGCTGCCTTGTTCCACAAGAGGTTCAGCTTGTCCTTGTTCCCTGAAGAGTAGAAGGCGTTGTGCATTTGGTCCCCCAAGAGGTCCTCCGCCGCATTCACGTCGTTGTAGATTTCATCGGCCAGGGCTCCCTTGATGTCCCTCACACCAGCCTTTTTCAACTCTGCCCACTTCTCCGGGTAGGTCCACTTGTCCGCCAGGTCAAAGCATGCATCCCCAAAGAACCTTGAGAGGGAATCCAACTCGCGTGCAAGCGAATCAGGAAGCTCCTCCCTGCACCACAGGACGGTCTTGGCCCGCTTCGGCAGATCAGCCCAGGGCTCGGTTGCGCCCTTGACCCTGACCACTGAGGCGCACCAAGGCGGTGGCTCACCGTTCCAGATTGCCATTGCCCCAGTGAGCCCGAAGATCTGCCCCTTCTCAAGATCGAAGTGGCTTCCCTTCGGGAGCGTTACCTGCGCTTGTCCCTTTTCGTTGACAAGTGCAGTGTAATTGTTGACCACGTACCCTTTGTGTGTTGGGTGCATCATATCGTCACCTCCTGTTTGCGGGAGCTTGATTGCTCCATACTGGCCACCAGCTAGTGGTGGCCAGGGGTGCAACAATCAAACACTGAACATCACATCGTGGAACTTGTCCTCCAGCAACTCGTTGATCGGGAAGATCTGGTTGCTCCACTTCTCCACCGACCCATAGCTGCCGCCACCCATGGCCACCATCACGCTGAACACTTGGAACGACAACTCCTCCTTCTTCCTGGCGAACGTCTTGTCCCAGTCGTCGCTGGTTGAGCAGTAACCATCGGTAACCAGGAGAACGTCTGCCTTCTTCATCTCACTATCGCCTCTGATGATCTCTACCGCCTGATCTAGCGGTGCCTGAAAGCTTGTACCGCCCCCGCTGAAGTGCTCCATACAGTCCATCAGGGCCGCGGTGTCGATCTTCCCATGGGGCACCACATCGGTGCGGGTCACTCTGGTGTCGAAGTGAACAAACGCCCACGTTCTCTTTTGCCTGTTAGCGACCTCGAGCAGGGCCAACGCCACCGCCTTGGCCCACACCTCTCGGTCACCACCCATGCTGCCCGACTCGTCCATACAGATGACGATCGGCCCTCTACCTTCTTTCTCCTTGCCCGACAGCTTGTACTGCAAGCACTGCCGATCCAAGAAGCGGGAATAGAACATCAACTCCCTCTCGCCCCCGCCCCCGTTGAGCAAGTCCATCAACTCGCTGGGGAGCAGGCGATCGATCTCGTTGCCCTGCTCAATATCAGTGACCTCGCTCCTGCTGTCACTCGCCTTGCTGCGTTGCTTCTCCGCTGCCACCCGCCTGAGTCGCCCTGCAAGCTCCGCTATCTTGGAAAGCTTGGGGCTCGCCTTGATCCGCTTGGCAAGCTTCCGCTTTGCCTCTGCGTTGCCCAGCCTCGCCGGCGCCCCAGGCTCCGTACCGTAGCTGAACGACTCAACTGCCTTATCCATCTCTCCGATCTCTTCCTGCGCCTGCTCGCACCCCTTCCTGATGGCCTGCCTCAAAGCTACCGGGTCAAGACCTTCGGCCATCTCCTGTGCCTCAGCCTTCGCCTTCTCCAACCGCTTCTGGGCAGCCTTCAGCCTCTTACCCACCTGCACCCCTTTTGACATCAGGTCGGAGAGCCCTTGCACTCGCCGCTCCAGGTCGGGGATGTCCTCCTTCGACTGCCTCTTTTCCATCGTGGCCGACACCTGCTTACTCAGGGTGGTGGTGGCCATCCCAGACCAAACCTCGTCGCCCTTGCACCTGTCCTGCAGCACCTTGAACTCCGGCACCCCCTCGGCCGTCCCGTGAAGCTTCTGGGCCCACTCACTGTCGGCCGCGGGCTCGTCCAACTTCTTGGTGCGCGGGTTGTAAAGCCTAGAGAACAACTCCCGCTGATAGTCGGGGTACCGATTCGCCCGGCCCCTGCCATCCTTCTCCGCAGCTTGCAGGCCCTTGTTATGATCCCGCTCACTGTCGTACAGGTACCGCTGCCAACGAGATACCTTGTACACCAGGTCCTCTCTAGATAATTTGCCCATATTGTCACCTCTGGTTGTTGGGAGCTTGATTGCTCCAGTGAGGGCACCAGAGATGGTGCCCTCTAGCAACACTCAAGCTACTTCTTCACCTTCACGATCTTCACCTTGCCGGTATCAGAGATCACTTCTTCCTTGGCCTTGGCTGGCGCCTTCTTCTTGGCGGGGACTTTCTTCTTCGGCGCCTTCTTTGCCGGTGCTTTCTTGGCGGGGGTTTTCTTCGTTGCCTTCTTCGCTGGAGCCTTCTTCCTGGACTTCACTACGTTCTTGACCTTCGGCACCGCTTCCGTATCCTTCTTCTCCGTCTTACGCCGGCGGCCCTTCTTCTCACCCTTCTCCTTCTCGACTACACCCAGGATTGCCTTGATCTGCTTTTCGCAGTCCCCCAGCCCCTGGTTGATGTCGACCACTTTGATCTGGAGAAGTTGGGCGTACATTTGCGCCCGCTTCTTCAACTCCTTGAACTCCTCCAGCCGGCGTTTGAGGGTATCGCCGCGCGGGGCGGTCTCCTTGAACTTCTGGATCTCCGCCTCCACCTCTTTGATCTCCTCTTCCAACGCGCGTCGCGCCTGCTTCCCCAGGTCCTCCTTGGAGAGGTCGTTCCCATATACCGGCAGCACCGAGAACTCGGCGCCGATTTCCGACATCACCGCCCTGTGTTTCAGCAGTGTCTCGGTGTGATGTACAGGAACGAAGTAGACGCCACCCGTGTGCCGCAAACAGATAGACCCCATCCGCTTGGCAATGTTCCTGGTGAGCATCCTCGTGAAGTCCCGGCCGATGTACGCCTCCTGCATCTCCGTGAACAAGGCCTTGATGCGACCTGCCAGGGGGTGCTTTGAATCAGTTACCTGCACCGACTCGTGCTCCTTGTTGTACTTCACTTTCGCCTCGACGCCGTAGGCCAGGTCTTCCTTCGGCTTGTCCACGTCCTCCTTCACAATGCCCACGATGATTGCCTCTTTGGTGTCGTCGATCGGCCGAATCATGTAGCCCTGCCGATCGCCACGCTGCGCCCATCGCAAAGCCTTAGTGAAGGCCACGCTGCCCTCAATCTCTGGGGGCAACCAAGCCTCGTCCAGGCCGTGCTTCTTGTACAGCTTGATCAAGTCGTCTCGGTTGATCCTGCAGCCCGTAAGCGTCCACATACAGATACTGCCGATGTGGGGCGCGTCCGTGCTGGCCATAGCCTTCGCGATACGGTTGATCTCTGACTGTGCTTTCGTTGCCATGTGTCACCTCCTGTTGGGTTGGTTGGAGCACCACTGCTCCACACTGGCCCCTCTTCTGAAGGGCCAGGTTGCAACATTGGTACCTAGATAGAAAGCCCGCTGACCTTGCCAGCAAACCGGCCGGCCTCGGTCATCATGGTTTCGATCTCGTCAACCGCACTCTCCACCACCCCGCTCCGCTTGCCGTTAGCAAGCTTCTTCAACTTCTCCACCGCCTGCTTGAACTGCCCGTTGGCCTCCACTACCTGGGTGAAGACCTCTGCCGACCTGCTTTCCTCCACTTGCTCGTTGAAGGGGATCTCCCTGTACGTCTCCTTGCACGCATCCAGGATAACCTGGCACTCGTGCGCCAGCGGGTTAGCTACCTTCGCGATCACCCGTCCCAGTTCCCCTCTGTCCTTCGGCTCCTTCCAGAGGATGTGACGAAGTAGCATCAGGTCCTCTTCCGTCACCTCGCTCCGACCGTTCAGGTAAGCGTGTGCCTGCAGCAGGCACAAGCACTTGACCCATCGCCTGTCACTGCATAGAAAGCCCGCCTTCTCGATAGCCTGCTTTACCTCAACCAGAAGGTCGAGGATGTCCTCGGTGATGACCACCTGGTCGGCCTCTTCCTGCGCAGCCTGTAGCTCCGCCATCGTCAGCGTTGTGGAGATCATCGGCTCGCCGTTCATCAACATATCCTTGAACGCCCCGCGGTCTGATATGTACGAAGTCCAGTAGCGCAGCAGGAAGCGATCGTAGAGGGCGTCCAACTCGCCTGATTCTGGTAGCTCGTTGCTCGCCCCAACCATCGTCTCCAGGGGGACGTCGAGTGCCTGGCCGCCGTTGTGGAATTTTCGCTCGTTGATCAGCGTCAACAGGTTGTTAAGGATTGCCGAGTTAGCTTTGAACACCTCGTCCAAGAACGCGATCGAGGCTTCGGGGAGCTTGCCGCCGGTGACCCTCTCGTGCTTGTCCTGCTTGAGGGCCTTCAGGCTGAACGACCCGAACAACTCTTCGGGCACCGTGAACCTCGACATCAACCAGTAAAAATACGACGACCCGTCGATCGCCTTGCTGGCAAGCTCCACCATCAGCGTCTTAGCCGTCCCTGGAGGGCCCAACAGGAGCATATGCTCCCGGGCCAGCAGGGCCACCAAGAGGCCGTCTACCTCGTCCGTCCTCTCCACCAGCGCCTCGTTCATCTCCTCGCGGAGCTTGGTCAGCTTGTCCTGCACCGACAGCTTGGGAGCGGGCTTGCGTTGCTTCTTCACTCTTGTCGTCATGTGTCACCTCATTCGTTGTTGGGAGCTTGATTGCTCCAGTGGACCCACCCAGTGGGTGAGCCCTAGCAACAATCAACAGCCGCGTAGCAGACCGGCGATCGTGATGAGAATCACGATCGAGATATAGATACCGATGAAATCCGCAAAGTCCAGCTTGTCTTTATCCTTATCCATCACTGCACCCTCCCGCACTCGGTGCAGTACAATTCGCCGCTCTCGGGGTCGGCAGCAAGCACGCCCTTGCAGATCTTGCAGTGCTCGTAATCCGGAACCAGGCCCGTGCCATTGCAAACCGAACAGCGATTGCCAGGCTCCTTGAGCGAAGATCCGTAACCGTTGCAGTGCGAGCAAGCTTTCTTTCCTGTCGTATCGAAGGGGTCGTTCTTCATTTGTCACCTCTGACGTTGTTGGGGGCTCCATTGCCCCTTGATGCCCTCTACTCGAAAGGGCATCAAGGGACAGGCGAACAACCCGAAAGCTCCTCGCCTGCCCCACCAACAAACCATGAGGTGGTGACATATGTGCGTTCACTGAATCGTGGGAACCACCTCCTCACGATTCAGTGAACTTCCTTCCCGGTGTTTCAATCTGGGAGCTTGTCTGGAATTCAGACAAAGAAAAAGCGCGAGACATAGCTTACGCTTTGCAGATCATTTCACCTGCTGGCCGTCGGCGCTAAATCGCTTTGATCTAGCTTTTTGGAATCGCGAATCACTCGAGCAATCGATCTTGATGATCGATCTAGCTCTGCTTGCTATCGAAAGCGAGCAGAGCTAAGTAAGCTTGATTCCAACCCGGAGCTACAATGCGCCATTGCGGAAGATTGCTTGTATCCGGGAGCCTTCTCTTGGGATTTCATTGAATCCCGCGACACCACCAAGCAATGTTTCACTTGCTTGCTGAGGGGCCTTATTTGCCATGATGTCGGTATGTATTGCATCCATATTCTATTTTACGGAAGGTTACTCAGAATGCAAGAAGTTCGTTGCATATGCAGTGAAAAAGTTCCACTGCACTTTCAATTAGTTAGGCTGATTTGAGGCTACTCGATGGCGAGGACGGTCGGAGGATGCTGTCGGAATGTCATGCTACTTACATACAGGGCTGTGAGGATGCGATACGATCCCTCGGTGTGCTATCCAGCGGGCGGGCGTTCCTTCTTTGCCCCGGGGCGATCGTCCATCGAGTAAAACGTTGCACCGGCCCCATCGTACCATAGCACTGATTGACCTCCACCTCGGAAGCGTGCGGCGTCAATTCGTACTAACGTCTTGGGGTCTAGTACTTCGTTGTCGTCCTCGTTGGATACATCGCCACCATCAGCAAGGGACGCGGGGCGGGCCTGCCTATGCAGCAGGATAATCTGGTCGGCGTCGGCTGGGATGGAGCTACTGTCCTTAATGTCGTCGTACTTGATCACCCGGTCGCCTTGAATCTTCTTCGGCTGGGCGATCAGTAACACCACGATATTCATCTCCTGGGCCAACAACTTGAATGCCCTGGTTACTTGGCCTACCTCGGCCGTAAGGTATTGCAACGACCTGCACAAGAAGTGGAGGTGATCGAATATCAGGAACTTGATACCGTACCGCTTCACGCTCTCCTTGATACGATCGAACACAGCATCAACCTTTAGGGAGCCGCCCCAGTCGGGCTCGACGAAGTAGAGGGGCAGCCGGCGTAGCTTATACCGCGCCAGGGAGAAGTCCAGGTGGTTAAGCTCGTCCACCGGCTTCTTCCTGAGTACCGCGGCAACTTTCTCCGCCAACCTGTCTACGCTCATCTCCAGGCAGTAGACCAAGCTCGGCTCCCCCAACTTGGCCAGGTGTATCCCTTGGTTAAGTGCCCACGTGGTCTTCCCTATCTTCACCTTGGCACTCAGAATCACCAGGTCACCAGGTTGCCACCCTGGACCGAGGAGACGATTCACGGACTCCCAGGGTGTTGTGAAGCCCTCGTCACCTAACTCTGCCCTGGTGCGGCACTGGAGCATTGCATCCGCGGCCGTAACCACCCCGTGCACCTCGAACTGCTCGCGTTGCTGTACCGCCCTGGCTAGCTCCGGCCCGCCCATCACCTTCAGCACCTCGTTGGCGTCGTGCATTGGGAGTAGGACGTTGTAACACTTATCGAAGCCCATCCTACGGGCTAGTGCACGGGCCCCGTTCTGCCCTACTGCATCAGCGTCCAAGCAAATGGTGATATCCTCCTTATCAGCCAACACGTCGTACCACTCGGGCAAGAATGTTTCTGCTCCTCCTGTGAGCCCTATGACGTTGTGCACACCTGCCTGCCAGAGGGCTATCGCGTCGGTCTCCGACTCGGTGACCACCACCGTATCAAAGTCCGCCAAGCAGTCAGCGTTGAACAGAACAGAGGCCGCTCCCTTCACCCGCCTGAAAGACTTCTCGGCTGGGGGTAAGCTCCTGAACTTCACGTTGTGGCACACGCCGTCGTTGATGTGGGGGATCGCTAACCAGTAAATGCCGTGCTTCTTCTGCAGACCCAGCTTGAACTTCTTGATGGTCTGTAACTCGAAGCCTCTCCTATCGCAATACTCGAGGGCTCTCTCGTTCCGGAGGAGTTGCTGGTGCCACTTCTCCACGTACTTCATTGGTACCGGCTTCCCGCCCTTAGCACCCTCCTCGCCAGCGGCCTGGGCTGCCGACACCACCTGCTGGAGGTCCCCTAGTTCCCGCTTCAGCCGGTACAGGTTGCCCCGTGCGTCACAGTTCCAGCACCGATAGATAGTACGCTGGGCGTGGATGTAGAACTTCCACTTCGACTTACCGCAGAAGGGGCAGGTCTGGATCGCCAGATTACCACCACTAATGTTTCGGTACTTCCACTTCTTTCGCAAAATATACTGCTTCAACTCGGGCAAGATTTCCATCTGCGGCTCCTACTAAAAGCGAGGGGCAGAGCCATAACAGCCCTGCCCCTCGGGTAATACTACAGTCGAGGAGCACTAACTACTGCGACGGCGAACCTTCTTCCTCCGGGGGGTAGGGGCCTTCTTGGCGGGGGCCTTCTTCTTAGCTGGTGCTTTCTTGGCAGCGGTCTTCTTGGGGAACTTCTTTGCCTCCACCTTCAGGATCGCGGCGATGACCTTCTCGTTCGAGCCCAGCTTGATCGGGGCCTTGAAGCCCAAGATCGAGGCGATCATCACCAGCGTGGGTCTAGACATCTCCTCGAGTTGCGCCCTGCTATAGGGGAGCCCCGCCTTGATCTCCTCGCGCTTCGCGGCCTTATCGGCCTCCGAGACCTTCTTCCGCTTCGCCGCGGCCTTAGTGGGCTTCTTGCGGGCCTTCTTGGGGGGCTCGGGCTCCTCCTCTTCCTCTTCGGGCTCTTCCCCGAACTCGTCCTCCTCTACCTCCTCCTCGAACTCCTCCTCCTCTTCCTCTTCGGGCTCTTCGGGCTCCTCCTCTTCCTCCTCTTCCTCCTCGTACTCCTCTTCCTCGGGCTCCTCTTCCTCTTCTTCCTCCTCTTCCTCCTCGGGCTCCTCTTCCTCTTCCGGCTCCTCTTCCTCCTCGGGCTCCTCTTCGTACTCGCCCTCCTCCTCGAACTCTTCCTCCTCCATCACCTCTTCTTCCTCTTCGTACTCCTCTTCGGGCTCCTCCTCGCCGGCGAACTTGAACTTTGCCTGGCAGAAGGGGCAGACCTTCAGCTTGTCCACAATGTCACGCCGGCACGCGCCGCAACTATAGGACCCATAGGTCTTGTCTTTGCTCAAGGCCTGCCGGATGATCTTCTCCAGGGTACGCTGGGTCGCACCCTTCGGGATCTTCAGTCCCAGGTCCTTGCAGCCTTTGGTGAGGGATTCCGTTGTCACTGCTACTTGTTCTGCCATGTTCATCTCCTTTGTTGGGCACAGTATCTTTGCACCGTACCTCTTCCTGATGGGTGGTAGCTTTCTCTTGAGCACCGGCACTCGCCGGTCCCAGAGATAATACAACCTGCTGTGCTTGCCCTCAAACGGCCTGGCCAACCTGCCCCTCATTTGCTTGAAGCGGTACAGCTTCCTGTCCGCAGAGGCACAGGTCATGATCCCCCGGTCGAGGGGTGGGATGTTGATCGAATCTTCGGCAACTGAAGTGCCGATGCCTATCTCTACTGTTCCGTCGCTCAATCCTTTCTCTGTTGCCTTCGCCTCCTTCTTGTTCGTAGGACCGCCCAACAGCAGGCCCGCCTTGAACCCCGCGGCCTCAATCTCCTCCTTCAGGTACCTGCAGTGTGTGGTGCGATCACTCCATATCAATACACGATGACCCGCCTGTGCCTCGTTGCAGGCCAAGCTTATGATGGTCTGGTTTCTTGCTCTGTTGGTGGTTAATTGTTTGATGAGGTCGGGCCAGAAGTAGTCACCCTCGAAGATAAAGTTGGTGGGGTAGGCAAGGACCTCCACGTCACACTGCCCGCTGCCTTCGGCTAGCCTCCACCCCCTAGGGCCAAAGGTGTCGTACAGCAGGAACTCCCTCTCGTCCGACCTGCGCTCGTCATCGCTGGCCCCCAGCCTGACCGCGGCCGGCATGTTGTTGACTACCTCCCTGAGCGTGGGGGCCGCGAACCTCGAGACCTCGTCACACACCACCGTGCCGAACCTGTACTTCACCTCCTCCAGCCTGGTGCGTACCGACTGAATCATCCCTACAGTGATCTCGGAGAACTTGGGCTTGCCAGTGAACGCACCACCAATCCCACCAGGCTCGATATCGAAGTACTTCGGGATGCGCTCCAACCAGGTGCGTTGCTGGCTCTCCTTCCACACCAGCACCAAGGCTGGTTGCTTGAAGTGGGAGATAACAGACAGGAGCATCTCTGTCTTACCGCTCCCGGCCGGGCCCCTGCCGATCGTCTGGTGCCGGCGAACCATCTTAGCAACAGGTGCTTCCTGGTAGTCGCGGAGCTTTACGCTGCACGCGAGGTCGACTTTCGGCAGCCAAAGCCGCTGGTCAACCACCTCGTACTTGAGGCCGTGGGACTTCAGAACCCTCACAACCTTGCCCAGGGCGCCCCTCCAAAACCAGATGTACTGCTGGTCCTTCTGGTGGGTCTTGATTCTCAGGGTGAGGTCACCCGTGTCCTGGTGCATCTTCCTGCGTTTGATGTAAACGGGGTCGGTGTAGGTGGTTTTGCGTGCAAGCTCCTTCAGAACTTCCTTGGGTAGCTCCCTACACCTGATTCGAATGCCGCTTTCGATGAATAACCTTACCAACTGTCTGTCCCTCATGTGCAGTCGAAAATAACTGCAACATGTCTATAATAGGATCAAGTTGGTTGCAAGGTATTTTTACCGCGTCACGTGCGCGTCAAAGGTGGGTTAGTTACTAACTGCGCGGCGCGTGCGCCTAACTTCGTTGAGGATGCTATTCAGCTTCTTTTCTTGTGAGGATTGTAGCTCCTCGCCAATCTTCTGGATCTGCTCCTTCTGTTTCAACACAATTTCGCGGTGCTTGTACTCAACTTCCCGCTTCACCTGCTCCACCATCATCTTGCGGTTTGCTTGCGCCTCACTCTTCGTTTCCAGAGTAGCGCGCTCTCCGCTCGTCAGGTGAATGGTCTGGTCACCGATGTGGGTCTTGAACTCAAAGTGATGCTTCCAGTAGAACGCTAGAATCGCCGACACGCTTACCAACAACGACCCCAGTAACAGGAAGGCGAACTTCATGAAGGTGCCCTTTGCTAATACGACAGGCATAGGCACCATGACTTCATCCTCTTCCTTCTTCACTATAGGGGTGTGCGGCACCGAGTCGTCCGGGCTTACCATTGGGTAGGCTGTGCCTGACGGCCGCCTCGGAGCCTCGGGGTTAGGTTTCTTGTTGTTGCTATCGTCGCTCCCTCCACCACCTCCTGCGCCACCACCAGGGGCCATCATCATTCCATGAATCGTCATCTATCTGGTCCTATCTATGGCGGCGCAGATGCCACCTGCTACGATGTTTCCTGCGATGAACGAGACGTAGTTCCAGGCGGGGTGTGGGCACTTCTTGGAGTCAAGTGCCTTGCGGTAGATCTCTCGTTGGCGTTCACGGTCCAGTGTACAGGCCTGGTACTTCGCCTGCTCCTTGATCACCTTCACCGCACAAATCGCGTCGGCCGACTTCTTCTCGGCCGCGTGCCCCCTCTTGAGCTTTTCGATCGTAGCCGCTTGCTCCTTCAGCTTTTTCTCGTAGCCGGTAATGATACGAGCTAAGGCGGCGTCGGTGAGGAGCACCCCAGCGAAGGGGGCCTTCTTACCCTTCTGCAGGCGGGCCTTCTCCGTCGGGGTCGGTGTCTTCGTCTTCGGCTGGGCGAACGCCGAGGAGGCTATCAAGCTTAGCATCAAGGGCAGCAGTATCCGTCGCCAACCTCTTGTACTCATCTTTCGCCTCCTCGTTGATTTGATTCATTACCTGATTATACCACGAATCGATCCGCCTCTTCTCCTCGGCAAGGGCCTTTAGCTCCTCGGTAACGGCCTCCTTCGCTTTGCGTTCGGCCTCGAGTTCATCGCGGAGCCTCTGGGCCTCTGACTCCTTCAGGGCAGCGGTATTAGCGCCGCCTTTCGACCTAAAGAGGAGCCAGAGGATGAGCACCACAACCAGGGCGCCCCCTAGCCCAATGAGGAACCATCCCCACCCCGGCATCACCCACCTCCGCCGTTAGGCGTTGGCTCCTTCCCGAAGATGCCCCTCTTGAAGAGGTCGTTGAGGTACGCTGCCGCAGGCCCGCTGAGTAAAACGTTCACCGCCGCTCCCCACGATAGGTCACCCTGTAGCTTCGCCAGGACCATGGCGGCGATCGATAATACGCATACGATGACGTACAACCACCTGCGGTGCATGCCCTTGAGGAAGTCCAACGTCTTCCTCCCCACTTTCAGCAGGAACAAGAGGAGCCAAATCACACCGGCCGACATAGCGAACCACCTCTTTGCCTTCGCTAACTCCACCACCTCCTTTCCTTTGTCCAGGGCGGCACTACCATCCTTCGGCACGTCTGTCGGCATCGTCGGGTCAGCAGGCTGCGCGGTTGGGGTGGTGTCTACTTTGGCAGGTACTGTGACCTTCGCGTCAGTCTGGGGCAGCCCCGCATCCAGAGCAGCGTTCACCTGTCCCGCTATCAACAGCAAGGACAGGCAGCCTACTAGCAATAGGGCTTTGCGGTGCATGTGCATGAAACTCTCCCTTTCTCTCGTTGTATCTCGTACTCTATCACGTCCAGCTAGGGGCGTCAGCTATGTTGCGCGTGGCAAGGACACCGAGCTTGATGGATCAGCCTCCACTGCGGTTACCGTACCAACGGCCAGGTCGGCCAGGTCCAGTTTATACCTGGTGTTGCAGGTGGGGCACTTCACACCGTGCAGGTAACCACTCCTGCTACCCTGCACAACCCGCTCGGTCTCCGCGTCTAGCGTCAACTCAAAGGTGTGCCCTGTGCACTGAATCTCGAACGTTGCCATCACTTCCTCCTATGGGTGCTGCTGGTTGTGGCTAGTACCAAAGCGTCCGTACAAAACCTCCTTGTCCCACACCTCCCAGTAGTCCAGCACCATGGACTTTTCCACTGCCACTCCTACGGTTATGGCGTAAGCACTGAGGCCCATCGCACCAACAGCCCCACCCATGCTGGCAATGCTGGCATACTCGCTGCCGCTACGGTTGGCCCCGTTGTCCTTACTTGCGATAACGAAGGTCGCCGAGATGGGGGATATAGATATCCCAAACCACTGGTACTCCCCTACGTCAAACCCACAAATCGCGCTAGTCATATACTGCGACGTGCCCTCCTCCCATACGCCGTACCAGTTGCCATCGTCGTTCATCAAGAAGAAGAATCGCCGGGTATCGGCGGGTGATCCTCCCCTGTACTGGAAGAACCCATGGGCGTACTTTACATCGGCGCTATCCATCAACTTCACACGTGACCTGTAAGACCAGCGGAAGTCGTAGTTGGTGTCAAGGTTATAGGAGACACAGGACTGGTACAACTCGGCGGAGGCGCCAGCCACTGCCGGCGTTGCGATCTCGACACAACCGTGACCGTACCCCGCACCATCTCGGATATCGGGCACGGTGAGAGCACCTACACCGCCACTCGACGCGAAAAGATACGGGCCGAGACTAGTCAAGGATCCCGATACGTCATGCGGGTACTCTAGGAAGTCATCCCTGAAGTTGTGCCCCCTACACACTCCGCCACTCGTATCTATAGCGAAAGACGGCCAGGTATGTAGGGTGGGGACGTTCTCGGGCCATCCATAATCCATTACGAAACCAAAGGTGGGGTCTCGGTCATCATAAGCGCTGCCGCTGTTGTAAATACGGAGACCGTCCCTAGCGTAATAACTCTCTTCCCCAGTTGCGCCCGAGGCCAGACCACCATTAATCAACACACTCCGCTTAAAGATAATAGGCCACTCGAGGTCTTGCCCTACCGCATCGGGATCGATCACGATGAGTTCTCTTGGCCGGATGTCATCAGGGTAGGTTGACGGACTGCTATGCCCATGGTCATAAACAATAATTGTCCCGCCTTTTTCCGGTAGGACGCGCATTGTACGATCATTCTTTTGACCATCACGTAGGGTGAACAGGAAGCCAGTCCAATAATCAAGTACCCCACTTCCTACAAGGGAGTTAGGTACAGAGTTTGTAACAACGAGTGCCGGGTGTAAAATAGTCGCTTGCCCAGTTGTTGCCGTAAAGAAGAAGGCGTTCCCATCAAGGTCCCTTACACCAATAACACTAGATGAGGCAACACTATTAATTAAGTACAAACCATCGTCAGATGAATCGTCAGCACTACTTATTAACAACAAGTGTATATTCGGATTAACTCTAAGGCCAAGGTCCTCAAGATCAATACCACCGCGTGTAAATACAACGGAGGATCCGCTAAAGATCACTGGCTCCAATTCCTGTAGTGCAGACCCGTCTCTCAATGGTTCAAGTACTGCAATAGGGATAGTGGTCTCATCCTCCATTATCATCTGGAGCATAAACTGTGAATCTTCAGTGCTACCATCCCTTGTTAATCTTAACTGGCCTCTCATGTTATCGCCAGACGCCCCGCTAGTAGTTCTAAGTTCTACCGCGCCACCGTCCACCCAGATCCTACGGCCGGAGCCACTGCCGGTCGCACCGTCGTAAGCGCGGTCTAGGGTGTTGATGAAGATCGGGATCTGGTCCGAGAGATTGAAGGTCGGCACCCCACCCGTGCTGTTCATGATACCGATGAAAGCATAGTCGCTGTCGGTTCGCAGGTCGGTGTTCTTCCTCCACGTGGCACCCTCGATCGCCACCTTGTAGTCGACTGCGGTCGTGCTAGGCGGGTTCACGCTGGTGTCCTGGCCGAGCGGGCCGTTCGCGCCGCTGTAGGGGATGTCGACGTAGTTGTTGCCGCCGGCGTAGCCAGAGGTCCCCTCGAAGTAAGCGACCGCCTCCGTGTGGCTCACCGGATCGACCAACCACACCCTGATCGTCCGCCCGCTGTGATCAACTCCGCTCTCCGTGATGGAGTTGATAATGAGGCGAATATAGGTGGTGTTGTCGGTCACCGAGTCGGGGTAATCAACCTCGCCGTAGGTCTGTTTGAGGGATGGGTACTCCGGGTCCCCTGACCGCGGGTTGGTCTCGATACCGTCAGGCATTTCCATGAACTTGATGCCAACGTAGTACGGTGAGCTACCGTCATCCTCCCACTGGATGCCTTCGGTGATACTGCTGCCGGTGATCTGGGACAGGTCAATGATCTGCCCCGTCCCTACCACCACTCGGCTCGCGTTCGTCAGGTCCAGCTTGAAGATGTTGTTAGCCCCGTCGACCAGGAGCCCGATCTCTTCGTCATCCAGGACGCCCGCTGTCCCCTGGAAGATAGCCGACACCACCTCGTCCAACTCGTCCGACAAGAAGTCGAGGAAGTTGGTCTTGATGGCGGTGAGGCTAAACAGCCTCTTTTCGTAGATATTGATCTTGCGGTCGTTCGTTGGCATCGTTCGCTCCTACTATGGCAGTGGTCCAACCCGATCACCTTCTGATGGTAGCACGTTTGCTTCGATGAGTCGGCACCTACTGAGATCGGTTCCGAGGGTCGTGCCGCCGCCTCTTACCCCCACAGAACCTTCGTTACTATAGGGGGAAGCGACGTACTGGTTGATGTACTCCTCCCCATCCACCGCCACCTTGATGCGGACCCCCGTACTCTCATGAAGAGCGGTGACCCTGATCACGTCTGGCACCTGCTCCTTGACGAACGGTACCGGGTGAGAGAAGGAGACGCCGGCGACGTTAAACTCTCCGAGGTGGAGGGTCTTGGTGGAGTAGTCGATCCCAACATACCACCCCTCCGTCGCGCCGCTGTTCACCCAGAAGTGCATCCTGGGATAACAGTCGGCCGTGTCGACGTACCACTTGCTGGAGGCGATCATGTCCTCCCACTCGTAGGCCCGGGTCTTATCGAAGAGCACCCACGCATCGGTGTCGAGTAGCAGATCGCCACCAGGAGAGGGGACAGAAGGCTCCGCGCCGGCGCCATAGTTCCCGATGATCCACTGGTCGAGATCACCTGCAGTCAGGAACTCATCCAGCAGGTCTACGTACACGACGTCGATTCGCTCGCTGAAGGGCTTCTGGGTATCACCACCCATCAGGAACCGCAGGAGGTCGCGGTTGAGTATGCCTTGCAGCTTACCCCTTGAGGTAGCGTTGGCCCCGCTCGCTGCCCGGATCACTTCGTCGTCCTGGAACCTGCGGAAGAGATGGCGCAGGGACATCAACCCGAGGCCGCCCTCATACTGGTTCGCGGTGATCACACCGTGCGCGCCTGATGTCATGCCGTGCACCTGATCGCCAACCGAGAAGGTGGGGTTCCCAGGATCGAGGTTGTCGTAGTAGAGATCTCCCTCTCCCTCATCAACGATTCTGACCTCCGACACGAAGTCGTCCATATACCCCATCAACTCCCAGTTGATGTACCCCATATGTACACTGTTGAAGGAACCCTTAATGGTGCCGGTCGCCGCCGGCGGGTTCAACGAATCGATCTCGTAGATAGCCTCGTTGTTCGGATCGATGGAGTCGTAGGTGAACACCAGGAACGAGAAGTCGTCAGGGTTGATGAAACCTCCACCAGGGAGGTCGACGATCATGAAGGTGTTGGCCGTCGTGATGAGAGCCTGCGCGCCTATGTACTTCTTGGCCGGGAAGTCCAGGACGTTGGGGTCGAGCCCGGCAAGCTCCTCCGTCAAGCACGTCTCGCTCTCCTGCATCCTGAAGTCGTGGTACCCGCGCACCCGGTAATTGTTGCCGGTGATCATCTTGATGGCTAGATCGATCACCCCGTACTCGGAGGGCTTCTCGTTCCAGTAGGTGATCGCGTTCTCCATCATGCGCCGCATCTCCTCTTCGTTGGCATCGAAGGGGAGGTCGGACGTGAAGCCTACCAGTGGTAGCTGGTAGGGGAGCCACTTCTTGTCTATCTCGTCAGGCTTGAACAGGGTGGGGAGGTCGGTGCAGCGATCGTAGATGAGGTCCTCCCATACCCTGTCGATGAGGTAACAGACCTTCTCAAGGATGCCGCCTTCTGGGAGAATCATCACTTCCTCCTAATAGCTTATCGTACTCCGATAAGCTAACTCTCGTCGAACTTGCGGATGGACCTCAGTAGCATCTGATACACCCGCGTCCTGAAGGGTTTGTTCACGGCTGCGAACTGCCACGTAGTGTCCATCAGGTTTCCTTCGTAGTCACGGGCTACAGCCCTCACGTTGACCACCTCGCCGTCGTACCACTGGTACTCCCTGTCCGGATAGAACACCAGATCGAAACCGAGGTTCAGAGTGTTCGCAACGATCGTCCCGCGCCATCCAGTCGGCCGCTCTCCCGTGGACCCGCGGTACACCATCAGGCCCCTCACGTAAATCACGATCGTGTCGGGGGCTACCCCAGTCACGTCGTCAGCGATCGTGAAGGAGAGCGGGTCATCCTTCTCCGCGGTGCTCGAGTTCGGCACAGGCAGGGCATCAATGATCCACGGCGGATTGGGATCAGAGGATCCTGTCTCAAACGTATACTCGTAGCAGGTGAAGGTGTTGGTGTAGTCGTATAGCTCCACCTTCACTGTGATCAACTGATTGGGGGTGAGCCCTCCCGGAGGCGGCGTGAAGGCGTAGTCAAAGCCGTATTCATCATTCGTAGGCTTCGATACCCCCCAACCACCCTGCGCCGCACCGTTCTGGTAGATGACCGCAAACCCGCTCCCCTGGTCCACGTAGATCTTCAACTGGCTGTCGTAGACACCTACACCCTCGGTGTCCGGGTGAGGCATCGTCGATCCCGCCGCGTCAACACCGTACTCGGTTTCGGGGACGACATCACCGATAGGAATGCCGACAACCACCGTCACGGGGTCTACGTCGATCTCACTAGGGGCCGGGTTGAGGTTCGCTGTCTTTACATATGGTGTGGTGTTGACCTTCTCCGCCTTGCTGATAGAGAAGGACACCGGATCAGCAACCGCCTCTGACCACAGTGGGACGCTACCCTGCCGATCGAGATCCGCTACCAGCAACCTCTCAGCGGTCGTAGGCTCGACGTACTCTGACCACAGTGGGACGCTACCCTGCCGATCGGCATTGAGTACCTCGTATTCGGCTGTTTTCCCCGTCCAGGTCATGAGCTAGTCCTAGTGCTGAGGTGTTACTTCCGGCCACTCGAAGGCGAGACCGTCCTGCACGTGCAAGAAGTCCTGGGCTCCAGAGGATGCTTCATCGAAGGTCGTCCGTGCGCCCACCTGCTCCCGCACCGAATACAGTCCCGAGAGCTTGCCCACTATGCTGTAGTGGTTGTCCTCGTTCGCAGGATCGGCCACGACGTAGGTACCGGCGATCACGTCCTCCTGATCGAAGCCCGCGGCGTTCGTCCGCCTCGCGTTGACCTCCCTGGAGCCCCACTGCGTGAGCGAGTCCCCATATTCGTAGTAGGAAAGATCGACCATGTAGAGTTCCACCTGGTCAGTCACCCGGTCCCACCACATGTACCCGTGACCCAGCCGGTTGTCGTTGTAGTCCCGGAGGAAGTGGTCGTAGGTCGGTTCAGATGCGCCCAGGTCCTTGCATCCCATCAGCGCCACCTGTTCAGCCGTAGAGAGCCCCGCGTCAGACGGGACGATGTTCGCCACAATGCTGCCGATGTAGGCCCCGTCGGTGTTGTTGTGGGCCATCAGGGTAACGTACTCGCCGGCGTCGTCTCCGAAGGCGTAGAACCACATGTCTCGGCTATCCGGGCAACCGAACTTGATGGGGCCGAGCACCTTACCCGAACCGACAGCCCAGTCACCGTTGGTGGACACCCTGACCTGGACGAACTGATACGAGCCCGCCTCCGGGAGGCCGACGTACTCCACCTCGATCTCCCAGCCGTTGGCGTGCGGCGTCCTGCAGCGGAAGTAGTTACCCTCCATCGTACCCAGGGAACCGCCGGTCATGCCCGAGGTACTGATACCCCCAGACTCGATCGTCTTGTTCCCGTGGGCCCCATCCTTGGTGTTGGTCAGGTTGACCGTCGACCCCGTCCTGTTAGCCGTCAGCCAGTTGTGGCCGTTGTACTCATCCTTGATCATCTCCGCGACTTCGGAGGCATCGTCCCAGTCAGGATCGGGATTGTTATCCACCGTGCGATGCCCCTGGGCCAGGTACGGGTTTGAGCGGTCACCGCCCCCAGAGAACCCGAGATCCTCCCATGCAGTGCTACCCGATTCCTGCACCGTGATGTCATTACCATCCGAGGCAGGCGGGTCGTTGGGCTTACCCCACACGCCGCCGATCTGGGTACGCCAGATGATGTACTTCCCGCCTGTCGTCTCGTAGCCTCTCGAGGTGCCGATGTGGCATACCGTAGATCCAGCGGCCGTGTTGATCTGACTCACGATGGTCGCCAGTGGCAGTGGGCTGCTACCAGTGAAGGTGCAGGACTTGGCTGACCCTGCGACCGTGAAGTTGACCGTCTTCCCCACCAGGCGGTTGTTGACGTTTACGGGGTTGTCGGGGAGCACGCCACCACGCCAGTTGTTGGGCGTGTACGTCCCCGGGTCGGCCCTGCTGAGGATGACCACCTTCGCGTCATTGATCGAGTCACCGTCATCGACACGCACCCAGTCACCGTCCGATACGGTGGTGCCGTCCTTACCAGAGATCGTCCCGGTGGCCGCCGCCGGCGTCGCAGATATCACCCACCAATCAACCCCGGTGGTCTGCACGGGATACTCCGCGGCCCCGCTCCTGAAATCGAGCGTGACTCTCGTGGCGTCGATGAACGCTGTGATCTTATAGATGCCAGCGTTCAACCTGTTTGCATCCGCTACGACCAACCAGTTGTTCACCATACCAGCAGTGAACCCCGATGCCACGGTGTCCCTGAAGTCCTTGTCGGTACCGCTGATGTTGAACTCTCCATCCGTACCGCTCGATACGCTTGTCAGGAAGTCTTCATCGTTAGCACCGTTGGTGTAGTTGGTGAAGCCACATATCCGAACCAGGAACCAGGCCAGACACTTGAGGAAGAACGGTGTGCCTGTCGATTCACCTGAGTTGGTATCCTTCACTTCTCTTAGCCAGCAGGAAGCCACGTTACACCTCTCCGTTTGAAAAGCCAGGCCAGTTGACGACAATCCCGTCGTGCACCATCATGCGGTTCCTCGTGCCCCCTACCGACAGCACCATGAGGGAATGGGACTCGCGGTACTCGTATCTCCAGTCGAGATAAGGATCGGTCGGCAAGGCCCTCATCGTCCAGTGGCCCTTCATCTTGCCCAGTAGGGCGTACTCATTGATTTCGTTCTGCGGGTCTGTGATGAGGTACGTCCCGTCAAACAACTCGAGCTTGTTCCCCAGGCGGCGGTTGTTGTGCACGGGATCGAAGTCGACGTCCACCACAAACGCCTCAGCGTAACCGTAGTAGCTCATGTCCACCATGTGAGCCAACTTCTGCTGATTCGACTTCACATCCCAGTAGCGGGCCATGAGGTACTTCTGGGGTGGGACGTTGGTATCGAAAGCCCGGCCAAAGAAGTCGTACCCGGTACCCACGTAGCCGACATCCGCCGGCCCACAGAACACCGTCTTCTCGATCTCCTCCCGGCCGGCCTCCGTCTCCGTCAACCTGGCCACGATGAAACCATCCGGGCTGGGTTCATACTCCGTTAGGCCGCAGTCCTGTTGGGTTCGCCAGAAGTGGAACCACTCACCGTCGTAGTCCGCTTCTATATACATCTTGTTCCACCCACTACCGTTCGCCTCGACATACGAGAACGCCGGGCAGTCACCGCCGGCGATGCTCCCCAAGATCCTGCTCCACTGACCATCAGGGCTCATCTGGAACTTCACCGCATGGTAGAACCCGCTCGTGTGCTGCACCTGCAAAGCCCACTGGGTGGCGTGCCTTGAGCGCAAGCGTACATAGTCACCGTCAGCAGGGAGGTCCTGGTCCTCACCGATAATCCACCAACTTAGCCCTGACGCTGAGGTTGGGAACTCTATCGGTGACGTGGCGAAGTCAACCTCAATCTGGTTCGCGCTGACTACCTTAGTAATAAGGTATAGACCAGCGTTCCCCGGGTTGCTGTTGTCAGCTACAAGGAGCCAGCGGTGATAGTCGTCCTGGACGAAGGAGCCTGCCACGCTGTCGGTGAAGGTCCAGTCAGAGTTGGTGAGCGCGCCATCGGAGCCCGACTTTACGGCATCGGTGAAACTGCCACCCCCCGACCAGTTCTCTGACTGGAAAGTGAAACCCAACACGTGTTGCATAAAACACGCGATGGCCTTCGCCGGCCACCCCTGTTTCGACGCGGCGTTGAGGCGTACAACACTGAAGGACAACCTTCTCATCCAACGACTAGCCATGATTAACCTCCACCTGCGGAATCCCAGGATGTGTAAATGAACCAGTTACGCGCACCATTCCAGGGAAACAGGAGACCCCCCGCCATGTGCGCCCACCAATCCGATCCCACCTTGAAGAGTGCGAAGTGCTGCGTGTGATGGTTGGTGTAGTAGACATCCCGCAGCGTACCTCGGTACTCCATGTGACCACTAGTCCGGGACTCCAGGACAAGCTTCGCACGGTACTGCTTCCCGCTGTACTGGCTCCACCTGCGCCGGTGGTTGGCCATCCAGTTCCAGGCATCGGTGTTGGTAGGTACCACTGGTGCGTTGAGGTAGTAGACCAACGTGGTGGTCTCATCGTAGGAGAGCCCCGCGACACCATATGCCCAAGTGTTGTCGCTATGTTGCCACGGGCCGATCGGGTCGTACCACTCGTAGCGGAACCTGCCGGCGCCCACTACCACTGGCTTCGGATCTCTGTCGGGGTAATAGGTATCGATCTCGCCGGCGAGGGTATAGTACCAGTGCAGGTATCCGTATCCGGGCATCGTCCAGCCTCGGTGCACCACCCGCAGATTGTACTCATCAGCCTCGGCCCAGCAAACCACTCGCGACT